GTGTGCTCGCAAAATGTACGGGTTCCAAGGGTCTTTTTTGGGCACAAAGGAGCCCCGGCTCGCATGCAATGGCAGAGGCGCACCGGGGCGTTCTTGTTCAGTCTAGCACGGTCTCCCCATGATGATATCCACCGAGGTGCCGCATCCCGAGCAGGTGGTGTAGAAGGTCACGCCCCCTCGCTCGATCTTCCCGGCGATCGGCCCGTACCAGCGCTCCTTGCCGATGCGGGCCTGTTCGTACAGGTCCCGTGGCGTGAGGTCGTCGAGGCAGCATCCAGCGTCCTTCGATTGCCAGTCGGTCAAGTTTTTCCCGCACCATGGGCAGTACGCTTGGTACACCACATCATCAAACATCCCCATCGGTCACGCCCCCTGTCCGTAGTGCTTCGAACCAGTCCCAGTCCACTCGCTTCCAGGGCACCGAATCGAACTCCTTGGTGCCGAAGTTGTACTGATCATTCGGCAGGGCCCAGACAAAGTCGGAGTAGTCGGAGAAGGGGTCCTCCTCGGGGAACCACTCCTCCTCGTGCACATCCAACCAATCGTCGGAGAGTCGCCCGATAAACTCGAGCTCACTGAGCAGCCCCTCGTCCCCGTACAGCCACGACGGCCGGACAAGCTGCACCTGGTACCCTGTGGGGTCGTCCATCTGGTAGAAGTTGTCCGGAGCCACGATATGCAGAACGACGCGACCGATCCCTGGGCCTCCACGGTAGACCACGTCGTCCAGGCCGACCATGGTGTAGTCGCGAGCTAGGGAATCTTCGTACGCTTCCCGGTGGGTGATCATCCTATAGTTTCCATGCCTACCCATCGTACGTTCCCTCCTTCCACGGACGCTTGCCGTCCTCGAGCCCCCGCAGGTATGCACGACGGCCGACCTCATTGAACGCGGGAGGTTCGTATCCGTTGGACTCGAGCTCCTTGACCTGGTCGTAGGTCAACATCGCCCGGAATGTCCTCTCCACGACCCCGGACAGGATTCGGATCTTCCCCTGCTCCTCGAGACCCTTAGCGGCCCGGCGAGTTGTGGCGTTGCTACTGAACGTCCACAGTTCCTCACCGAGCCGCCATCGAGCCCACAAGGTGTCCATCATCAGCTCTTGCGATGGTGTCACAGATTGTCCCATTTCTCGCTCGGCCAGGAGATCCCGTGAGCTCGATGCTCCTGGAAGTGTCCTTCCGGTAACCAGCATCGGTGGATGAAGTAAGGGTAGATTGCCTCGGCACCCTCTCCGTCCTGGGTGTGAACCATAGCCCAACCCGGACACGTGTCACTCGGGGAGGTCGTCATACCAGTCGACCACCCGTCGCACCCCATAGTAAGCGGCGATGAGAACCAGAGCTCCCACGCTGGCCCACCCGACGATCAAAGCGAAGGTGATGATGTTTCCAATGATGAGTACTCCCGTGCTCACCCCTTCGGTGTCGGGGTACGCCTCGTAGAATGTGGAGAACGCCAGCCAAGTCAGGAGGATGAGGAACAGTGGCCACGCGACCAGGCCAAGGGCCCGGGCCTTCTTCCGCGTCATTCCCACTCCCCCTGCCATCCGGGGTTCAGGACCGTGTCGACGTAGTCCGCATACGATCGGCCGTGCCGCCAGTATCCGGAGTCCTTCTCCCGGCCCTGGCTCGCGAAGTAGACCTTCTCGTCGTACAAGTCCACGATGATGATGTTGTGTTCGTTGTCGCAGATACGCGTGCTGAGACCGCCCCCCGTGGCCGAGTTGACCAGGTCGGCGAACACGTACTGCGTGACGATCCGTGCCAGGTACTCAGGGTCGTCCCACCGATCTCGAGCCGGGGCGGAATCGAGGGCATGCCCCAACGTCTCCGGCCACAGATCCCCGCGCCAGTGCGTGTACAGGTATATGCCTCCCAGCACCTTCCCGGTCCCCCGGTCGATGTTGTCCACCAGGTAGATGTTCGCTCGATCACCCATATGCGCTCCAATCCTTGATGAGTTCTGCCGCGTGTGCGTACGCGTCAGCCTTCCCTTGCCAGTATTCTTTATCCCCGAACCCCGTGAAGTAGGTCACCTCACCAAGAGCCTCGATTTGCTGCTCCAGCATCTTGTTGACGAGGTTTGCTCTGATACCTGGAGGTAGCAGCGGATCAGTCACTCGATGACCACCAGCTCATCGGTCTCGAACGCCTTCAGCAGGTCCCAGGCGATCAGGTGGAACCGGTCCTTGTCACCGTGGACCTCGGTGAGCTCATCCAGGTAGTCCTCGGGTACGGTCCCGCCGATTCGCTGCAGGGCGATCAGGTCGTAGATCCGATCTCCCCACTCGTCCTTGTCGTTGAACTCAAAGCGGATATCGATATGTGCCATCTTGTATTCCCCTCTCGATGTCTTGCTTACATGGTCCGCAGTACACGATGTAGTTGTACGGATCCATCGCCACCATGTCTGCTTCGGAGGACGATAGCACCCGGACCACCTGACCGCAATCCTGGCAGTCGAGGGTCCTTGTGAACCGGTCAGCAGGCCTTCTCACTCACCCAGTCCTTCCAGGTGGATCTTCTTCCCGTTCACGATGCATACCGTCTCGCCGTGCTCGTAGGCCGAGATCCCTCCGGCCGACCGGCACTCGCGCTCGAAGCGTAGTGCCTCCTCTCGCCATGACATGCATGACCACACAACGGTAGCCATCAGTCCGATGAGGAGGATCCACACCAGAAGCCGACTCGTGTCGGCGTTGGTCTTGTTCAGTCCCATAGTCGTATCAACCACTTCGTGAGCAACTCGGCATACCTGCCGGTGTCTCTGTCCGCCCACCCAATGTCTGTCGCGCCGTACTCTCCGGCGATCCTGCCGAGCTCCGCTAGCTCAGCTCGCTCTCCTTCGGTGTACTCTGTAGTTCCGCTAACCAGCATGTGGTTGCACGCAGCAGCCACAGCGTCGGCGATGATCGTGTCCGCGTTCCACCACCAGAGGTAGCCTTCGACGTTGTACTTCTCGGCCGCGTACTCGTTGAGGTATCGATCTATCACGTATCGTCTCCGTAGAACTTCTCGCGGTGACTGAGGTAGATCGAGTGGAACAGGTCTCCGAGCACCGTCGTCCCGTCGAAGTCGTAGTGGACCTCTGCGGCGTTGTCCCAGCTGTCATAGTTGGTCGCCGCGCCCTCCTTGTGGAACACTACGACCAGCCTGGGGCCGATCCGTTCGTTCCACAGCATGAACATCCGGTCGTAGCGGAGGTAGATTGCCTTGTCGCAGCTGTGTCTGATAGCCTCTTCTGCGAAGCGAACGATCTCGTCCAGCTTGTCTTCTATGAGTGTCATCCTGCCCTTCTTCCTTGACTTCCTGGTAGACTCTGTGGTATGAGCCGCTCATTCCCCATCTACGAGGGCCTCACCACTGAGGGTGACGCCATCGTAGCATTCTACCCTGCGCTTGGCGAGGGTGGTCAGATCGACCCCACCGACAACAACGTGAAGATCCACGTCGCACCGATGGACGAGGGCCTGCACGTGGCCTCCGACGACTGCTGGTGTGTGCCGACGATCAAGCTCGAGCCTGCTGCGCCCGAGGGTGTGGTCTGCTGGATCCTCCGCCATGGTAAGGCTAAGGATCACGGCCCCCTGGATCGATTGTGACTTGGGGAGAGAGTCTATCCCCTGAGTGGCGCAGGAACAAGCCCCTGGTCCTGGCTCGTGACAACTACAGTTGCCAACTCAAGTGGTCCCAGTGTACTGTCCGTGCCACGGAAGTAGACCACATCATCAACAGGGACGCCTGGCCGCACGACAAGCCCGGGCGTGACTCGATGGACAACGGACAGGCGGTGTGTCACAGATGCCATGTAATGAAGACATCACGGGAGCAGCAGAAGAAGCGCAGGGAGAACAAGGCGAAGGCTCAGCACCCGTGGGCGAATCTGAAGCATCCTGGGATGAGGTAAAGTCCCTCCAGGAGGCGCTTGAAGATCTCCGTATCGAGACGCTGCAAGCCGACGGCACCTACTCCTTTGACGAGGAAGCCACCGAGAGAATGAAGCGGAACGCCCGTGCCAACCCCGAGAAGTACCAGTGGCTTGTTGAGAACGACTGCAGTATCTGGACTGTGTTGTGAGGGCCCTAGAGATCGGATCCTCGGCCGCGAGGTACCGCATCCCAACGTGGCGCGAACCGAAGGACATCGACTACTGGTGTGACGAGGACTTGCCCTCGGGGGTCAAGTCGCTGATCAGGTTCGATACTTTCTGGCACCCAAGACTGGCGGATCTCCTTGAGGACAACGTGGTTCGCACGGCGACCCTCGACGAGCTCTACACGATCAAGTTCAGCCATGCCTACTGGGAGCTGCGCAACGGTTCCTGGGAGAAGCACATGGCCGACCTCCTCTCCATGAGAGACCATGGCGCACAACTGATCCCGGAGTGGCATGACCACCTGTACAGGGTGTGGGAGGATGTCCACGGCAAGAAGGTGGTCGACCTCACCCAGGAAGCCGAGGAGTTCTTCACCGATGCTGTGAAGCGAATCTATGTACATGATTCGATCCACGACTCTGTGGCATACCATGACCGGCCGATCTACGAGGAATGCCTCAAGGACGGCAAGTCGGTCCAAATGGACATGGAGAAGGTGTGGGCCATGCCGTTCGAGCGTCAGGTGCAGATGTTCCGCGAGGAGATCTACGTGACAGCCCTTGAGCGGCTTGTGATTCCGAGTGATTACAAGTGCTCACCCGGCCGCGCATACCGCTGGGCCCTTCGCCGAACCATCACCAGCCTTACCAAGGGGCGGAGTGCAAAGTTCCTTGTCGAGAACTTTGACATCTTCGCCAGAGCTGATGTAGACTACGTCGGTATCCATTTGGCGAACACCGACAAGTTAGTGAGGTTGTAATGGGAGCGTTAGCACCGGAGCAGGTCGACGAAGCGGTACTGAAATGGTATCGGAATCTGGTCGACGAGGCCGACAAGAAGTACAACCGTCAACCCCGGCATGTCGACCTGGAGGATGCGTGGAGTTGCCTCAGCTACCAGACAAACCCGGTCGAAATCGAGGGCCTGGGGGAGGTCTGTGTCGAGGAGGACTTCGACGAAGAGTTCCACACGAATCGATACCTCGTGGTACGGGTCGGGTCGTCTCTTCACTACAAGCGCTGCGGATGGCGTGCGTCACATGACGGATCCTATCTCGACGGACCCACGGTCCAAGTCCGACCCCTGACCAAGACAGTAACCTACTGGGAGACAAACAAGTGACCTACACAGCAGCAGACCTCGACTCGTTTGTCGAGGATCGGTACAGCACCGACGACTGGTCGGAGTTCCGGGAGGACGCCGACAACACGCGCGAGGTCGTCAAGAACCCGGACGTCATCCCCCCGGACCACATCGTGGATGAAGACGGGTGGCTTCGCGGCCCGGAGGAAGAGACCAGCTACGGACGCCCCTACCGTCCGATCGTCTACCGCGATCTTGAGCACCCGGGTGTGGCGGTTCCCGGCATCGGCCAGGTGACCATGGAGGAAGCTCACGGTGGCGAGGGTCAGGGTGACGAGTACTGGGCCGTCTTCAAGGTCGCAGGCTTCGACGGCAGTGTTCGCTACTTCAAGCGTGACGGCTGGTACGCATCCTACGAAGGCGGATCACTCGACGGCCCCACCCTCGAGGTGGCCCCCGGCGAGAAGGTCATCCGGGTCTGGAACGGGATCAGCTAGCCTCTTGCACTCCTCCTGGTGTATCAGGTATACTAGGAGGCGTGAGAGGGACTACAATCCCATTCCATGGGCCGGTGAAGGCTAGTCCCTCTCACTACAACTGAATAGCCCGTGTGGAACATCATCCAACTACAAGTCCGGCATGATGCTCGCGCCACACACGGGCACAATCCTCGACATCAGGCGGCGTCTCGACGGTTTTCGCGAGCCGGGACACGGAGACGGTAGGTTCAATTCCTACTCGAGGAGCTCGGGCTATCTGGAAAAGCTGGCTGGGGGGTGTTGTCCGCCCAGCAGCAGTCGACGGACACCAGATAGACCAGGCGGTGACCGAGTGTGTGTGTACTGGTCTGCACACAAGGTGATCTCGGCGAGTGGTAAGGAGTGCGCCCCTGGCAATGGTGGAGCTCCGAGAAGGTCCTAGCGGATCGGAAACTCTTGCGGCTTAGCGGCCTAACGAGATGCTCAGCTCGTGAGACGGTGGATCCAAATTGACGATTAGGACCACCACCCCTCATGCCCTGTCGGAGGACTTATCATCCTCCCCGCCACCTAAAATTGTTGCCGGTCCGTCTCGCCAAGGAGACGGCCACTCCGAGGGGGACCGGTAACTTCAAACGTAGGCTGACCCCATGTGAAAACCCGCCAGTGCCGTGGGGTCAGCCTACCACCAACGGCGTGTAGCTCAGTTAGGTAAGAGCGCCCGGTTGAAACCCGGGAGGTTCGTAGGTTCGATCCCTACCGCGTCGGCAATGTGCCTGGGTTGAAATACTACTCAGGAGGGCCCCGTCGAAAGGGCATGGGTTCGATTCCCAACACAGAGCCCGAAAGGGTGCCAGGACTTCCGGGGTTCTGGTCCATTCCGGAGTAGCTTAATTGGCAGAGCTCCAGGTTGTTACCCTGATGTAGATATAGGTTCAAGTCCTATCTCCGGAGCGCAGTACAACAATAGGATCTAGCTCAACTGGTAGAGCGGTGGTCTCCAAAGCCACTGGTAGGGGTTCAAGTCCTCTGGTCCTAGCATGCTTCCGTAGCTCAGCGGTTTAGAGCAGCTGATTCTTAATCAGCGGGTCGAAGGTTCAAATCCTTCCGGGGGCACGATGTTCGGCCAGCGCATCCCACCACCACTGGCCGAGCACACAACCTTCCGTAGCTTAGTGGTTAAAGCACTCGCCTGTCGAGCGAGGGGACGCGCGTTCGAATTGCGTCGGAGGGACGAGCAGGTTCGCCACCGAACTACCTGCCTAAACAAAACCAGCCGTGTGCGCGCGCACTATGCAAGGGGGAAGCCCCGCTGGCACTCGAGTTCGTCGGGACATTGCCTGAGCTAGCTACTCAGCCGACCACCGGGCTCTCGAGTGAAGGGTGGCTCCATCGGGTGACCTCATGGCGAGGACTCTGGCTGTAACCCAGACGCGTTTACGCACAGGGAGTTCGATTCTCTCCGCCCGAACAAACCCCGGAGGCAAGTGACAGCCTCTTCTGCCTCTGCAGATCTGATCGAATCTGTATGCGGACACAGAACCTAGGCTGTGGGGGCTTTTTGGAGAGTATGCCCACGGTGGGCGCGCGGTGTCGAATACCGCTATACGGTAAACATTCCGGGGGTTCAACTCCTCTGCTCTCCGCCAAGGCGAGATATCCAGACTGGGTCTGGTCCCCGTTGCTAGCGGGAGGGCACCTACGGGTGTGGGATTCGATTTCTCATCTCGCCGCGTGACTCCCAACATCGGCGTGGCTATCACGCACAAGGACCGGCCGCGCACCATGATGACCAATTACGTCAAGTGGTCTCTGGAAACCCCTGATGACGCACCCATCGTGGTAGTCGACGACGGTTCTGAGTACTGGGATGAGAAGTGGCCAGGACCTAAGCCGGACTTCATCAGCCCTAAGTCACCTAAGCAGTCTCGCGGTGTCGCTCGAGCCAAGAACATCTGTCTTGAGATTCTCATGGACCTCGACGTTGAGCACCTGTTCCTCGTGGATGACGACTGCTATCCAATCACCCCATACTGGTGGCACCCGTACGTAGAGTCGCCCCACCCGCACCTACAGGCCATCTTCCCGAAGCCGGGAGGCACGAGCGTCAAGAAGCTGGTCCCGGCGCGCCTGGATGAGAACCACATCTCCTACGACGGCGGACGCGGGTACTTCCTCTACTTTCATCGATCGGCAATCGAGAAGGTCGGCGGTTTCGACCCGACTTTCTCTCCCGGTGGCTGGGAGCATGTCAACATGTCCGATCGGATCTTCACTTCCGGACTCACCCCGAGTCGGTTCATCGACGTCTCCACGAAAACCATCCAGGCTATGGATGAGGTGCGTTCGATTGAGTCTTCAATAGGACCGCGCTCACGAGCGGACAGGGCCCGTGCGCGGGGGTATCGTTTGAAGATGATGGATGTACCGTACTACGTCGACTATAGGAGCGCTCAGTGATCGAGCTGTCCATTCTGGTGTGCTCTACCCACACCAGGTACAACACGTTCGCTCCCAAGATCCAGGAGCAGCTCTACGGGCAGCTCAACGAGTCCAACCAGGACCGAGTCGAGATCCTGATGCTGACCGACAACAAGCAGATCATGCTCGGCGAGAAGCGGAACATGATGGTCGAGATGGCCCAGGGCGAGTGGGTTGTTTTCGTGGACGACGACGACCGGGTCGCCCCGGACTACATCGATCAGCTCCTCGCAGGCATCACAGAGGCTCGCAAGGCGGACGTCCTCGTAAATGTGATCACCTTTAACGCCTCGGTCTCGATCAACGGCAAGCCTCCGAAGCTATGCCGTTACTCACACCTCTACACCGAAGATCACGATACTGCCGATGAGTACCACCGGCTGCCCAATCACATCTGCTGTGTGCGACGAGACACAGCCCTGAGGGTGCCCTTCCCGAGCATCCCGTACGGCGAGGACTCGGGCTATTCCAAGCAGCTCATCGAGCTCCTCATCCATGGCCTCCACATCGACAAGGTCCTGTACTACTACGACTACAACTCGTCCACCTCCGAGACTCAGCAGCAGAAGCCTGCCAGCCAGCGGAAGAAGCCCAAGGTACGCGAGCAGCCGATCGTCGACGTCGTGTTCTTGTCAAATGCCAAGTCCGAGAGCATGTACCAGATGACCAAGGCGGCAATCCAAACGTGTCGAGACGGCGCTAGGGGTCACCGGGTCAACGTCATCGTGTTGGAGCAGTCGTCCAGGTACTGCACCTACCTACAGGCCGACCGTGTGGTGCGAATGCCAAAAGAGTTCCACTACAACAAGTTTGCCAACAAGGGCGCTCAATTGGGAACTGCCCCTTGGCTTATAATCGCGAACAACGACCTCGTGTTCTCCTCAGGATGGCTGGAGGCTCTCCTCGACGCCACCGCCAATGGTCATACGATCGTGTCTCCACGGTGCCCGGTTCGGCATCCCGTCAACTCCCTAGTGGTCGACCCTGGCTGGGTAAATGGGGTTCACTTCGCGGGGTGGTGCTTCATGATGTCGCGTCGGGTGTACGAACTCATCGGTGGCTTCGATGAGTGCGTGAGCTTCTGGTGCTCCGACGATGTCGTGCTTGAGCAGCTGAAAGAGGCCGCGCAGGGACCGCCTGCACTGGTGGGCAACTCGATCGTAACCCATCTCGGGTCCGAGACGTTGAAGTCGGCCGACAACTACGACGACATGACGTGGGCTCAGGTTCACGCCTTCAATGAACACCACGGTCAGAACAAGTTCTCTGACCACCCCAAGTACACAAGGTGGAAGGCACGAAATGGAATCCGAACCTGACCAAGACACCCCGCCCCCGTTTGACGACGACGGTGTATATGAGCTGTCCAGACTGACCGCGATCCGGCTGATTGGTGCCGACGGTGAGATCTGGTACGAGGTCTACTGGGAGGACTACCGAGGCTTCGAGGAGCCCACATGGGATGAGAAGCAGCTCATCATTGCTCGAGTCCAGCGGAACCTGATGTTCTCTGAGCTCGAGTTCGAAGTGGTGGGCGAAGATGACGACGACGACCAATAGCTTGCCTCTCCTGAATACCGTTCCTACAATATAGACATAGGGCTACCCCCGGACGACGCCCTCGACTCTCGAATCTCACGCATGCAGTCTCAAACCTGCCCGGGGCTAAAAGGAAGTTGACCCACTCGATGAGCGACAGGCTCCGGGAAGTGGTCCTCCTGAGTTGTCCGTCATGGACCTCTCATCACAATCGCGCTCCGCAAGGGAGTCAATCATGCCTCGAAATACAAGCGTGCCTACGGCTCGCTATTTTGTCATGTCTGGGGGTGACCGATGAGTACGCCCGGACCCGCACCCCAGGAAGACCGCGCGCGCCGGAATAAGGATCCCCGGCTGCAGCAGGAGGACTGGACCGCGCTCGATCCGTCTCCCCATGAGGATTGGGACATCCCCGAGATCCCCGATTGGGTTCCGATCACCGACCGCACACAGCAGGTCTACGACTTCCTCATGCGGCTGCCTCAGAGTCGGCTGTGGAACCAGGGCGAGTGGTTCTGGATCTGGATGTCGCTGCCGACGATCGAGAAGTACTTCGAGAAGCCCGGCGGTGAAGGACTCAAGGCCCTGACCGGCGTGCTGAACAGCAATCTCCGACTCACCCAGGACGAGCTCTCCAAGGCCCGCGTCAAGTGGCAGAAGGCTGAGACGAACGAAGTTGACTCGGAATTGGACGAAGAGGCAGCCGCCCTCGTTACTAAGCTCGCCGACCGACGTAGTCGTCTCACGGTAGCACCGCCGCCTGCTTCATCGGAGTAGGCCATGCCTCACGAGGTATTCCACAGCCCCGATGTAGTCATGGACCGGTCGCTGGGGTGGCTTGCGGCCGACTGGATTGAGCGCCAGTGCATTCGCGGCAACGGTCCCATCATCGGTGAGCCGGTTAAGCACCTTGTGGATGACTACGTACGGTTCGTCGTTCTTACCTACGCCATCTCAGAGGAGGGTCGGCTACTCCACACCTCCTCGTTTCTCAGCCGAGCAAAGGGGTGGGCCAAGTCGGAGCTCGCGGCCTTCATCGGCCTGTTTGACGCTCTAGGGCCATCCAGGTTCGATCACTACGCTGAGCCGGGGGAGAAGTACGTCTGCCCCCACGGTACAGGCTACGTGTACTACTACCAGCCCGGCGAACCCGTGGGCAAGCACATGGCGACTCCCATCGTCCAGTGTGTGGCCACCGAAGAGGGGCAGGCGGGTGAGGTCTACTCGACCATCTACCTAAACTGTTCCGAGGGCCCTCTCCGTGTTGCGTTTGATGGCAATGCTGTTGGCCTGACCCGCATCATGATCCCGGGCGGGGGGTTCATCAAGCCCATCTCAGCTAAGGGTGACTCCAAGGACGGCGGTAAGGCCACACTAGTCCTCGCCGACGAGACCCACCTCTGGAAGACCAACGAGCTCCACAACCTGTACAAGACACTCGGTCGAAACCTGCTGAAGCGTCGGCGAGAGGGCACGTTCTTCCTCGAGACCTCGACCATGTTCGGAATCGGCGAGGGGTCGGTTGCTGAGCAGGCCTACGAGGCTGTGAAGACGATCCGAGAGGGCAAGTTCAAGGGCCGCATCTCTCAGCTGTTTGATCACCGCTACGGACAGATTGACGCCGAGGACCTGGACGACCCGGAGAAGGTGCGTGCAGCGCTCACCGAGTCGTACGCGGAGGCTCTTGAGTGGAATGACCTCGAGTCCATGGTCGACTCTGCCATGGACCTCCGACTTGGTGCCGACATCACCTCGACCTTCCGGTACTTCTTCAACGACGCCTGGGGTGCAATCGACTCCTGGCTGGCTTCGTATCAGTGGAGCCAGTGTGGCTCAGAGGGTTACGACGACGACTACATCGAGCCGGAGCCCATCCAGAAGGGCGATGTAATCACCCTCGGGTTCGACGGCTCGAGGAAGCGCGAACGCGGCATCACCGACTCCACGGCACTGATCGCATGCCGGGTGCGCGATGGACTCATCTTCCCGATCGAGATCTGGGAGCAGCCGCTGGGGTGGAACAAGGACTACGGCTGGGAAGCTCCCATGGCTGAGGTCCAGGCGAAGGTGAAGCAGGCCTTCGCAACCTTCCGAGTGGTCGCCTTCTACGCTGACCCCGCGTACTGGGTCGATACCGTCTCCGGATGGGAAGCCAAGTACGGAAGTAGCTTGAAGGTCAAGGCATCTCAGAAGCACCCGTGTGAATACTGGATGACCGGTGGCGTCGCCAAGCGAACCGTCGCCACCATCGACAAGGCTGAGGAAGCGATCCTCAACCGTGAACTAAAGCACTTCGACGACCCCCGACTGACCACCCACGTACTCAATTGTCGCCGTAAGGAAACCACGGCGGGAAGGCAGCTAGGCAAGGAAACACCCAACAGCCCCAAGAAGATTGACGCTGCCATAGCGATGATCCTTGCGTGGCAGGCCCGGCTGGATGCTGTGGCCGCAGGTGTCGCCATACAGAAGAAGCGCGTCGCCTACAGACTTCGCTAGGAGCCCCTATGAATCCGGAATCCAAGCCGGGAACCCCCGAGTTCGTCTTCATCCACCTCATGGAGAAGATGGACGAGGACCTTCCCGAGAACCCGGTTGTCAAGAACCCCAACGCCCCCAAGACCCGACTGGAGCGATTCGACCTCCTCTGGCGATACCTGGAGGGTAACGCACCACTACCTCGAGTGGCCGACGACTACCGCAGCGCCTTCGAGCAGGTGCTCCGCAAGGCTCGAGCCAACTACCAGCTCCTGATCGTCGAGTCCATGGTGGACCGCTCCAAGGTGGGCAACGTGTCCACGGCGGCAGACGCCGACTTCGACGGCGACGAGGCTGCTGCTCAGATCCATGACATGTCGTCGTTCCCCGCGTTCATGTCGGACCTGCAGACCCACCTCTACACCTTCGGGGAGTCCTACGCGCGCATCCTAATGCCCGAGGAACTACTCGGCGAGGGCGAGAGTGAAGCGCCTGTCTACACCGACGGCACCCCGCCCATGTTCGTGGCGGAGGACCCCCGGAACTGTGTGGGGTGGGACAATCCTCGACGGCCGGGGCAGATGCAGGCGTGGGTCAAGATCTGGGATGACGAGCTCTACGACCAGCAGGTCGCGGTGATGTATTGGGACTCACAGCAGTTCATTGCCCGTCGCGAAGAGGGTACCTACACCGACAACTTCGACCCGGAGGAGTGGGAATGGTCGAAGGGCATCCCCGGCGAGAAGCCCAAGACTCCCATGCCGCAGCTGAAGCCGTTTGGCGGTGTCCCAGTTGTCAAGTTCCGCAACAAGATGGACATGGGTGAGTTCGAGCCCCACATCGACATCCTCGACAGGATCATCGACTCCACGCTCCTCATCATGGTCATCGGCTGGTACCAGTCGTTCCGTCAGCGCGCGATCAAGGGCAACCTCGACTCGGGTGAGAACCTGGTAGATGCTGACCAGATCAACTCGATCATCAAGGACGTGCGTGACGGCGAGACCGGCGAGCTCAAGGACCTCTTCCAGGCCGACCCGGGTGCCCTGTGGCTAGTCCCTGGCGATGTAGACTTCTGGGAGTCTCAGGTCACCGATCTCCAGCCGCTGTCTGGCACCCGCAATGACCACATCCGCGAGCTGTCGGCCGTGTCCCGTACCCCCCTGGCCATGTTCGCCCACGACGACGCCAACCAGACGTCCCAGGGCTCGGAGATGCAGCAGAAGTACCACGTGGACAAGATCAAGGATCGCCAGGCTCGCATCACCCCGGGTCTGATTCTGCTCCACCAGATGGCTTTTGCCATGATGGGAGACCTGCAGCGCGCGGTCGGCGTCCAGGTCAAGTGGAGCAATGCTACCCACGTCGCACTCGCAGACAAGGCCTCCGCCACCCAGCAGACCTCGGGTGTCCTGTCCCGCAAGCGCCAGCTCGTCGAGATCTGGGGCTGGGACGCCGCTACCATCAAGCTCAACGAGACCGAGCTCATGCAGGAGGCTCTCATGGCTCAGTCCCTGATGGCCGAGGCCCCCGAGGACAACCCCGACGAGGGTGGCGGAAGCTCGGAGCCATCCGATGACGGAGGTAGTTGATGGCCGACTCCCGGTTCCTCCGGCTCGTTAAGAACTACTCCGCCCAGCGGGGTGCTGTGTCGGATCGTGTTGAGCTCCAGGTGAATAGTGCCTGGGCTCGCACTGACCCATACAACGGTCAGTCGGTGAAGGACTTCGTGGAGCAGGCCTCGCTGTTCATGACTGCCGGTCAGCAGCAGGTGGCCTTCCAGATCGCAGCCGTCCAGCGCACAGCGTTCGACCTCCTCGGCGTCGAGGGTATGGAGGACTACATCCCGAATGTCCCCGACGAGGTTCGACTCTACTCCGATGAGGGATACGAGTTCGCAGATCCCGTTTCTGTCAGGACGGATCTAGGATTCTCTCAGCGACTTCCTGCAGACGAAGTCTTCAACCGACCGGTGCGAAAGTACCGATATCTGCGCTCGGTTGGCAAGTCGCATAGTGAATCGCTTGACGAATCCAATAATCGTGTGAAGATTATTGTAGAGACAAATCTGGCACTGGCTCAGCGAGAAGCTGAGACTCAGATCATCCAGGCGACCAAGAAGCGCGGCAAGGGCGAGAAGGTCACCGGATACCGCCGGATCATTCACCCAGAGCGTTCACGCACAGGAGTCTGCGGCCTGTGCATCGCCGCCGCCGACCGCATCTACCAGGTTGAGCAGCTCAAGGATCTCCACACCTACTGCCAGTGCACTGTGTTGCCTGTCACAGCGGCCAACGATCCGGGGCTCGACCTCAACCAGGAAGACCTCGAGCAGCTGTACGGACCAGACGGCCGGACAGCCAGCGAATACCTGAGGCAGCTCAGCTTCAAGGTCGAACAACACGGCGAGCTCGGACCGATCCTGGTTCCCACGGCGTCCTCCAAGGGCGGTGGGGTAATCACGTTCAACCAGCAGCAAAATGATACCCGGACCCAGACCAGGGCCGCGTAATCTCCGCCTCCGTCACGGGGGCACATCCACAATCCATCCCGACAGGGGAGCAATACTCGCATGAACATCTCGGCTTTTCAACTGCCCGTTCATCCCGTTACCGGCCTTCGGGCCCTTGGCTACACCAGCCGAGGACCGATTTGGCCACAGCTTGGCGGATCGCCTGAAAACGATCCGGAGCCAGGTGGTGGGGATCCGAATAAGGATCCCGATTCCGCACCGCCCGGAGATCCGGAGTCGAAGGAAGTAGATCCGGACCCGGGCAAGGAAACGGAGCCCACGGAAACTTCCAACGGCAAGCCATGGGCGGTGAACAAGAACACCGGAGAGAAGCTCGGCTTCCCAGCCGATACTCCGTCCGCCGATATGAGTCTTGACGAGCAGGTGGCGTACTGGAAGCACAACTCCCGCAAGTGGGAGGCTCGGGCAGGCAAGCCCGCGAACGGCGAAGAGAGCGAAGAGGTTCAGACCCTCCGAGCTAGGGTCGGCGAACTCGAGGGCAAGCTGCGTACCACGGATGAGCAGGCTCAGCACGAGGCAATTGAGTCGGCGCGCACAGAGGGTTACGCAACCGCACGAGCGGAACTGCTTCCCCAGCTTCGCGACTCGCAGCTGCAGACCTACGCCACGCCGTACTTCCATGGCGAAAAGGCCACCGAACGACTTACTACTTTCCTCCAGGGCATCAACACCGAGCACTTCCTCGCAGAGGGTGAAGACCACCTCATCGACGGCGCGAAGGTGATCAAGCACCTGGAAGGTCTCGGACTCACCCGAGGCGACAGCATCGACGGCACCCCCGGTCTCTATCCGAATGTTGGTCAAGGCCAACAGCGTCGGACCAAGAAGACCAACTGGGGCGAGGTTGGCCGAGCTGAGGCTAAGCGCCGCCAAGAAGCCAGTGCCCCCACCGGCTACCAATTCTCCTAAGGACACATCATGACCGACATTGCACCTTTCGTGGTCAAGGAAGTCTACTCGGACCACCAGCGGTGGATCTACCAGGACATCTCCCATCAGGAGGGTCGCATCAACGTGACCCTTGACCTGAGCAAGTTCACCGCGAACACGCACTACCCCAAGGGCTTCCTGCCCTCGGGCATCCCGCTCGGCAAGGTCACCGCGACCGGACTGTACGGGCCCTACGACAACGGTGCCAGCGATGGCCGCGAGAAGTGCGAAGGCTTCCTGTACGCCTTCCGCCCGGTCCGTCAGGGCCAGGAGCGCACTTCGGTTGCCCTCTGGGTCGGCCCGGGAATCATCAAGGAGGGCGAGCTTCCCCTCGGCGCACTCGATAGCGCTGGGAAGACCGACCTCAACTGGTTCAAGTTCGTCGCCTGATTCCGGACCAAGAGACTTAGAAAGGGCCTCCAATGGCTAACGAAAACATCCTCATGGATCCGGTGCATCCTGACGCCGCGATTGCCTTTGCGCGCGAGGTTCCGGATCAGGCACAGAATGTGCTGAACCAGTACCTCCCGGACAAGACCATTCAGGACACCCGCGTCGAGGTGACCGAAGTCGAAATGACTTCGCACGTCGCCGAGTACCGCTCGTTCGACGGCTCGATCCCGCGCCTGAAGCGAGACGGCTACCGGGTCAGCCAGGTCAGCCTGCAGCCCCTGTCGCAGCGCGGTGGCTACGGTGAGTACGAGCGCCTCCAGCTCGAGAAGCTCCGCCAGAACGGCGGCAGCGAGGCGGCTCTCGCCGACGCGATCTACAACGACATCGAGCGGTCTGTCAAGTACATCCGCAACCGTGTCGAGATCGCTCGCGGCCAGCTCCTGAGCACCGGCCAGCAGGTCATCAACGAGAACGGCGTCAACCTCTCGGCTGACTACGGCGTTCCGGACGAGCACTTCGTCTCCCCCGAGGTCGAGTGGACTGACGTCGACGACGCCAAGCCGATCGAAGACCTCCTGAAGTGGGTCGAGGTCTACGCCGACTCCTACGGCGCGGTCCCGGCGGGCATGCTGATGTCCCGCAAGACCAAGGGCCTCCTGCGTGCCTCTGCGGAGATCCGCAACTTCGCGAACATGAACGTCGTCGGCGGGCCCCGGTTCGTCAATGACGCCGTGGTCGCCTCGGCTCTCGACAACTTCGACCTCCCGGGCATTCTCCCGACCTACGATCAGAAGATCGCCGGTAACCGGGTTATCCCCGAGGGCAAGATCATCTTCCTTCCTCCGAACCCGGCCGATCTGGGCAACACCTACTGGGGTATCACCGCCACGGCGATGGAGCTCCTGAACGCCGCTCAGACCGATCTGTCCTTCGCGGACGCCCCCGGTCTCGTCGGCATCGTCACCAAGACCGGCCCGCCCTTCCTCCAGGAAGTCATCGTCGACTCGCTGGTCCTCCCGGTTCTCAACAACCCGAAGGCCCTGTTCGTCGCTGACATCTCGGTGGGCACTGCGTCCTGATCCTTCTACCCTGCCTCCGCTGACTTCTGGTTGGCGGAGGCAGGGGACCTCAGGAGGTCATAATGGGCAAGTACGTCGAACCCGATGACGTACAGGATCGGTACCAGGGTGGAACGCTCAACACCGATTGGCTCGAGCGGCAGATCCTGGATGCAGAGATGCTCCTGTTTGATCTGATCCCGCGCCTGGAGGACAACGCCTCTGACCGGGACATCGAGCGCATCAAGTACGTCGTGTCCCGGGCCGTCATCCGGTTCCACGACAACCCCCGAGGCATCATCTCCGAGACGGTGCAGGATCAGTCCTACCGACTCAGTGATCCGAAGACCGACGACGCAAGTGGTCTGTACTTCTACGCCTCCGAACTGACCCGGTTCCGCACTGTCCCGGTGCAGCGGATCGGCACACTCAAGATTTCCCCCAGTTGGATGTCAGGACGAGATGCCTAGCGATTTCATGGTGATTCACCGTCCCAGCACGGACCGGACCACCCGCCAGAAGCATGGCAACGCCGGAAAGTCGCGCAGGAGTCTGGAGCCCTCTCACGAGGTGCCCTGCATCATCTCCTACACCGACACAGACAGCTTCGATGACCCGGAGTACCAACGAGACGGCCGTACGGTCGATGCCAAGGCTTGGTACGACGCTCCCGAGGACGTCATGGCATCGGACCTCATCGAACTTCCCGATGGCCTGCTCTACAGGATCATTGGCAAGCCCCTTCCTCGGAAGTCCGGTCTCACCGGCCGGGTCATGCGAACCCTCGTGGAGCTCACTCGAACGGAGGGGTGATGGCCGTCCAGCGCGTCAGGTACGAGCCCAACAAGCCCTACGTTTCCAATGCCTTGATAAGTACCCAAATGCGGGGCATGCTTAGAGAGAAGACAACACTAGGCAAGAATCTCTATGCCCGGCGAGTGGTCATCGGCAAGAGGCCACACAAGGGTCCGAAGAACTTCCAGTCCGTCGGGGCCCGTGTTCGCAGGCTAGGAGATCGCCTGGTTGGGGAGCTGTACACTACAGCACGCCACGGCATCGTCCGAGAGTTCGGTAGGCAGAGGGATATCCAGCGAGGCGCGTACTACACCAAGTTCGTCGCCGCGAAGTATAAGCGAAGCATCAGGGGTCGAGCAAAAAGCCGAGGCAAGGACGCAGAACACGTCCTGGGCGGAGACAACCGTCGCCGCCAGAGCATCATTGCAACCCTGGAGAATCGCTAACCATGGATGTCGAAGACATCGACCCCGAGCTCATGCTCATGGCCCTGCTCGACGACCTGGGTTACACCGACACGGTCATTCCCGAGTACAAGGACTTCCTCGAGGCTGAGGCCGAGGGTTCGGACAAGTACTGGGCCGGTTGGGACGACATCCTTCCGATCATCGTAGTCAACCGACTACCGGCTGGTGGCGTTACTCCAGACGAACTCCAGGACCGCGCGCTCATGGCCGTGGTCGTTGTGGGAGAGTCTCGGAAGCACGCCCATGAAGTCGCCAAGAAGGTCCGCAAGAGGATCCTAAACGGCGGTCACCCCTTCGAGATAACCTACACCGATGAAGACGGCAACCAGCTAGGGCCCTTCCTCATCGAACCAACTTCCGAGGTTGAACCGGCTTCACTCGAGCCGGACATCGACCCAGACAACCGATTTGTAGAAGCGAATTACTGGATGCCGATTTCGCTTCGATTCTGATGGCATCAAGAATGAAGTCCTGTGAGCACTGCTCCGCGCAGTTCACGGGCAGCAGGCGAGCCTTCTGCGCAGACTGCTTCACCTCAGTGGCCAAGTGCTACACATGTGAAAAGGTCAAATCCCTTGGGGAGTTCAACCGACATCGTGGACGCCCGAACGGTTACGACAGCAAGTGCCGATCCTGTGCGGCGGGGTTGAAACTCAAACTGCGGTACGGAATCACCCAGTCAGAGTATGACGCCAAGGCCGAAGCCCAGCAGTTCGAGTGTGCTATATGCCACAAGACTCGACCGCTGGTCCTCGATCACTGCCACGAGACGGGCAACAACCGGGGCCTCCTTTGCTCGCCTTGCAATTCCGCAATCGGCCTACTCGGTGAGGATGAAAACGTCCTCCTCTCCGCAGTCCAATATCTCGAGTCTCACAGGCTCGTACACACTTCCAAAACATAGGAGAGCATAATGGCTTCTCTCAGTGACATCCAGGGCGTCCGGAAGAGCCTCATTCGCAAGCCGCTTGCGGGTGGCGTTCTGTTCGCGCCGATCTCGGCCACCGTGCCGGTCAACTGGACCACCGAATCCGGTGGGATCATCACCTTCAACATCCCGGCCGGGCACGAGCCGGTGGGTGCCATCTCCAAGGAGAACCCGCCCACCTTCACGCCCGAGACCGAGACCTCCGACGTCGAGACCTGGGGCTTCCTCGAGGCCACTCGTACCGACATCATCTCGCGTAACACCACGGTCAACTTCGTTGCGCAGGAGACCAACCGCAAGACCCTCGAGCTCTACCACAACGTCGACCTGAGCGGCGTGGAGGCTGATGCCGATACCGGTGAGGTGCAGTTCGCTGACCCGACCGCTCCCGACATCATCTACCACCGCGCAGCTTTCGTCTCGGTCGACGGCCAGAACGAGCGCGCGATCTACATCATCAAGTACTGCCCCAACTTCGTCATCACCGAGGTCGGCGAGCAGAGCTGGAGCTCGGAAGGCGCACTCGAGTACAACATCACCGGCCGCGCCAAGGTGGATGAGACTGTCGGCTACGCCGTCAAGACCATCATCTGCGGCCCGGGCTGGCTTGACCAGGGAGACGACCACGGCTTCACCGCCGCTTCGTCCTGATCCTCGGGCCTTCGGGCCCTAATGACACTGCCCCGCTGCTGAATACACTCCCCGGCAGCAGCGGGGCGGAGTCCAAACCACATACTTAACCGGGGCGACAGAAGGAAGAGATGAGCGACTTCACCAAGAAGACGGTTATGGCCCGTGAAGACGGTGCCAAGGTCGTGGCTGAGAACGCCCTCGACTACCACAACTATGTCGCACGGGGCTTCCGCGCCACCGACGAAGAGCTGCCTGCGGCCTACCAGGACGACGAGCCTGAGGCTGAGCAGAAGGACGAAGAGAAGCCTGCTGGCACCTCCTCGGTCCCTGCCGTGAGCACGGGCGCAGTTGTGAGCAAGCCGGACGCTAAGGCTGCTGACTCCAAGAAGTAACCCACCCACAACAACACTAGGGGAGTGTAAATGTCCAAGAAGGACACCGCCAAGGTCGCAGAGGACAAGTCGGAAGACGCCCTCGACGAAAGCGTCCTGACCGAAGAGGATTTCGACCTCGAAGCTGCTCCGGACTCGCGCTGGCTGAGCATCCTCGAGGACGCCCTCGAGGACTATAAGCGTGGCGATTCGTACTTCTTCGACGGCTTCGGCCCGAAGAACATCATCGAGATCACGCCTCCGGACACCGCTGAGCGGGCCCTGGCGATCATCAACCTGAACGACCTCAAGGGGTCGGTCGAACTTCGAGATGTGAAGCCCTACCTCCAGGCCCTCCTGGGTGACAGCTTCGAAATCATCTGGAAGTACAAGCTGAGCCGCCTGCCAGTCGAGGTTTCGATCGCGTTCGCGCTCGAGCTCCAGGAGCACTTCTTCGGTGCCGGTACGATCGACAAGATCAAGGCCAACGGCGCGGACAAGCTGCCGGGGGGCTCCCAGGGCTCGTAGAGCTACTGGAGGCTTACTACGAGCCCCTGACGCAGGACCTGGCCGATCGAGGAATAGACCTCCTCGATTGGGTCAGGGGCAAGCGTCCGTGGCCTCAGTTGTATGTGATCATCAAGGGATTCCGGCAGGGGCATTCCCGCTACCTTGATGTCATCAACCGCGATATGAAGTTCGCGGAGGGAATCGTCGCGGCCCAGAAGATGATGGAAGAGGCCCAACGAGACGAGATGATCCGAACGGGTGTAGCACCGCCCGAGGATCCCGAAGAGGAACCCCGAGACACTCCTACTTCAAACTTTGGCTGGGACACAAATGCCGAGCTGCAGGCCCAGACCATCGACGCCATCAAGGTGCTCAACGCCACACTCATCGCAGTGAATACGGCGAAGGGCAAGAAGCCCCCCAAGGTTCGGCCGACATCCAGGCCCGTCTCCGCGATGGAGGCTGTCCGCCGTCGGATGGATCGCGAGGAAGCTCAGTCCGCCCTAAAGCAGCTTGGATTCAATCTATAAAGGGAGGGCCTGATGGCTGACAAGCGTTATCAGGCCGGTACCGCTTGGATCAAGGTATCCCCCGACTTCCGTGGCTGGACCAAGGAAGTCAAGGATCAGGTCAACGACAGTCTCAATAATCTTCAAGCCCGTGCATCGCTCGATAAGAGCAGTGCACGGGCTACACGTCGTGATCTGGACAAGGCCCTCGAGGGCGTGGAGGCCAATGTTGGTGTCGCGCTGTCGAAGCGTGAGCTGAAGGCTGCCAAGAAGGACCTCGACGGCATCGCAGGCAAGCACCGTCGCATCGCCATCGTGCAGGCCGAGCTCGATGACGCCCGCGCCCGTAAGCAGCTGCGCGAGATGGGCAACGACTTCGGCAAGATGGTGCTGTCGCCCAAGGTTCAGCTCGATCCGAAGTCCATCTCCAAGGAGTTCGACCGGCTTCAGAACCAGATCGCCAAGCGTGCCAACGCTGGTATGGTGCTACCTCCCAAGGTGACCCGAGACGTTCTCGACTCCGCCCTGCGTGCCGACCTCCTGAACAAGAAGCTCGCCGACGCCCGCAAGGAAGTCGAGAAGATCGAGAAGGGCCGCGACAAGATCCGCAAGGCCCTCAACGCCGACCGCGATCAGGGCAAGTACTCCTTCGGCGAAGTCCGCCGCATGATCGAGGACGAGCTCAAGCTCGAGCGCGCCCTGAAGAAGGCTCGCCTGGAGTTCGACCGCGCGATCAAGTCTCAAGTGGCAGCGAACAATACGCTGGCTCGCTCTGAGGCCAAGATGATTCGCAGCCTCAAGAATGAATCGGCGAGGGTGCGTAAGCCTAAGCGGGCGGACTCGATCATCGCCCAGCCGGGGGATCAGGCCAACTTCTCCGATCGTGTTCGTCAGCGTCGAGAATCCAGCGCCGGAAAGAGCTCACTCAAGGAAGATGTCGTTGCGTTCAAGAACGCGGCCGACTTTGCCCAGAAGCTAGACCGCGAGATCGCCAAGCTCGAGGCCTCGGAAGTATCTCTGGCACATGCCAATCGGACTGTAATTGAGACCCAGAACCGTCTCAACGAAGTGATCGAAAAGGGAATCTCCACCTCGAAGCAGGGTGTCGCGGCGAACATCGCACATACCCGGGCCGTGCAGCAGCTCGAACGTGCGGCCGTGGCCAAGGACAACCAGGAGCTCGTCACCACCCGAATGCGGGAGGACTACAACGAGACCGCCAAGGTTCTCCAGGAGCGCCTCGACACCAACCCCATCAGCCGCTGGACTCAGCAGCTCGAGCTCGCCTCCTCGCGCAGCATTACCGCGTTCACCAACCGACTGGTGTACGCGGGTCGAGTCGTGTCTTCGTTCGTGGTCCTCAGCTCAGCCGCAGGCGCTGCACTCGGCACCCTCGGCCTCATCAACCTCGGGCCCCTGGTGGGCACCCTGGGGCAGGTCGCTGGCGCGCTCGGCATCCTACCCGGCCTCGCCGTAGCAGCCGGTACCGCCATCGGTGCCATCGCGCTCGGCGTCTCCGGCATTGGTGGCGCATTCAAGTCGGCTACGAAGCTCTCAGACGCCATGGCAGCCGCTGGTGGACCCGGACAGTCGTCCGACAACTCCAAGGCTGTCCGTAACGCCCAGAGGGGTGTCGCGCAGGCCAACAAGGCTGCCGCCCGCACCGCCGCCAACGGTGCCAAGCAGATCGCTGATGCTGAGCGAGGCGTACAGGATGCCCAGAAGTCGTCCCAGCGCGCACAGAAGGACCTTACCCAGGCTCGCAAGGATGCCGCTGAGCAGAATGAGGAGCTCAAGGAATCCATCCGCGACATGGCCCTCGAGGAGGAGGACGCGGCGCTCTCGGTCCAGGAGGCCCGCGAGCGACTTGGCGAAGTACTGCGTGACCCGGACTCGACCGGCACGCAGCGTCGTCGTGCCAACCTGTCGTACCGGCAGGCCCTGGAGGCTCAGCGCGATCTTCGCCGCGAGCACCAGAAGACCAAGACCGAATTCGCCGATGCTCAGAAGAAGGGTATCGAAGGCTCCGATGTTGTTGTGGCAGCACAGGAGCGAGTGGCAGAAGCCGCCGAGGGTGTCGCCGAGGCCCAGCGTGGCGTTGCTGAGGCCCAGCAGAACGCCGCCGAGTCTAACGCCGATGCGCAGGAACGTGTCGCCGAGGCTCAGGAGGCGCTGTCTGAGGCTATGACCACCTCTGCGGCTGGCGGTAGCGCCGCGCAGAAGGCCCTGGAGGAGTACGAGCGCGAGCTCGCCAAGCTGCACCCGCAGGCGCGTGCGCTGGTTAAGCAGGTCCTGGGCATGAAGGATGCCTGGATGGACGTCCGTAACTCCGTGCAGGGCAGGCTGTTTGGTGGAGTGGCCACTGACATCCAGGAGCTGGCGACTAAGCAGCTTCCTCTCCTGCAGAAGGGCCTCGGGGAGACTGCCGAGGGGATCAACGTCGGGCTCCGCGCGGCACTCGACTACCTTAAGGGAAGCAAGGCCACTGCCGACTTCACCTCGATCTTCGACAACTCGGCCGAAGGGGTCGAACACTTCTCGGTTGGTCTGACCAACCTTCTCCGAGCTCTCGTCCCGGTCGCCGAGGTCGGCACCCGATTCATGCCATGGTTTGGCCGCAGCATTCGCGACACCACGAATGACTGGCGCATCATGGCCGAGGCTGCGCAGGCTGATGGATCGATGGAGGACTACTTCATCAAGGCGATCACCCGCGCACAGCAGTATGGTCGAATCCTTCGGGATCTCGGCGGTGGTGCTGTGGCTATCTTCGCCTCGGTCACCGGACTGGGAGAGGACACCCTTAACCGTACAGAGGTTCGGATCGCAGCCTGGCGTGAGCGACTTGAGACCGAGCTCGGTGGCGAGGGAGTTGTCAACTGGTTCACCAAGGTTCGAGATCTGTTCTCGACTATCCTGGAAATTACGGGCGACGTAGCAGCATTCATCATTGCCCATGTTGTTCCCGCGTTCTCCGCCATCACCGACGTGGTGGCACCGATCGTGGGGGGTGTCGTCCACCTGACAACTGCGTTCGCAGACATGTTCCCGATCGTTCAGCATCTGCTGACCCTGTTCCTGGCGCTGCGCATCGTTGACACAGTCATCGGCGTGGGCCGTGGGGCAGTCGTGCGGATGAACGCCGCTCTGGCTACCCAGACCACGGCCATGACGACGATGCGGACTGCGTGGAATCAGGCCACCGTCGGAGTGAACGGATACACTGGGGCCCTGGCGCGCGCGCATATCATGCAGCAGCGACTTGCCATGAGCCCCAACCCCATGCTGCGCCAGGTCGGTCAGTACGGGGCGATGACGAGGGCCGTCGGCGGTGCTACTGCCGCCCTCGGTGGACTGCGTGCGGCCGGATCGTCCCTGGTCGGGTTCCTCGGTGGCCCTTGGGGTGTGGCAATCCTCGCGGTCATCGCCGGGCTCGGTATGTGGTACAGCGCTACCCAGAAGACCAAGCAGGAGACCCAGGAGCTCGAGGAGCGCACAAAGCGACTCACCAAGGCGCACAAGGACTACAACCGTGCAGTCGTGGAGTCGCGCGGGCGGCGGGATCCTCAGGTCATGTCCGCCGCTGAGGCTATTGCTACCGAGCGCATCGACCAGGTGGACAGCGACGCCGATGACAAGGTTGGATTCACTGACCGATTCGGCGACCTGTTCACCAAGGAATACTGGTCGACCGACACCTTCTTCGGCGACGACATGCAGTCGAAGAACATCGAGAAGAAGGAGCAGGAGCACGCCCTCGCCGAGAAGCAGAAGCAGCTCCTCAAGGACCTCAAGATCGATGCAGCGGAGGTTGGCCGGGCGCTCGCCGGGACGGACGAGGACTGGGTCACCTTCCGCAACCGTCTGACGGCATCGGGTGAAGCTGGCCGAGACCTCGCCGCGACCCTGGACGCCGATCGTGTCGCCATGAGCGAACAGGCTCGAGTTATCGAACAGCTCGACGCCGGGTACCTCGATCTCCACGACGCCCTCAGTGTCCTCCGGGATACGCAGGCGGATGCCACCGACAAGGCAACGGCGCTTCGCCAGGCCTTCGACGCCCTCATTCCCGGCAACGAGAAGATGGAGGCTCTCTCCAAGTTCGGCGAGACCATGAAGTCCCTTCGGGATGCCATCGCCTCAGTTGACCCCGAAGGTGGCTTCGGTGATGAGCTGATCGGTGCGGGCGGCCAGCTGCGAACCACGTTCGCCAACGCCAACACGCTGCTCCAGCTGATCAAGGATGGTCAGCAGAGCATCGCAGAGGCCCAGATGGCCGGTGCCACAACCGAAGAGGTCACCCAGATGTGGGATGACTGGCGTGGTTCGGTGCTCCAGTTCGCGGACGCAGTGCAGATCCCTCGGGACCGGATGGAGCTGCTGCTCAAGCAGTTTGCGGCCACTCCGGAAGCTGTGTCTACCGTCATCAACATCGAGGGTGCCGGTAACGCCGCCGCAACCCTCGACGAGATCAAGCTGAAGATGGACACCCTCTTCGCCCAGGGCAAGGAGGGCAAGGGAACCTTCGCCATCGATGAGCGCATGCGCAACACGCTGCGCGAGATGGGCGCAGGCGTACGCGACATCAACGATGTGTACGCTGAGGTTACCTTCACCAACGATGGTGTGTACCAGAGCTTCCTGAAGCTGCAGCAAGCGGTGCAGGGCACCAACACCGACCTCGACTGGCTCGCCAGCAAGGTCCAGGGCATGCCCGCTGGCAAGAAGATCATCATCGAGGACAACAGCCCGGCCACCGTCGCCCGGCTCGACGCCCTCGGATTCAAGGTCAAGACGCTCCCCGATGGTCGGATCGTGGCAATTGCCGAGACGGAGACGGCTCAGACCGCCCTTCGGGCCCTGGAGGTTTCCCGGTCAACCACCATCACCGCCAACGTGGTGAAGGGTAGCGGCTGGGAGCACATCCACGACATGATGCTCCTCACCGAGAACCCGGAGGAGTGGAAGCGCCGTCACCAGCAGCGTCAGCAGAACCAGCAAATGCCCGGCTGGGGTGGCCCCTGGTTCAACAACAAGCCTCCCGGTGGCTACCGAGGCATGCGACTTCCCGGGTTCGCCAATGGTTCCCGCATGCCCGGAACCGGACCCGGCACCGAGAAGCGAGACGGTATCTACGCCGTGCTCCCCGGCGGTATGCCCATCGCCATGGTCAACGGCAGCGAGTGGGTCATCAACGATAAGTCGTCGGAGAAGTACGACTGGCTGCTCAACCTCATCAACCAAGACCGCCTGCCCGGATTCGCCGTAGGTGGTCCGATGGGTGGTGGGCCCAAGAAGAAGCAGCCCGGACTCGGTGCCATCGGAGACCCGTTCTCCGCCATGGCCGGTGGGGTAATGGGCCTCGGCGACGCGTTCGGCACAGCCATCGGTACAGCAATCCCGCAGTGGCAGCAGTTCGGTACCACGCTGGCTTCGACCACCTCCAACTTCATTACCCCCGCCCTGACCGGTGTGCACTCGCAGATCAGCACACTGGGCTCTCTGCTGCCCACGATCACGCAGTCGCAGATCCTGCCGCCGTGGATGAACATGGCCACTCAGATGGCAAATGCGAAGGCCACCTACATCGACCCGGCATTCCAGGGCATCACCTCGAACCTGACCAACCTCAGCGCTCGGGTTCCCGCTACGGCCGGAATCGTCAGCCCCACTTGGCAGTCCATGGCCACCCAGATCATGGGGGCCAAGACCGGCACTATTGACCCGGCCTTCCAGGGCATCCAGGGTGGCCTGGGTAACGTACAAAGCTCCTTCGCCACAGCGGTTCCCAACATCGCCAGCCAGTGGAATGGCATGCGCGAGGCTACTGCAGCCCCCGTGCGGTTCACCATCAACACCGTCTTCAACGACGGCCTCGTTGGCATGTGGAACTCCGTCGCCGACATCATCGGCGGCAAGAAGATGAACCCCTACGCCGCCAAGTTCGCGCGAGGTGGCGTGCTTCCGGGCTACACCCCCGGCCGGGACGTGCACAAGTTCATCTCCCCGACCGGCGGCGAACTCCACCTGTCCGGTGGCGAGGCCATCATGCGGCCGGAGTGGACTCGGGCCGTGGGCGGTCCCGCTGCCGTGGACCGAATGAACCGAGAGGCTCGCGGCGGCAAGGGCCCTGGCAGCACCAAGCCCGGTGAGATGCACCGTGCCAACGGCGGTGCGGTCTCCGTGGGCTACGGCATGCCTGCCGGGACGAACATCTCCTACGGTGGCCCCGGGTTCCCGATGTGGGTCTACAAGCTGGCGCAGAGCTACGGCGTTCAGGCGTCCACCTACGCCGGTCACCAGGAAGACAATCGTGGAGAGGCTGGGTACGCTCCGAACCCCCAAGGCCTCAACCGAGGCATCGACTGGTCGGGCCCTGTTCCTGCCATGCAGGGCTTCGCTCAGTACCTCCTGGGCATCGCTCCCCGAACCCCCGCGCTCGAGCAGATCATCTGGATGAACCCGTCGACTGGCCAGCGCATCGGCTGGGCGGGTCGTAGCCCCGACATCAGCGGCGCGTACTACGCCTCCGACTACGGTGGCCACCAGGACCACGTGCACACCCGTCAGAGCGGACCGCTGCTCCCGGGCATGGCAGGCATGGCCGGTGCCCTCATGGGCATGGCTGGCATGGGAGCTATGGACATCGGCGCGATGGTTCGCGGTCAGATGGACCCCAAGGCTGAAGAGATCCGTAAGAAGATCAAGGGCACCCCGTTCGCCGGTATGGTCGGACAGCTCCCCAGCCAGGTCTTCGAGTCGGCATACAAGTCGATGTCGAAGAAGGCTGTCGACATGGCCGAGAAGTCGGGCCTCTTCAGTGGCACCGTCGCCCCGGGTGGCGGTGTCGAGCGCTGGCGTCCGATGGTCATCGCAGCCCTGAAGCGTCAGGGATTCGACCCCAGCCGCCGCAACCAGGATCTGATGCTCGCGCAGATCCAGTCGGAGTCGGGCGGCAACCCCACCGCTATCAACCTGGTTGACTCGAACGCCATGGCGGGCATGCCGTCTCAGGGCCTCCTGCAGACCATTCCGCCGACGTTCCAGACGCACCGCGACCCGCTGATTCCTGGCGGCATCACTGACCCGTGGGCGAATATGAACGCCGCCCTGCGGTACTACAAGGCTACCTACGGTAACGACCTCGGCGCGCGCTGGGGTAAGGGCATGGGCTACGACCAGGGTGGCATCTTCCCGCACAAGACCCTCGGCTTCAACATGTCCGGCAAGCCCGAGGCGGTCTTCACCAACCGTCAGTGGAAGCTCCTCGATCAACTCGTGGGAGCCCTACTCAAGCCGAAGATGTTCGACAACCTCACCAACGAGGCGGCGCTTGGTGTCCAGCCGAAGCAGGCCCCGGACACCAAGGTCATCACCATGCCTGAGGAGCCGAAGGACGAGGAGAAGAAGGACGACGAGGCAGGCACGGACGATCCGACGTCTGCCGCTGGCGCGCCCGCACGGGAGTACACTCCGGCCAAGCTGAACCCCGAGACCGGCAGTCCCTACGAGACCGATCCTGAGACGGGCGTACCGATCGACCCGGCCACCAAGAAGCCGTTCACCGTGGACCCGGTTACCAAGAAGCCGATCACTGCAGGTGACGACGGTCTCTTCATCGACCCCGAAACCGGGAAGCCCTTCTACGGCTCCAAGGCCGAGATCCTCGACCAGAGGGCGACCACGACATCGCCTGAGGACACCTTTACATTTGACAATCCAGCTGATGAACTGGGAGTACCGGAAGGTGACTGGGTCGACGAGTATAGTGGCCCGCTCTCTGACGTGTTCAAGAAGGGCAAGCTGCTCGGTCAGCTCGGAACAGCCCTAGCGCAGCCTGGCGCGATCCAGCGCATCGGCAACGACAAGCTCATGAACGAGCAGATTGCCGCCGCCCGTAAGCGCGAAGACGACCTCGCCAACTACAAGACGGACACCGCTGCCAAGATCAACGAGCTGCGTGCTACCGGCAAGACCGCCGAGGCTGCCGCGCTCGAGAAGGAAGCCCGCAACAAGATCGCGGGCATGTCGGAGATGCCGGGGACCGCCAAGGGCACCCAGGCCATGCTCGCCACCATGACTGACAACCCAGGCGAGGACTTCCGGCGCAAGTCGGCCGACGAGTGGAAGAAGTGGCTCGGCGAGAACTGGGCCGGTATCGCAGAGTCCGCCGTTGCAGGCGGCATGGGCGTGGCTCAGCAGGGAGCTGGCCAGGCTCAGGTCATCGTCCAGGGTGGCATCCACACCACCAACTGGACTGCAGCTCGCCGCGATCTTGAGCGTCGTACCGCCCGCCAGTCCCGTGCCAATGCCCGAGTAGGAAGGCGCTGAAATGCCCCGGAACCGTTGGGAATTCAACCCCGAGGCGTTCTTCAGTGATCGTAGGACCAAGATCATCTGGAAGGACGCCAACGGTCGCGTGTGGCACCTTTCGGGTTACGGACAGGGGCGCGAGGGTGCTGAGCTCTCTCCGGAACCGAGTGGTATGTATCAGCTCGACATGGAGATGCTGTGGACTGAGAGCGCGCGCCAGGATGGTGCCAGCTACGAGGGCCACGTCATCCAGCGCCGTGAGATCGACTGGGGCATCTCGATTGCGGGCAGTAACATTCGCGACTACCACCTGATCAACAACAAGTGGTGGGACGGTTGGGATCCCGACAATCCTGGGGTCCTCATGTTCTTCACTCCGGAGACCGGCTGGCGGTGGGCTGAGGCCCGGTACGTCGGCAACGTGGAGCCCAAGTGGGGCAAGGACCCTGCCCTGATCAAGGCGTGCGACTACGACATGACCCTGTCCATCGACGGGTCTGTGTACACCTCGGCCAAGGAGTTTGGTCACTGGAGGAACACTGCAGGCGGGGCCTCGGGGTCTGGCCACCTCATCATCCAGAACCCGGGTCATCAGACGGTGTTCCCCACCTACACGATGCCGGGCCCTGGTACCTACTCGATCTCGGACGGGGAAGGGGGAGAGATGATCCCGCTACCCAAGGTGAAGGCTGGACAGACACTCAAGGTGTACACCCACAACAAGAACCTCGTCTGCCGAATCTACGACCCCACCACCGGGCTCGACGGCCGAACCGCGTGGACTGGCTTCGGCACCAAGCGATTCCGCACCGGACTCGGCAAGGGTATTCACAAGATCAAGGTCTCCGTCACTGGAGGCAACGTCAACTCCCAAGTGTTCGCCGAACTCAAGCCCCGATACTTTAGGCCCTTCTGATGGTTACCCTCGCACCCCCGTCTCCGAATGCGGCTACATGGAACCCGTTTACCTCCTCGGGCTACATGGAAATGGCTCAGCAGAAGGAACTCGACGAGCTCAATGAGAACTCGTGCACGGTTCGCATCATGGACAAGTACTGCAACCTTGCTGAGTTCGCCAACGACTACCTCGAGCTCGAGTTCGACGTCAAGCGCAATGCAGCAGGCGCGATCTCGATCATCCTGCCTGGTGACACAGCCTGCCGGGATCACATCTTCCGCAACCCCGACGGTGCCGACGCCATCGTGCCCATCATCGTGGACACGGCGCAGTTCCAGTGGACGGGACAGGTCGACGTAGCTTCGATCATCCTGGACGAGAACGGCGTCGAGACCATTGAGCTCACCGGCATCCACGACTGGGACTGGTGCGCCTCGGTTGCCATGTGGCCCAGCCCGTTTGCGCCACTCATCGCACAGTTCCCCAAGCGGATGTTCGGCATCGGTCCCACCCGCAGCGTCATCCACACCTTCTACAAGGCCAACCTTCTCCGCCAGCAGCTGCCTCTCTGGCGGATCCCCAACCTGTCGGACCTGTTCAACCCCGACGGATGGCACAACCTGTTCGACGCCCACTTCCCCGTGGCTGTCGCACCCCTCAACGCCCTCACAGATGGCTCGAAGTGGTGTGCGGTGTCGGCGCGCATGCAGATGGGGTCGGAGCTGTTTGAGCAGGCGCTCAAGGACTCGGGCATCTCGCTCGAGGCCAAGCTGTTCATCCCCGGTGAGCACCCGCAGCCGTTCCCGAGGTTCTTCGGTAACTGGGACCGACCAGTCATCGTCCTCGACACGGTGGACCACTCCGGTGTGACGGGCCCCACAGGTACCGTTATCGACGGCCTCATCTGGTGGCTGGCCGAACTCTTCGACGACGGCCTGCGCGCGATCCTGCAGTCCGGAAACAAGACGATCGTACAGGATGGCGGTTTCGTCCGCGACGACGCCCTGGGCAACATCGCCCGGCTGGTGGGTCTGCGTCAGGCTGTCCCTCGAGCGATCTGGCTAGACGGGCAGTACTCCGCCATCGACGACGGTCGGGTAGACCTGCACAAGCCGCTGTGTCGCGATATCATTATGGGAGGACGCAGCCCCGGCTGGGTCAACTCGGGTATCGAGATCGCGATCTCGCAGCTCCTGAACTTCGTCGGCACCTACCTCGGCGTCGGCGGGCTGTCGGCGCTCTACCAGGGCCAGCTGGCTGACGTGTTCATGGCATGGATGCGGTTCAGTGACCCTCAGCGCACCAAGCGCGCGGGGCCCTACCTCAAGCACGAACGCGTCGTGGCCAACGGCTCGGCCGCGTACACCATCTCCGGCGTCATGGAGGGCATGGAGGGACTCTGGGACACCCGAGCCTACATCTCCAAGAAGATCTCGGTGCGCGATGGCTCGCCGTTCTTCTTCGGCCGCGACATCGTCATCGGGGAGCTGGTCGGATTCGAGCTCGATCAGGTGATCTGGACTGACTATATCACCCAGGCCACGTTCCGAGACTCTCGCAGCGAACGTGCTGTGTGGGAGCTACAGATCGGCGACGGCGATGCAGAGGAAGCTGACGGCGTGAAGGCACACCGCAAGATCGCCCAGGTGTTTGGTATGATGAAAGATCTGGCGACGGACGTCGGGGCCGACCTCGGATTAGAAGTTTTCTGACCCCAATTGCATTGACTAACAAGGGATTTCAAGAGTGAAAACTTGCAAAGCATGCAAGTACTGCGGAGCGGATCGACTAGATGCCGAAGCCTTAGAACGGGCGGCGAGAGAGTGCAAGAGATGCGACGGTGCCCTCAGGTACAAGAAGCGTTCCCAAGACCCTTGCTCGGTGGATGGATGCACCCGGAAGACTAACAAGCTAGGTCTGTGCTACCTGCACGCCAAAGACCCCGACGCTCCCCCAAGTAGAGTCTGTGGAAACTGCGGCAAGTCGGTGCCCAAGGAACGACACGGACCCAGGGCAGCCTGCTCTGACGGATGTTCTCGAGAGTTAGATCTAGCCAGAAGGTCCGCCCTAGGGTGTGCCGTTCCGGGCTGCACAAGCCCATTAGCTAGCGTCGGATACTGTAAGTTGCATCTTCATAGATATAATAAATGGGGAGACGTCAACCAGACCGGACCCGAATGCACATGCGTTGAATGTGGATCTCAATTCTTCGGTCGACAAAAGTCCAATAAGGTTTGTTCTAGTAAATGCCGTTCGGCTCGTCGGTCCAGAACTGCCGATGTGGAAAAGATACGGCAGCAAAACCGGGACCTGAGGAAGAAGAACCCGGACAGGTATCGGGAGAATGTACGACACTACAGAGCACAGCGCAGAGCACTCGAGGTTAAGGTCGTCACCGACAAGGATGTCGCTCGGCAACGCAACCGCCAACGCGGCCTCTGCTTCCACTGTGGCGAACCCATCCAGCAGGGCCCTCGGCAGGAACACCTAGACCACATCGTCCCTCAGAACCGGGGTGGCAGACATTCAATCGGCAACCTGGTCATTGCCTGCCTCCGTTGCAACGTCTCGAAGTCAGACCACCTCCTCTACGAGTGGAAACTCAACCAGTCCACCGGGAGACCTCTCAAGCGCAAGGAATTGAACTAATGAGTTTCAGAACGGCGTATGGCTACAAGTACTCCGAAAACGGTTGGCGAATGTGCAACCGCGACGAGTGCGTCACGGTCACCGTCGCCGGAATGGGCCTGCATGTTCGGTCCGGATATGCAGCAGAAGTGATTGGCGCTTGGGCCCGCTGGTACCACGAGAACGTTGAGCGGATCGATCTGTACAAGCCCCTCGATGACTGGGGATGGTCGAACACTAACGACGTCGCCACATCCAATCACCTCTCAGGCACAGCGGTTGACCTCAATGCCACCCAGTATCCGTGGGGCCGCAGGGTGATGCCCTCAGCCCGGATTGCAAAGGTACGCCGAGGGCTCGCACTGTTCGAGGGGAACATTTTCTGGGGTGCTGACTGGTCCAGGGCTGATGAGATGCACTATCAACTCGGGGCGGGAACGGCTGCGGGAGATGGGGCATCCACGAAGTTGATCGACTTCGCCCGCCGGAAGATCTCCAACGGTCGGCTGATCGATGGAGTGCCCGCCACCGAGGACATGGACGGACCGGCCTACGGGTTCATCGTCCATCAACTTATGGGCCCGGGTCGGTAGGGTATAATGAACCTAGGAACGCTTCGTAGGGCAATGACTCCTACATACGTCTCCGACCTAAAGCTGTCCGAGTATCTGCCGCACTTCAACGAGGCCATGGTTGCGGCCGGGATTACCACGCCCCGTCGTGCTGCAGCCTGGTGTAGTCAGATTGGCCATGAATCCTCCGGGCTTCGATATATGGCTGAGATCGAGACCTCAAATCCAAGCTGGTCTTGGGATCGCACGAGGTATCGTGGACGCGGCCCAATACAGCTGACCCACTCCTACAACTACCGCAGATTTGGACAGTGGTGCGAGTCCCGTGGTTACGTTGAGGACCCCGAGTTGTTCGTCAATAAACCCGAGCTGGTGGAGCAACCGAAATGGGGGTTCCTGGCAGCAGCGTGGTATTGGACGAGCGCCGGACCTCGCCCCGGCGAGACAAACAAGTTCGCGGACGAGGGAAACATCCTCAACGTCTCGAGAAACATCAACGGATGGGTAACGACACCCAACGGAATGCCAGACAGAATCAAACGATGGAACAATTGCCTCAATATCGGGGCAGCATTACTACCCGAAGGAGATGACGGCATGGCAACTGCCGGAGATTACATCAAGGGACAATTCATGGGCCCCAAGGACGCCGGGTGGGATCAACTCGCCCCGCAGCCGGACGAGAATGGCGTCCGGTGGAGCGCATTCCTGCGCAAGGCAGTCACTAAGCTCACCCTCGTCGAGGCCATCGGACAGCTGGTGTGGGAGGCAACCCTCCGAATTGCACCGTACCGAAACGGAGCCCGTGCGAACGGCAAGGAAACCGTCCTCGGTCACGCCGCTGCAGCCCACGGTGGCACCCTCGACATCCTAGACAAGCTCTCCCAGATCGAAGCCCGTCTCATCGAGCTCGAAAACGACAAGTAAGGAACCACCATGGCCAAGCACAGTGTTCCCGGCTCGCATGCCGGTGCCCTCGACGGAGCTCTCGAGTGGCTGCGTAACGTAGCCACCCCCGAGGCCCGCGCCAAGCTCTACCGCCTCCAGATGGCGATCACCCTCCTGCTCGTCGGTCTCGGCGTGCTTACCACGTCCTCGGCTGCGGTGTGGGTTGGTCTCGTCTCCGGCGTCATCACCTTCCTGTTCGCGGCTGTACAGAAGAGCCCGGCGTGGCGTACGCTCCTGTACGCAGTCCTTGCTCCAGCGCAGGCCTTTGCTCAGTACTACGGCTACCACAATGACCAGCTCTGGCTGAACGTCGGAGCGGCTGTGGCAACCGTCCTGGGTCTCGAGCTTGCGGCTGAGAAGGCCAAGACGTACCCGGTCGACCCCCCGGCGGCGGCTTAGACCATGTCCATCTTCGGGCGGATCCGAGAATCCCTGGAGACGGGCCAACCGGCCGAGCGCTGGTTCCGAGTTGTCTCATACCTGATGATCTTCCTCGCGGGAATCATTGCGGGGATTCGTGAGCCGGAGACGTTCGAGAACGCACTGAACCCGCTCTCCCTGTGGGCGTGCTCGGTATTCCTCCTCGTGGGAGGCCTGCTGGGATCGTGGGCGGTGCTGACCCAGAGATACATGTTCGAGAGGGTGGCAATCCCGTTTAGCGTTACGGGTCTACTGATCTTCCTTCTCGCGATCTGGACCCTCGAGCTCCCGGCGACATGGACCAGGTACCTGATCACCGCAGTCTTCATCGCGCTCTGCTCCAAGCTGTTTGCTCGATGGTTCTTCACTACCGCGCTGGTTCAGGAACAGCTAGATCGGCCGGAGAGGATCTAAGCCAATGACAGCTGCCGAGATCGCCATCATCCTGACGGCGATCGGCGGCGGAGCAGGTTTCAAGGCAGTTATTGACGCTATCCGTACGGGAGTACCACACAAGCGTGCCGGTGTGGAATCGGAAGCAATCCAGTCGATCATCGCCGATCGGAATAGGGCCATCGAAGAACGAAATAGGGCCGTGGAATCCGAGCGTGAAGCCTGGTCACGCGCCGACCAAATGGAGAGCCGGTACGACAAGATGGCCATGTCACGCAACAAGTGGCGAGACCGATCGTATCGAGTTGATGCCTGGGTTACCAAGCACCTCAGCACCTCTCCGGAGACCTACCCCGACCAGATCAAGGATGACGACTGATGCCAACCTACGGTGAACTCTTTGGTGAGCCGACAGACGTCCTGCACCCCGAGTTCCGCATCTACGCCATTGACGAGAGCGAAGCCGGGGTGCCGATTCGGCATCTGTCCATCTCCCTCACCCCCACGCAGGCCACCATGGAGATCCCCCGGGGAGCCCCGGGAGAAACGGGTCCACAGGGCCCTCCTGGTGACCCCTGGATTCACATGGGGGACCGGACCACTGCCCAGATCGCGGCGCTGTCCCTAGGCACCGCAGACAAGGCTAAGGCGTACCGGAACAGCGACACCAACGCCCTGCACTACTGGACCGGCACGGCGTGGATTGTCTACAACAACGCATTCGGCATGCAGGGGCCCCAGGGTCCACAGGGTGGTCTCTCTGATGTCACCATCGAGATGCTGCCCGAAGGCGAGGACCCGGTGGCATCGGTCACTGGAGCCCCTGGTAGTCAGGTACTCAACCTCGAGATCCCCGAGAAGCCCGGGCCGCAAGGCGCTACGGGCCCGGCCTCGAGTATTGTCCTGGCCGAGGACTTCGACGACGCAGTCACCCCGTTCAACGGTGCGGTGCTGCGCTACAACGACACCACAGACAAGTGGTATGCCGGTTCGCCTATCAGCCTCCGTCAGTACTCGATTCCCACATCGGCGTTTGTGGACGTCAACACCTCCTTCACGGACAGCTACAAGCTGATCGGAACCTTCCCGCTCGACGCACTCGACCACGCCACCACGCTCCACGTCACCGGCCGGTTCATTGTGAGCCAGAGCAACACCTCCCGCATCGCGATTGAGGTGCGCCTAGGTGCCCCGGGCCCAGCCGACGGTACGCTCATCGCCAAGGGTATCGCACTCTCCGGTACGGGCGAGCAGATCGTCAACATCATGCCTCACTATTCAACCCCTGCGTCACCGGCTACCGCAACAGCACCCGGTGGATACATAGGAGTAATCCCCGCCACCCACACGGGCAACACGGGGACTATCTATGTCTCGGTCATCCGCCTCGGTGGTGTCGGCTCCTGGCAGGTCAAGTCCGACTACGCGCAGGTGTCCGTACTTCGCCACTCGTAACATCTAGGGAGCCATGAACGAGACTAACAAGCTCATGGCCACTCAGATCTTTGAGTGGCTGGACTTCACTGTAGACATCATTGAGATTCTGCAGTTCATCGGAGACCTCCGTGAGCTTGTCGACGCCATCATGCAGGCATTCGGTGGTAATTTTGAACCACTCACAGACTGGGTTGAGGCGTTTGTCGCGGATCCATGGCCAGGGTTCGAATGGCTATCCGGGCTTGGCGACTGGTCGTCGCTAGACACCATCTTTGCCCCATTTAGTGCCATTGGTGATGCAGTTGAGGGTGTCCAAGGAATCATCCTGAATGTCATCAACGCCATCATGTCCGCGATCCGTAAGGTGCCTGTCGTGGGCGGCGAGATCGCCGACCGTATCGGGGAGATGAAGACCGACGTTGGGGGTGTCGCTGACACAGCCCAGGAGGCATCCCAGCAAGCAGAGAGTATCAGTAACCAAGTTCATTATGTGCGAGAGGTCATCTCGCTACGAGCGGGCCGAAGTGTTTGGGAGACCGGACCCGACCGCACGGGAACGGTCAGCTTCCCATTTGGCCTACTGAACATCATGGGTGGATCCTTCACCACCTCCAGCGAATCTCACACTCACACCATTAACGGCAGTACCGCCAACGCGACTGCCGGTGGAACATCCCACTCGCACAGCAATGGCGGACTGAACAACACCAGTAATAGCCATAGCCACACGGGAACTGTGGGTGGCTCCGTCCCCACTGTGAACGTCACCGCCACGTATGCTCCTTGGGGAAACCTGATTTTCGACTCGAATGCCGAGCGAAGGGTGCTCACCTTCATCGGCATGAGAACCGGAACAGTAACCTCCTTCAACCTCGATCTATACAAGATGGAAGAAGACGGATCCAGCACTCTGGTTTACTCGAGTCCGGACCTGGCACCCGGGCTAGGTGCAACCCTTCAATGGCAGCAACATCTCCTGCCCAACAAGGTACTTACCGACATTGGAGACATATACGACGTCCAGTTCCGAATGGTTGGGTCGGGGACAGTTACGGTTGCCGGTGTCAATATGCCATACCCGACACCCATTCCAGGGCTCAGGCCCTACTCGTCGGGATCGGCGAGAAACCCATCCTCCAGCCCAGCTCCAACAACGATCAGCACCGCCACCAGGGATTCGATGTACGTAGGACCTACACCGTGGATCTCCTTCGGAATTGATGTTGGGCAGACCGCAATCCCGCGTTACTTCTACGACGATCTCAATCGTACTTCCTGGGGGTCCAGCTGGGTCATCGCCCAGGATATGGGCCTCAGCAGTGGTCGGGCCTATCACCCAGGAGGGTTCCTCACTGGAGGGGACGGCCGATCGATATGGCAGCAGCAGACCCTCACCGACACCGTGGAATCTACATTCACGATCACGACCGCCAATTCTGGATTCATGGGCGTGGGTATCTGCCTGAATTCCAGCGGTACGGCCGGGGCCTGGGTGATGGTCAACAATGAGGAAACCAACCTATGTACCGGTTCGTATGAAATAGCCAATCGAACCGAAAGATCCACCGCCCCAATCGGTGGGGCGGGATCGTATAAGGTCAGGTACACTGCCGTCGATAACACTTACCGGGTTTACAAGGACGGCTCAACCACGCCCATAATTTCATGGGTTGACTCGTCTAATGTTGTCACTCACGGACTGGGGCGAAGGTGGGTCGGAATCATCGCCGCCAAGGGCTCCTTCCAGGACTCTTCCTATCTGGACAACTGGTCGGCCTACGACTACTCAGCTGCATAAGGACACATCATGGCTGTAGGAAACCTCTTCCCCCCTCCACCGACGAAGTACCTGCCGGTGTCGAAGGGTGCCGACCTGTCGTTCACGGTCACCTACAAGCCTGGTGGTGTGGAGGCCAGTTGGCCCGTCGGGTGCACGGTCATCCTCGAGGTGGATGTGGTCAAGGGTGGTGAACCCTTCCGACAGCCCTACGTCCCGGGGGACAATGCCAAGTGCCCCATCCGTGTGGAGTCCGGCGTGACTGACACCTGGAAGGATGGAATGCTCTGGCGCATCCTGCTTTCCAAGCCGGACAACCCTTCGCTTGAGATCCCTGTGGTCAACGGAGAGGTCAAGCGGTTCGACGGGAAGATGGGCCGATGAGTACCGAGTTTAGTGTTGAGTCGGACCTCAACTTCGACTTCACTACTGACGCACCAGGTTTCGTGTATGACCCGGAGCCCGGAGAGACTGTGGTCGTCGTCGCTACCGGTGGCACACCGGGGCCTCCCGGGCCACCCGGAGCAGACGGCGAGAACTGTGCACACTACAAGCACATCCAGAACAACCCCGCCAATCCGTGGATCATCGAACACGGCATGGTCAACGAGGTGGCAGCAGTCCACATCGTGGCAAACGGGGAGCCCATCATGGCTTCCTGGATCGAAAACCCAATCGGCACAGTGACTATCAGCTTTGGTGGACCCTGTTCCGGACACGCAATTCTTACCTAGGAGCCGACTATGGCACTCATGAAGCTGGGCAACCATCTGGATGCCAATGGCTACGAAATCCGCAACATCCTCGTCGAGGTGGTTGGCACGCTGCCGACCCCGACCACCGCTATGGAAGGCCGCATCGTCTGGCTCTCCACCACGGATCGGTTCTACGCCTGCAACGGCCCGGCGTGGGTCAACCCCGCTACCGACTCGGACGCCCTGGCCGGGCAGACCTCGGCATGGCACCGGGACCGCACCAACCACACTGGATCCCAGGCAGCCTCAACCATTTCCGATCTCGCTGCGGTGGTCAAGGCCTACCGCCACGACGAGTTCGCCGCTCCCACTGCTGATGTGTCGTGGGGCTCGCGGAAGCTCACCAACCTCGCGAACGGTACGGCCAACAACGACGCCGTCAACAAGAGCCAGCTGGATGCCGTCTCGGCCGTCGCTAACTCGGCCGCGCTGGGCGTCTCCATCAAGGAGCCGGTGCGCGTAGTTTCCAAGACCAACATCACCCTGTCCGGCACGCAGACCATCGACGGTGTGGCTCTCGCTGCTGGCAACCGCGTGCTCGTTGCCGGTCAGACCACTGCAGCGAACAACGGCATCTATGTCGTGGCTGCCGGGGCCTGGGCGCGCGCAACCGACATGGACGCCACGGGTGAAGTCAAGCCGGGTACCATGGTCGCCGTCACCGAAGGCACCACGGACGCCGACTCGATCTGGATCCTGACCTCGGACGCGGCCGTCACCATCGGCACCACGGCTCAGACCTGGACCAAGTTCATCAGTGGCGGCGGCACGACTTACACCGCTGGCAACGGCATCACCATCTCGACTGGTGTCATCTCCGTTCAGGCGCACACCGGCATCTCGGTCACCGGGTCGGGTGTGGCCATCGACACCGCCGTCGTGGCCCGCAAGGTCGTCATGGACGTCCCCTCGGGTAGCGCGGAGACCTCGATCTCCCACAACCTGAACAACCAGTACCCCCAGTGGCAGGTCTACGAGGTCTCCACGAACATCCCCGTCCTGGTACCCTTCACCCCCTCCGGCGTCAACGGTGGTACACTGTCCTTTGCGAGTGCTCCATCGACCAACCAGTACAAGGTCATCTTCATCGGTTAGGACTAGACCATGCCCGACGTCGAATACCGGGGCCCGGGGTCTTCCTCGAGCTCGGTTGTCAAAAGGTCCTACGTGGACGGCAAGATTGAGCCGTATGACATGACCATCGTTGCCTTCGGTAAGGACACTACTCGAGCGACGGGCACGGGAGACAACCCCTTCGGTATCCGCCTCCGCCGTGCGGTGCAGCTCAAGGCCGTCCACTACCGGTGCAACACCGCATCAGGGTCGGGCACCCTCTCGGTGGAGCTCCGGCAGAATGGTGTGGCCATCGCAGGCACTGCAGCGGCCATCGCTGTAGCCAACCAGGTGACTGGTGCTACCGTGTCGGGTCTATCTGTTAACCTGGCAGCCGGAGACATCCTCACCGTCCAGATCACTGCTGTCGGGGGCACCCCTGGTAAAGGCTTGGTCGCAGACATCGAGGCTGTCGCGATCTGATGCACGTCTACTCGTTCCCGCCACCGGCAGCCCCGTTCGTTAAGCAGCAGATCAACAAGGTCGGCCGGTTCTCCTTCTCCAACCTGTCTCCTGCTGTACCGGTGACTGGTTGGTCTTCTGACGGAACCTCACCCGGCACTCTGGTTAGCGACAGCATCCTCGACGTTGTCGGCTCGAGCGGTCTGGTTACTGTGCACGCCCTCGTTCGCCTCGGCCGCAACTCCACGTCCGGCATCCCCACCGTCCAGCTCGTTGTAAACGGCGCGGTGGTCGACTCAGTGGAGGCACAGCCCAACTCCACGCAGTTCGGCAACACAGACCCACTGCGCGGCAGGCCCTCCTGGCTGCAGTGGACTGGGTCCATCAACGCGGGCGACGACATCATGCTCTCCGCGCTACGCACAACCTCCACCACGGGGTATGTGAACGATGGATCCTACCTGCTGATCGAGCCTGGGAATACCACCTACACGATGCAGCGAATGTACAAGAACACCTCGACGTTCAGCGTGCCTAACAGCCGAGCGATCGTCACTGGGTGGACTGCAGATGCGAAGTACCCCGGAAGCACGGTAAGCAGCAATCAGCTCGCCACTACGCTCAGCGGTACGGGTACTGCACGGGCGTACATCGTCAGCACTGGAAATAACTCCCCCGTTGAGGCATACCTCATGATGGACGGAGTGGACATCGGCAGCGTTACCATCCCCGGCAGCGACGCGACCGGGTACTGGATCACCGTACCCAACGTCACATTCACCGGATCAAACCTACTGAAGCTCGAAGCCCGGCGCACGAACACCTCGTTTACCCGGGCTATAGAGGACAACTCACCCGTCATCGAAGCATCCATCCCCTGATAAGGAAACCATGATCAACCGGGCCCTCGCGATCGTCACCTCTGTGGTCGCAGCACTCTTCCTCCTCGCCGCACCGGCCAACGCGGAACCCGTCACCGTCAATGGCGGTGATCAATTCTCTGTCGTTGGGGGACAGTTCTCCCCCACCCTCGCAGCTGTCGGGTACTGGCAGGGTCAGCGTGTCGCAATGACTGCCTCTCACAACGGATCCAAGGGTACGGTGGCACTCAAGAACGGTGTGCGGTTCGGTGAGTTCATCACCAACCCGAACGAGCTCGGCCGCGACGTCGGTTTCATCAAGCTCGATGACGACGTCGCATTCGGGCACAACCGTGGACTTTCGGTGGTCGCTGATCCCAAGCCGGTCTACGTGGTCTGCAAGTACGGCTACGGCATTGCCAACTCGGGTGAACGCTGCGGCCTCAACATCTCCGCATCAGCCACCAAGATGTGCTCCCTGTACCTCACCACGCCCCAGGACTCTGGTGGCCCGGTGTACTGGGGCAATCGCCTCTTTGGCGTCAGTAGCCAAGTCCTGGCCGGTGGATGTCCCTCCACTGCAGCCAAGGTCAACGGTGTAGGCTTCACCTTCCCCTGATCTAGACCAAGAAGCCCCCCTCGGAACTCCGGTACGAGGGGGGCTTCTTTGTGTCTCGAGGCGCTGCGATCAGAAAGGAAGGAAAGGTGCGACCCTCATCCACGCTCTCGATCAGCGACCCTGTTCCGGGTGTGCAAGGACACCTCTAGACACGGCCTAATGTACCCCGGTCTGCCATGGTGCGCAACCCCCTCCTCGCAGAAAGTTTCTTGGTGTACACTGAGCTGCGACGAAGGGAGAAGTGCATGCCACATGGAGAAGATGGACACGGGGATCGCCCCGGGGAGCAGGAGGGGAAGGTGCCGCCTGCAGACCAGAGACTGTGGGTCCTGCCACCGGGATTCGACGAGCTGGACACCCAGGAGGCTTGGGACCTCGGGATCCGGGACGATCCGATCGACTACAAGGCACTGCTCTACAGCTTCCAGGAGCATATCGACGGCTGGATCGACAACATGTGGACAGTCCTCGACACTTCCCAGCAGTTCGGCTACGAGAAGGAGTTCGAGCCCACCCGCAAGGTTGTGGAGAACCTCGAGCGACACGTTCGCGACTGGCACAGGGGGAACTGATGTCACCCACTTCTGAAGATGCACCATGGAGTGTCAACAAGCTCTCCACCGAGGTGTACGAGTATGTCCGCAAGCTCGGTGAGGTCTGGGTTGAGGGTGAGGTCACCAAAGCTCAGATCCGTGGTGGACGTCGCCTGTCGTTCCTGAACGTCCGGGACCTCCACCGCAAGGAGAGCATCCAGGTCACGGCCGACGGCGGTGTCATCCCCGACACGCTGCAGGTGGGTACCTCCGTGCTCATGCTCGGCAAGCCGCAGTACTGGAAGTCCAACGGCAATATGTCTCTGCGCATCACGAAGATCCGCGAGATTGGTGCCGGTACCCTGGCTGCCGAGCTCGCCGCACTCGAGCAGAAGATGGACCGCGAGGGACTGTTCCACCCACGGCACAAGATCCCCTTGCCCCACATCCCCAGGCGCATCGGGCTCATCACTGCCAAGAACTCTGATGCCGAGCGCGACGTGATCAACGTGGCACGGGACCGGTGGCCGGGGGTGTCGTTCAAGACCTTTGCCGTTCCCGTCCAGGGCAAGTCCACGGTGCGCGAGGTGAAGAAGGGTCTCGAGGAGCTCGACCAGGACCCGGGCGTCGACGTCATCATCTGCACCCGAGGCGGTGGATCCAAGGAGGACCTGCTGCCGTGGTCTGATGAGGGCTTGGTGCGTGCGGCGTTCGCTTGCAACACCCCCATTGTCTCCGCGATCGGTCACGAGAACGACTGTCCACTCCTTGACCGTGTGGCGGACCTGCGTGCCTCGACGCCCACCGACGCTGCGAAGAGGGTTGTGCCAGACCTCAAGTCTGAGATAGCCTCCATCGAGCGGATGGTGAAACACCTCGAGGACACGGCGTTATGGCGCATCGAGGCTCAGGTAGGGATGGTCAACAACCTAGCGAGTAATGGTGCGGCACTTGCGTATCGGGACATCGACAATCATGTCAACGGCGTTACGCGCCTAGCCAAAGATCTAGAGGTGGGTGCCCTTCTGCAGCTCGAGACCGCCGAGTCTGAGCTGAACTACCTCGAGGAGATCCAGAACGCGGTTGACCACACGAAGACACTGAGGCGCGGATACGCCATTCTGGTGGACTCGGCTGGCAATATCGTTAGCCACCCCGGTGACGGCGAATTGCTGCAAGTGATAACACACGATGACGAATACCTTGTCGTCGTTCAGAGAGGAGATGCATAGTGACACAGCCCATTCCGGAATCCTACGAGGCCGCATACAAAGAGCTCGAGGAGATCACGAAGAAGCAGCAGGTCGGGGGGGTTGCACTCGACGAGTTGGCCGCGTATGTTGAACGAGGAAGGGAGCTCAGAGAGTATTGCCTGTCGCAACTCCGAGCCACCCGTGAGCAGATCGAAACCAAGGAGGACACCGAATGACCGTGGACATCATCGGAATCACCCCGGAAGAGCTCGTAAGCAAGACTGTCGAGATCATCGAGCGTGATCCGGCGGTACACCAGTGAGTGACCAGTGGGTCGTCGTCGACCGAAACCACAAGGTGTGGTTTCCATATATCTACACGCCCCGAGACGAAAACCTCGCGCCGGAGCTGCTTCTCCACCACGAAGAGGCCGATACCGACATGGGCGACCTGGCTATGCCGGAGCTTGTCGAGGTGCTGAGCCCGGTTCGGGTGGTTCTCTACGACGACGTCAAGAGGGTTCGAGCAGAAGCCGAACTCAAGCGGGCCCAGGCTGAGTACGACGAGGCTGTCGCACGATCGCCCGAACGGATCAAGAAGTTGAGGGAGGAACTCAATGCAGAAGGACGCTAGGTACTACGCCGCGCTGGCATTGGCGGGATGGGCTTCGTCGCTTGCTCAGTCCAAGTCGTTGAGGGATTTGGACAAGGAGCCCTGGAAGTGGGATGAGATCGTCGAGTTCGCCGAGGAGCAGGTCGATAACCTGATTGAGGAAGTTGGGCAGTTCCGCAGTGACATTGCCTGACTCCAAGTTCATGGTCATCCAGAAGCCGAACTCACCGTACAAGTACTTCGGTCCGTTCGACACCCATGACGAAGCCGAGAAGTACATCGAGACAAAGGAGCTCAAGATGTCGTATGTCGCAGAGCTGAGGAAGCCATGATAGAACCCGTGAGCCCCGTCAAGGTCGACCCGGGTGGCATCGGGGGTGTTTGGCCGATCGTGGAAGCCTATGTGCTACAGGATGACTCCCGGGCTGACGGCGGTGGGTACGGAGTCCTCCTGTATAACATCAGGGACCAGTTCTACATCACCTCCCTGGTTGGCGGGACGGCGAAGGTGTTCCTGCGTGGGGAGATCGAGATCATGCGCAATGTGTGGTCTCCCGATCGACAGCAGATGCCGTTTTGATCAACTACGTACTCGTCGACCACGAGAATTCCAAGGCGGTGGCGTTGTTCATCTCTGAGGAGCGCGCAATGGAGTACTACTACGTGCATGGTGGGCTGAACAAACCGTGGGCCGTGTACCAGATGGAAGGAGTGGGCGGTGAAGCTGAGGATTCACAAGGAAATTAACTTCGGCATAGAGCCGATGGATGATGGTGCATCTTCAACCTACATGGGCATCAAGGGTACTCGGATCACTTTAGGAAAGTATGCCTTGGAGATCCGCCGGAAGCTCGACCACGAAAAGTCTTGGGGTGTACAGCCAGCCACCCCAACCCACTGGTGGAGACCGGGATGGGGTGGCGAACGTGGCAAGCTCTACGACGAAGCGTTTCTATCCCTGCGGAATTGGTGTGTCGAAGTGGTCCGCCACAACATCTCATTCGCTGAGTACTGTGGCGTAGATGATCTGCATCTGGACTGGATCCTGGATGAGTTCGACAGCTCATTCAATGAGCTCGCCGCCGCCAGCCTGAAGTTCCATCTCGAGCTCTCGATCTGCGACAACGAACCTCGCCGGGAGTTGTATGAGGACCTCATCGCCCGGCTGACCGAAGAGCCACCGGATTTCACCGACGAGGAGATGGCAATCCTCGAGCCCGAAGGCTGGAAGTGGTCGGATGACTTTGAGGACCTTCCGGAAGGCGGGGCCCGTCTGCGTAAGTCCCCGCCGGAGAAGAAGGCTGTGTACGAAGCCCACTGGAAGCGGAAGGCCGAGTACGACGCCCGCGTCAAGCAAGCCCGACACGACTTTGTGGACATCATGCCACACCTCTGGAGCTGACATGAAACCCATTGACTGGTACCTGATGAGACGCTACACCTAGAAGAAGGAGAACACATGCCCGAGATGATTGCCCCCGGAGTACTGAACTATGCATCAGTTCTCGACGAGACCACGCGCAAGCAGGCCGAGGAGATCGCCAGTCTGCCATTCATCTACCCCCACGTTGCGCTGATGCCAGATGCTCACGCAGGCAAGGGGTCTGCCGTGGGCACGGTGATCCCCACCAAGGACGCCGTCATCCCAGCGGCCGTGGGTGTCGACATCGGTTGCGGGATGATCGGCGTGGAGACCTGGGTCCAGAAGTCCGACATCGCCGGGATGGACCTAGCCCTCCTCCGTGAGTGCATCGAGAAGGAGATTCCACTCTCCCCCGGAAACTACAACAAGAACCCACGTTGGGCACCGCATACCACGGAACGTATCGAGTTGCTCGAGAGGCTCGCCGAGGACACAGGTGTGGACCTCTCACATTCGCCGAAGTGGCGGGAACAGCTCGGGTCGCTCGGCGGCGGCAACCACTTCATCGAGCTGTGCCAGTCGGTGATTGCGGAATACGACGACGGTGAGCTGTGGCTGTTCCTCCATTCGGGTTCGCGTGGTGTCGGCAACAAGATCGCCCAGAAGCACATCAAGATCGCCCAGAAGCTGTGCAAGCGATGGCATGTCCCGCTGGCGAATCCTGACCTGGCCTACCTACCCTCCGGCACGCAGGAATTCACCACCTACCTACGAGAGCTGCGGTGGGCCCAGCGATTCGCACTCGAGAACCGCGCCGAGATGATGGATCGGTTCGTCGCGGTTTTCCAGTGGTGGCTCGAGGATCAGGGGTACGACTTCCATAACGACGAGATGCCTGATGAGGTCGAGGTCCGGCGCATCAACTGCCACCACAACTACACCGAGAACGTCACGATCAACGGCGAGAGGGTGTGGCTGACGCGCAAGGGTGCGATCGACGCCAGCGAGGGCAAGTACGGACTCATCCCCGGCTCCATGGGCACCAAGTCGTACGTCGTTGTGGGGCAGGGGAATTCGTCTGGCCTATACTCGGCACCACATGGGGCTGGCCGGAACTTCTCTCGCACCGAGGCTCGCAAGCGGTTCACTGCGGACGACCTCGCGAAGGCCATGGAGGGCATCGAGTACCGCCACGGTGAGGAGTGGATCGACGAGATCCCCGCAGCGTACAAGGACATCGACCAGGTCATCGAGGACGCGAAAGACCTTGTGACAGTGGAGACCACGCTCAAGCAGCTGGTAAACATCAAAGGGGTGTAGCAGTTGCTGGAGGGTAGATCACGCACGCTGGAATCCCGCTACTGGAGCCGTGTTGAGGTAAAGGGTCGAGATGAGTGCTGGCCATGGACTGGAGGAGTGGAGCCTTTCGGCCATGGGGTGATCTACCTCGGAAGATTTTCGGGCACGCCCCGGAATGAGAAAGCCCACCGTTTGGCCTACGAATTCCATCACGGTAAACCGCCGGGGGACTTGGTCGTACGGCACACCTGTGACAATCCCCCTTGTCAGAATCCGAGGCATCTAATATTGGGCACCCAGGCGGACAACATCCGAGATATGTACTCCCGATCCCGGAACGTCAATGACGGCAGGCCTGGAACATCTCACCCCATGCACAAGATATCGGATGCGGACGTTAGGGACATGAGGGATAGGTACTCGTCGGGTGGAGTAAGATACAAGGATCTGGCCCTGGAGTATGACCTAAGCGAAGCTCAGGTGGGCCGCATTATCAAAAGAGAAAGATGGAAGCATCTCCCATGACCACCGACGAACAAGTCACCCCGGGATATGAAGTTCCGAGCAAACTCACCGAGACCGCCATCCACGGTCGATGTCAGCACCGCATCAAAGACGAGCGCGGTCTCATGTCCCAGTGTGACCTGATCCACAAGCACAAGGGTCGACATGCTGACGTCCTGCCCTCGGGTATGCCCCGGATCGTATGGGAAGACCATGAGTCGTTCTCCGTGGATGACCTGGAGCGCAAGGCTTTTGAGAAGCTCAAGAGGGCTCGCGATGATGTCTACAACTCCTTCGACGATGCCGAGTGGGCGGTCAGTGAACTCCGCAAAGCCGCTGCGGAGTGTGGCAACGAGCGCCTCGTCAGGCTCCTAGACGAATGCAAAGTGAAGGACTACTATGTCGAAGACGGGATCGAATTCCCCTTCGATGACACCATCGAGGACTTCATGAACAGCCTAGGAGGAACCAGGTGACAGCATACACGTTCAATTCGGCAGGCCTGAAACATCAAGAGCCGGTTGACATCCACATCCCGAACACGTGGATCGAGGGTAGCCCTAACCTTCGACGCGCATCCCTCAAGGACGCCGTGTTGTTCGGCGGTCCGGCGATCCAGCAGCTGCTCACCTACGCACCCATTGTCGGCGACCGCAAGCACATCTTCGTGGACACCAAGGTGTCGATGCTGATGCCCGGCTGGATGCCCGCAATCCCCGGGTGGCACACAGACGGGGTGCCGCGCGGAGACGAGAATGACCCGGCAGGAACCGGTGACCCTAACCTAGCTCGGCAACTCGAGGAGCGCTCCCCTCAGTTCCACACCATCATCGCCGGAATTCCCTGTCTCACAGAGTTTCTCGGCGGAATGCACATCCTGGACCTCAAGCACGACCGATCCTCGAAGCTCTACACGGAGATGAACAACCTCGTAGAGAAGTTCCTGAGCGAAGGGGTTTGGGAGACAGTCAAGCCCCACCCTCTCGTTTGGTCCTCCTGGGACTGGTGGCAGATCCATCGAGCCACTCCATCCACAGTTCGTGGCTGGCGGCTCTTGATTCGCATCACCGAGTCCGATACGGTACCACCAGCGGACACGAACTTCATCCGGACACAGAATCAGGTGTACGTACCAGCGGATACAGGATGGTGATTCCTTGCCTAGGCCCAGGAAGACTCGTCTGACCTGCCCGGTCTGCAGTGAAGACTTCCTAGGCCTGTCGGACCAGATCTTCTGCGGCAATAGGTGCCGTAACAAGAGGACTGGTCGGTCTCTGAAGACCGAACTTAGTCGGCTAGTGGACACAGGACAGTACAGCACCGCCCTGGAGAAGCTCAGGGATATGTGTGAAGTCACCAGCGATGGGTGCTGGCTGTTTCCTACTACCAACAAATATGGCTATGGTCAAATGATGGTCGCCAGGTCTCGCACGACCGTTCACAGGCACTCCTACGAATGGTCTACCGGAGTGCAGCTGGACCCCTCCATGCCGGTTCACCACTCGTGCTCACAGAAGGCTTGTTGCAATCCAGAGCACTTGCAGTGCGTCACTCCTCAAGAGAATCTGGCAGAGATGCTCGAAAGACGATACTATCTATCGAAGATATCCAAGCTGGAGTCCAGGATCAAAGAATTGGAGGCTGAGAATGAACGTCTACTTCACCTCGGACACCCACCACGGTCACCAGATGGTGGCTGAGACCAGGTTCCCTGAGTTGGATCCATCAACGGTGGTTGAGGTGCATGACGAAGTCATCACCAACAACCTTCTCAAGTTGCTAACCAAGCGTGATGTTCTGTGGCATCTGGGGGACATCTCGGCGGGTGGGTCGGCAGCCCAGCGAGCAGCCCTGGCGACCTGGGATAGGATCGCGTCGGAAACCGGGTGCAAAATTCACCTAGTCGTTGGAAACCATGATGGTCCGTTTCCCGGGAACCACGATGCCCACAAGTGGTTTCCGGAGTATGCCGCAGTCTTCGATTCGGTTTCCTCGTCGGCGTCCCGCAAGATTGCCGGTCACCGGGTGTGCTTAAATCACATGCCATACGAGGGTGACCATACCGACGAGGACAGACATGTTCAGTGGCGACTACGAGACACTGGTCGCTGGGCACTTTCGGGACACACCCATCAGTCACACCCCCTGTCCCTCCATGCTCGCCAGATCAACGTGGGGGTAGACGCCTGGGGTCTCTGGCCTGTATCGTTGGACGTCATCGCCCGGATCATCCAAGGTGCCGAAGATGGCACCCTGGCTCCCGAGGACTTCACATGGATCGGAGGTAGAGGATGAGTGTCGTGGCGGCAGCCGCATGGGGTGGCCTCCGGATTATTCACCACAAGCATCTGATATACGGGGACATCTGGCAGATAGAGGTCAAGGACTCCTACTCCTCAGACGGCTGGTCTCATGTCCGAGTGTTCCATGACTGGAGTGTGGTCCGGGACTGGTGGCACAACAACAACGGCCGAGACCTCGGGGTGAAGCCAAAGGTGAGCGAATGAGCGGCAACTACGGTGACTGGAACCACGACATCAAGATGGTCATCAGCGACAGGTGGAACTGTTCCTGTGGCAAGTGGAGCATCCCGTGGAGCACCAAGGGTGTGACCGAGGCGTTCTCCCGGCACCTCCTCAAGAAGATGCGTGAGCAGAACATCATGGCCATGCATCGGGGGACAGCCGACGAGGCACCAATCCGGCTGGTGGCTTCAGATCCCGCCGATCACCTCGTCACAGGATTCATCATCCAGATGTGGAAAGACGACGAGTGGAAGTTCGTTGAAGGTGCCTACGACTGGGAGCAGGCCCGGGAGAAATGGGCCAGCTGGGGCGGTCAGCCCCTCCGCGACAAGCCTCCCTATCCACCCACCACCCGGAGAGAGAAGTGAAAAGCGCCGAGCGGTCTGTCAACGAGGCCCTCGTCGGCATCCGGAGCCACCACACGCACATCATTTGTCAGCTGTGCACCGGACCATACTGGTCTGCTCCGGTTGGTGATCGGACGAGGCTGATCGATGAGCTCACCGAGCACCTGTGCACGGTACATGGAGACGAGTTCGAGGAGGAGTCCTGATGGCCGTACGAGAGAAGAAGACCATCACCCACATCTGTGACAGGTGCGGTGCTGAAGTGGTCGCCCTCTGGCAGCCGGGCGATTGGCGCAGGATCCATCTGCTTGAGGGTCGCGCGGACATCGGCAAGAAGGACATCTGCAAGGAGTGCGGTGACAGCCTCGATCAGTGGTTCTACCAACTATGAGCAACGCCTACGTTTGGATCGTCTACCAGCGAGCGTGGTGCGACGACGACGACTGCATGGCTGGCGGTGCCGGTGACTGGACCACTGCGGTGTTCTCCACCGAGCAGACGGCCAAGCAATTCGTCGAGCAGCGTAACTCTGAGAGCATCTTCACCCCATACCACATGCGCCGCGAGACGGTTCGAACATCACTAAAGGACGCTAGGGGGTTGTACTGATGAGCAAGATCGACCGCGATGAGCTGGAGGAGAGGATCGATCGTGCCATCCGGGCCCTGTACTCTATTAGGTTGTCATATGATGTCGACACCCCTCCATATGACCGCATCAACGGAAAGATCGAGGGCCTGAAGGTCGCCCAAGACTATGTGAGAACGGAGCCCGAGTGTGAGTGAAGTGGACCACCTGCGCGAAGAGGTTGCCAAGCTCCGGCGACATGCAGACCGGCTTGCGTTGACCCTGGACCTGGTCTTGCACGACGCCCACCCCGTGTATGCAAACACGTCGGGTTGGCGCGGAGGAATCGGCGGGTCTGCCTTGACCCCCGGGTGCTCGATCATCGACCCACCCCCGGATTCGGATTGGACCCAGTACGACCTACCGTCCAAGCCGCTTCGTGAGTACCTGGCTGAGTATGGCGTCAGTGCCAAGGATTGGGCCAGAGGCAAGGCGATAATCAAGCACGAACTGGAGGGAGAGCTGAAATGAGTGAACTAGACGACGCCGAGGTGGACTACGGACTATCGCTGGCCATCCCCTACTTCGACCCCACGGACTGTTACCCCGAGTGGAGCACCGACACCCTGCGTGATGCATACCGCGCCGGTTGGGAAGACCGTGAGCTCGAGTACGAACGATGCAGAGAGGAAGGGCGACGATGAGCCTAGCAAAGCGACAGTGGGATCACGACTTCTGGGTAGAGGACCGAGATGCCCGCGCCGGGGCATTCAACCCCTGCCCACTGTCTGATGGATTCACACTCTACGAGCACTGGAATGTCACAGAGCTCGGCCCGTTCCTGGTGCTGATCACCTCATCGCCGTACGACATCGGCGCGCTCGAGGAGGGGGACTTCATCCTGAAGCGGCAGTACGCACCGGCCGGTGCACCCGAAGTGTACAACTGCGTCCGCCCGAGGACGCCATGACTGATCTACCCCCGAGTCTGGGCACCTCCTCCGACGACTACTGCTGCGTCTGCTGGGGATGTAAGTGGGAGGACCACGAGCACACCTGCAGCCTGACCAAGGAGCAGCGGTGGGCGAACGAGCAGTACTGGCAGGATTCCATCGAGGATCTCACGAACGGCACGGGAGAACCGTGTCTGACCTGCGGTTTAACCGGTGGGTGGCACACTGGAGAGTGCGCTGATCGCCGCGAAAATCTATAGTAGGGAAACGGTAGGCAGTCGTCGACCGAAAACCTCCGACCAGCGTGCTATGGTGTCACTTATGAGATTACCCCAGTCTCATAAGTAACCCACCTGACTACCACTTTCAGACTATCGATGCAGGTAAAACCTGTACACATTTACACACGGGTGTTTTTGGTACCACTTGATACTTGTTGGTAGTAGGTGATACTGTAGGCAGGCAGGAACAACAGAAGGAGGAGTCATGACACCGAAGCCACCGTTGCTCACTGAGGTCGTCACAACCATCGTCGTCAAGCAGCGCCCAGGCGTCCCTGGGCAGGCGCAGCCACGCATCACCTCGACCCGCCTGGAGGCCACGTGGGAAGTGGATCCGGCGGCGAGATGGATCGAGCCGGTGCAATCCCTTTCCGAGGACGGGTTGGAGTTCGATGTGGATTCAATCATGGCGACCTACCTCGACGGTGAACCGGACTACGTGGAACTCAGCGGGCGACGCGCTGGGGACGACTGGAGGCGCGGGTCATGGTACGGCCCCCGCTCCGACTGGAAGGGCTGCCCACCCAAGGTGCTCGTCCTGCTCGGGATGTTCCGGACAGACGGCTGGCGGGAGGCGATCAAGTGAACGGACTCGAGTTCATCGCCACGATCACCGGCCTCTGCTTGGCGGCGATCACGATCCAGGCCGGTCTCTACTACCACCACGTCCGCAAGGAGAACGCCGCTCAGCGCGAATCGCTTGGTAAGTGTGATCACGCCCTGACATCCAAATGGGAAGATGTCGGCAGGGTCAACTACTACAAATCCACCAGCCCGAGCCCGCTCGAGATCCCCTACAAGACCACAAGGAAGCAGCGGCGCGAGTGCGGTCAGTGTGGACTGGTTGAATACCATGAAGCTGTGGAGTCGGAGGCGAGGTCATGAGCGCCGACAATTGGACCACGTGCGAGAACTGCTTCGAGGAAGCAGAGCAGGCGCACCAACGATTTCTCCAGAACGAAGACAAACGACTCCGGGAGTTGTACGGGAAGGTCGCCCCGGAGGAGTACCTCCGTGCAGTAGCCGACTCCAAGCAAACCGAGCTCGAGTCTCAAGCTGTAGTAGCCGACGCGGCGGTGGACAATACCTTCCGCGAGGACTATGAGTTCTACGGGGCGAGCGAGGGGTACGTCCACATCTCCTACTGCGGCCGGTGCACCGTGTGTGGATACGGTCTGGAGTTCAACGACACCCGGGATCTGGAGAAGCCGAAGTGAGCAACGAGCACGAGGCAGCGGACGCGATCGACGAGTTGGTCGAGCAGGCCCTCGAGAAGAGGTCCGAGAGCCGCGAAGCGGTTACTGCGTCCAGCTCCTACATGGAGGAGGTTGGTCAGACCGTCAACCCAGAATTCTCCCAGGTCTACGACGCCCTCGAGAAGAGGTCCGAGCGGCGCGAAGCGCTCAAGGACCGTCCCGACATCCGCGAACTCGAGAAGTGGGTCCAGAACCTCGAGGGCACAGCGTTCATCCTGCAGCACCTCGGAGCCGACAAGTCCACTCGCAAGGGTGTGCAAAAACAGATCAAGAAACTCAACAAGAGGATCAACGAACTCCGGTTCGATTTCTGAAGGAGGAGACATGGCACTGAATGTGGAGCTCGCGGAGAGGATCCTCGAGCAGGTAACCAAACACCCGGAACACCACGACCAAGGCATCTGGGGGACTAAGGACGATTGCGGGACCAATCTCTGTATCGCCGGTTGGGCACTCGTACTGTCCGGCCAGGACGCCTGGGATCCCGCAGGTATTACAGGAGCCCTCATCTTGAGGCCCAAGGGCGGAGGATCGGTGCGACAAACGGCCCAGGAGCTTCTAGGCCTCGGTTACTACGCTGCAAACCGACTTTTCCTCGAGTCGACGGAGGTTGAGGCAGTGGACTACCTCGAGCGGCTGATCGACTACGAAAGGCGGAATTCATGAAGCTCAACATCGAGCTCGCGGAGAGGATCCTCGAGCAGATCACCGAACACCCCGAGACACACGACCAGTCGCACTGGGGTGAGGTCAGGGAGTGTGGAACCGTGTGCTGCATCGCCGGGTGGGCGATCTTGCTCAGCGATGACCATAGGGTCAGGTTCAGCGAAGGTGGAGTCAGGTCGCCAGCACTGGAAATCCTGGTCGGGGAGAACTATTGGACCGGTTACGACGACGACGTGTCTCGCCGTGCGGCGCATCTTCTCGGACTAGACAACTACTCGAGTCTCTTCTATGAAGGTGATGAGAACTATGCCCGAGAGAAACTCGCATGGCTGATCGAACGAGCCAAGAAGGACAAGGAGGAAGCATGACTGAAGTGAACGTCGAGCTCATCGACAAGGTTCTGGAGGCCGTCGAGAAGCACCCGGAGCAACACGACCAGGGAAGCTGGGGGTTCAAGGAGGAGGGCTGCGGAACCACCATGTGCGTCGCTGGGTGGGCTGTGGTTCTCAGTGGTCACCCACACACGTGGGAGCGTAGTGGGTGTCAGTGCTGCGGAAACTACTACCATCTCACCATCCCCGAGCGTGATCAGTATGGTGTCCAGGAGTGGGAGCGGGTGGGGGCCGAGCTACTCGGAATTCCTCACATCCACACCGAACTCGACCCGGAAACAGACTCGAGCGAATATCATGAGTGGATCGCGGAAGGCAACGTTGACTGGGCGTACCGACTGTTCAACCAGGCCGACGAGGAAGAGGCCAAGCAGATCCTCGTCGGACTCCGGGATGGTACCATTGTTCCATGTCCGATGAACTCGAGTCCCGAAGAGTAGCAGCCTACGCCAAGCTAGAGCAGGTGGTGCAGGAGCTCAGTGATATCTCAGACGAGGAAGCGGATGGTGAGTTGGAGCCCAACGTACCCACCGCCTGGGCCCTGGTGATCGGGTTCGACTACGTGAGCGACGACGGGGGTAGTGGTGGATACACTGGCATCTACCCCCGCGATGGTCAGCAGGCCGGTTGGAAGACAACCGGGATACTTAGTCAGGCTTTGGCCTACCTCTCGGGGAAGTGATGGCCACCGTCACTGAGTACAGGTGTCTCGAGTGTGGTATGACATGGATCTGGCGGAATACCACGGAGGGGCTGAGAGGATACGATCGAGTGAACAAAGCACACGACGACAATGTGCGCCCCACCTACCCATGTCGCGGCAAGAGGAAGTGGGGATGTACCAAGACCTTCTGGGCGCGAGGCTGGAAGTGCGGGGGCTGTCAGACCAAGTATCACGAATTCTGGGAGGCTCAGCGGGATGGCAAGGCGTGACAAAGCATCGGGTGGCATCCGGCAACGAGACGGGAAGTGGATCGCCTCAGTAGAGGGCAACCCCGACCCGGTCACCGGCAAGCGAAGACGGATACAGCGGTCGGCACCAACCAAGTCGGCAGCGCAGATCGAACTACAAAAGCTGTTCACGATGGTCCGCACCAGACAGGACCGAATCGTAGCAGGCAATATGAAACTCGGTGACTGGCTTGACCAGTGGCTCGAGGATCGCGAACACCGGATGAGGCCGAGCTCCATCCGGCGTTACCGCGTTGACGTGGAGCACATCCAGAACGTGATCGGCAACATCCGACTGGATAAGCTGACCAAGAACCACGTCAAGAGGATGTCTCAGGAGCTGCAGGCCACACAGTCGGCGGGGGTGGCGCGCTCCTGTCATGAGCTGCTCCACAATGCACTGGCTGACGCTATTCGGGTGGATCTCCTGCAGGACAACGTGGCTGGGGAGAAGGGGCCGAACAAGGCTGTAGCCAAGAAGAAGAAGCGAGACCGGCTCTCCGCACAGCAGGCTGCGTGGCTGATCACCTATCATCGGTCGAATCCGTATGTGTCCCGATGGATCGTCGCGCTCATGACTGGCATGAGGCAGGGCGAGGTGCTCGGACTACGGTGGTCTGACATCGATTTCGACACCGGCATCATCCACGTGCGTAAGCAGCTCATCCGAGTACCAACCGAGCATGGTTGCGAGACCCCATGCGGGCGTACGAGGTCCGGGGATTGTCCTGATGTGAAGTACATACTAGGGCCCGACAAGGATGAGTACGAACACCTCGAGGGCACAGCATTCCTGGGGCCAGTGAAGTCTGACGGATCTTTCCGAACCTTCCCGATCCCGAGGTTTCTACTTCAGGTCCTGCTCGAGTACAGAGAGCAAACGGAGTGGGGCCGCAATCCGCACAACCTGGTGTGGCGGTACCTGTCTGTCGGTGATCCGATCGCGGCATCCATGGACTACAAGTGGTGGAAGCAGGCCCTAGCCGAGGCGGGGCTTCCGGAGGTGACACTACACTCCGCACGCCAAACGGCCGCAAGCGTTCTCGTATCCATGGGACTCGAGATCAGTCAGGTGCAGCGAATCCTTGGACACAGCAACATCTCCATGACCGAGGTCTACTCAGACGTGGACATCGAAGCCATCCGCGAGAGCATGAACCGGTTCGGCGTCACGCTGGAGGCGGGTGTGGAGGATCCTCCTCAGCTTGAGCAATAGCGGGCCACTCGCCGAAGTAGTCCGCCCAGATCTCCTCCCACTCATTGACGGTGGTCTTTATCTGAACCCAGGCATCACCCATCTTCTTCTGCATCTTCACCTGCTCCGCCCGGGAGAGATACAGCACGGGCCCCTCCGCCCACGCACCGGGGCAATCCCCCTGCTTGGGCAGTCCGTGCCAGGCGTTCCTACATCCACGTGGGCACCACTCAGCCTGAGTCCGGCCTTCGCCGCCGCGCATCAACTCATCGATCGTGGCATCCAGCTCAGCGAAATCGGTAATTGTCACACCCCCTCGATAGACTTACAACAACACATACAGAGAGGCTACACCCAATGAGCAAGCAAGCCAAGTCCGCTAAGCCACCGAAGATTCGAGTGGGTGATCAGGTTCTGATCGGCCGATACGGATTCTACTGGACCGTCACCGGATTCACTCTGGGGATGAACCCTCGAGTCACCATCACCCGACCCGCGCGCTTCGATCAGGCGCACATCGGCAACGTCTACCCGAGCACGTGGGGTGATGAGGACTTCCGGCGCAAGGGGTACGGCAGCGTCACCACCAAGGTTGCGAAGTCTCTTGTGCAGGTGCAGGCATGACCGACATCAATGACCTCCTCGTCCCCGGGTATGAGATCAACGGCCGTGCAGTGGTGCTGGGTAAGTACAAGGCCGGTTCGGCGGAGTGGCATGCTGCACGCGCGAACCGACTCGGCGGGTCTGAGGCTGCGGTGGCTTGCGGTCTCTCACCGTGGGAGTCACGCTTCTCCCTGTTCTACCGCAAGAAGGGTAAGCTCGACGACATCGAGATCACCCCGGCCATCGAGTGGGGCAACCGACTTGAGTCAGTGGTCTACGACAAGTACTCCGAGAGCCTGGGCCCGGGCGAGGTCATCACCACCGGCCACACCTACCGATCGCTGGTCCCCGGCTACGGCTGGGTGAACGCGAACCCTGATGGCGTGGTGTGGAAACGAGACGAGTTCGGTGAGTGGCAGCCGATCCGCATCCTCGAGATCAAGACCAGCGCCCGAGGTGAGGGGTTCGGCACACAGGAGTCCGGCGTCATCCCTATCTACTACCGGATCCAGGTTCTGTACTACGCCTGGTGTTTCGGCATCGGCAACATCGAGCTCGCTGCACTGATCAGTGGTGTCGACTACCGGGTGTATAAGGTGGACTACGACTCCGCCGACGTGGACTACATCCTAAAGCAGTGCCAGGACTTCATCCACAAGCTCGAGAACGACATCAAGCCGGACCTGAGCACCGACACCGCAACGTACGAGGCGGTGCGCCAGCTGAACCCGGAGCTCGATCCCGACATGTCGTGGGAGCTCGAGGAGGACCTGGCGGTGAAGTACCTCGCGATCGAGGAAGCCTACCGGAGGCTCAAGGTGCTGCGCGATGGAGTGCACGCTCAGGTCATCGACGAGGTGGCTCCTGCGCGGCTGGTGAAGTTCAACGATCGCATCATCGCTCGTCGACAGATGCCCGGCCGAGGAGACAACCCATACCTGCGCTACGTGGCCCCGGCTCCCGACTACGGAACCAGCGTCATCGCCTACGCCAGAGCACACGGCCTCCTGGTTGACTACGACACCTCAGACGTATAGCCTGATACGTGTACGCATCAAAACCAACCAAAGGAGCGCTATGAGAGACATCCAAGACGCGCCAATGATCCTCGAGGTCGGCGATCACATCAACCCCGTCGAAAAAGGCTTGGGCTGCATCATGGAGATGGTGTCGTGGCTCAACGGTGACGAGGTGGTCACCGACAAACCCAACTGTGTCGAGGAACAGGTCGCAATGTTCATGTGGAACATCAACGACAAGGGGCTCCTCAAGTACGGCATCCCGGCGCGGGGTGGCGACGGAAGTCCTCGATCCTATCGCGCGGCCGATGCACACCAAGTCGCGGAGCTCACCCGCCTGGGTCTGAAGGTGATGGGCAAATCCGGTCCGTACACAGTATCCGATGGGATCAAACTCTATCACCACATCTCGGCCACGGCACGGACGATCGTCAAAACCAGCAAGACCTTCGACGAGATGATTGCGCTGGCCGACAGGTACCTCGACAACATTCTGATCGACTACAGCCCGCACGGAGAAGAGGTCCGAGAGCCGCGCAGCGGTCAACTAGAAGGGGAGAAGGTATGACCAGCAACAAGAACGAAGCCTCAGAACTGATCGGGCCCGCACTCAGCTTCATCGCAGGGATGGCGACCGGCGTGCTCGAGGATCTGCTCACGACGAAGGCCGAGACCCCTGACGAGACCCCCAGGGAGACGTCTGATGATGTGCGGCGGCTCGAGGGCCAGATCGCGGAGCTGAAGACGATCAACGAAAGGCAGTACCAGTCGATTGGGACACTGTCTAAGATCGTCGGACTGGATCCGGATTCCACCCTCGAGGATCTCGAAAACATAGTTCGAGCAATCGTTCGAAACGCCACCCGACCATCGGCACCCGGTTCGGTAGACCCAGAGATCCTCGCGCAGATGATCTTCGACGAGGTGACCCCGGACTACATCTCCTGGCAGCGCATCTCCGCCGAGGGACAGGACCTCTACCGTGAGGCCGCGCGCAAGGTCCAGAACTACATCCGGGCGGAGCGCTGATGAGCCACCCGGACAAGTATGGCATCACGGCCGAGGAGTACGAAGCGGCGGCCGAGATGCTGGTGAAGATCGCCATGGGCAGACACCCTCATGACACCTCCCCAGCGGCCATTGGGTGGAATCCAATGGAGCTGCAGTCGTATGGCCGGGCAGCCAAATCCCGAAGCGCAGCCGCCGACAAGCTGATCGACGCCGTGACCGCCTCCCTCGCCATGTCCGAGTCGCAAGAACCGTGCGAGCTTTATCGCCGCCACGCCTTGTCCCTATACGAGGCGGGGCTGCTGAAGGATCCCGAGAAATGACGTTCAGTCAGCTCGAATACGTACGCCTGCAGGACAATCTGGAAGACGACAAGAGGATAGCCCGGCGATTCCGGGTGGCATTCATCGCGCTCGTCCTCTTGTCGGTTGGTTTGTGGTTCCTGACGGGGTACGGAATCTACACCAACGTGAATGACCTCATCCGACAGGAAGACTCCGAAGGGATGACTACCACGGGCGCTCTGTTCGGCTTCATGGCCACCTTCGGAGCCGCAGGCGTGTGGACCGAACTGAACAAGAGGAACGAGCAAGTGCGGCGGCGCAACCGGAGAATCCGAGACTACCTGATCGAGAACCCACGTCCGGACAAGGAGAAGGAATACCTGTGAAAGAGATCTGGCCTCCGGACGGGATGGATCCTGCGTGCTGGGACATCCTCATCGGTGCACAGTGGCGATGGAAGAAGCTGGATGATCCAGACCAGTTCGAGTTGATCGTGCACGAAGACGGCAGCGGAGTTTCATTCAACTCGGGCACTGGGTGGACCAGTCAGCACACAGGAGTCCTCAGCTATGAACAGCTGAAGTGGCTGTCGGACAAGTGGTTCGACATCTTCTATGCCATAGAGAAGTATCGAGCCAGGGAGGGCAAGTGACCCAGAAGCCAGACCTCGATCGCGACATCGAGGAGATCAAGAAGGACCTCGTCGAGCTGTACGGTAAGTACCGATTCATCGTCGAGGTGGGTGCGGAAGAGGGTGCCTACTGCGAGGGGTGGGCGGATGGTTGGAACGGTGCATACCACCGCATCATCAAGTTCATCAAAGATCGGGGCGCGCCGTCGTTGATGGCCGTGCTCGAGGACATTGAGCGGCGGGAAGCCGCGCTCGAATGACCGCAACAGACCTCGAGACAGTCTCCGTTACCGAGCTCGAGGAGATGGTCAACAACCAACTCCAATGCGAGGTCCGGCACTACATAGGAGACTATGGATACACGCAGTGCGAGCAACCGGCCGCGTGGTCTGTCACCAAGAGCTGCTGCAGGAAACGGGTCTACCTATGCAACAACGACTATCAGTACGTGAGCTACAGCGATGGCTCATTTGACTGCCTGCGTTGTGATATTTCGCACGATCCAGCTCGACGAATCATCGCCTCATCCAGAAAGATATAGGACATGTCAGAAATCCAGCAGCAGGCCGAAGCTCAAACCCAGGCGCACCCCACCGCAGTGCTCGACGACTACCGTGGCGCTATCGCATCGGTGGCACCTCCGGGGACGAACATCGACCTGTTCATCCGTATGACCAAGTCCAACGTCAACCGCAGCGACGAGATTGTGGCAGCGGTGAAGCGAAACCCTGGGCTGTTCATGCAGGCCGTGATGGACTCCGCCGCACTGGGTCACATCCCCGGTAGCGAGTACTACTACCTCACCCCACGTCGAGACGGCATCAGTGGCATCGAGTCGTGGAAGGGTGTGGCCAAGCGCATCTTCAACACCGGCCGGTACCAGCGCATTGTCTGTGAGGTCGTGTACGAGGGTGAGCAGTGGGAGTTCCAGCCCGGTGAGGACCTCAAGCCCAAGCATGTGATCGACTGGGACGCACGTCAAGTCGGCAGCAAGGTGCGATTCACCTACGCCTACGCCGTGGACTTCGAAGGCAACCCATCCACCGTGGCAGTGTGCACCAAGCTCGACCTGGACAAGGCGCAGAAGCAGTCCCGTGGCAAGGTCTGGGATCAATGGTACGAGCAGATGGCGAAGAAGACTGCCATCAAGCGGCTCGAGGACTTCGTGGACACCAGCGCAGTGGACTTGCGCGCGGATGGGTCCAGCCGACGTCACTCCGCTGAGGTCGCTGAGTAACCATGGCCACCTTCTTGCGGTGGCCGTCGAACGTCCCCTACCTGTGGAATGACGGCCCCCGACAAGGCATCCCATTCGAGTGGCTCGTAGGATTCGAGACCATCTCCGAGCTCTCGGTCGGTCAGGTCATCGAATGCCGGGAGCGTTTGGCAAAGGTCAAGGGAACGATTACCATCAGTCTAGTTGACTACACCGGGGGCGTGTTCTCCGGTGACGTGAGATGGGAGTTCAAGACGTGACCACCGCTGCAGACATCGAATGGGATGCGGTGAGGCTGTTCAACAGCATCCCGCGCGAGAAGAAGTACCACCCCGTGTGGAGCAAGGCCCCCGAGGAGTACCGCGCCAGCTTCCGTGAGCTGGTTGAGGATGCTGATGTGCTCAATGAGCATTACAGGCTACCCCAAGGCGACATGTCGGGGTCTGCATACCCAAACGGATTTTGCAAATGCGGCAGCCCGCTAGAGAAATGCAAGATACGAAAGTTCCTACTAACGCCCCCAAAAGGAGTGCGTCCCAGTGAATAACACAGACGAGATCGCCGTCAGCATCAAGCGCGCGGCCGAGCTCCTAGGCGTCAGCCAGTCCCACATCCGGGACGAGATCCGAGCGGGCAGGATCGTGGCACGACGCATCGGCACCAAGATGATTCGCATCAAGGTGTCCGAACTCGAGCAGTATATCGACGCCCGCCCCCTAGTAGGAGATGAGGAGGACCTATGAGCGTGAAGTTTGTATTGCCCAGCGTGGAAGTGGCTGGCATAACCCACCCCTCCGATCATGTCTTGGATGCACTGGATTGGTTCCGGGATGAGAACAGCGGGGATTGGGATGACTTGGAGCAGGCACTGCCAGAGTACGGCGGGCGGATGTGCTACCAGTCGTGGGACCGGCCTAACCCGGCCACCGCTACCAATAGCGGGTACCTGCACAACATTCAGAAGCAGAGTCACTACAGCGTCCTCGAGCACACCTCAGTCAGCTTCGCGATCGAAGGCGTGTCCCGCACACTGAGTCATGAGTTCGTGCGGCACAGGCACTTCAGCTACTCACAGCTGTCACAGCGCTACGTGGACTCGAGTGATGTGGCATTCGTGCTACCCCCGGCGTTCGAGGGTGATGAGCTCGCCGAGAGGATGTTTGAGATAGATGCCGAACACTCGCTGCGGGCCTACGAGTTCTACCAGAATCACCAGATGGCCAAGGGTTTGACCAAGAAGCAGGCCCGAGAGAGTGCGCGCGCTGCACTGCTCAACGCGGCCGAGACCAAGTTTCTAGTGAGTGGAAACCTGCGGGCGTGGATGGAATTCCTTGTCAAGCGCGACAATCCGGCGGCGGATGCTGAGATCCAAAGGCTGGCAAGGATGATCTCGGATGAGCTGGCCTACATCGCACCGGCAGTGTTCAGTGAGGAGTCCCGAAAGACTTGGGACACATCGTATGCGCAGAGGGTGGCCCGGCAGTGATCACTGTACCCATCTACGTCAACTCGAGAACCATTGGGCAGCTGTACATCACTCGGATCACCAACGTCGATGAGGTTGGTGACGATGACCAGGTAAGCACCTACCAGGTTGAGCTGTGGACCGCCGAGGAGAAGGCTACCTTCAACCTCGACCACCGATACGGCGACGGCGCTTGGCTATTGATCTCCAAGGCGCTGGCAGAGTACCATAAGATCCGTGGAGAATCATAACCGAAGCTGCGCCTGGGCCACCCTATTCGAGGTGTGCGACGAGGTCCCCACCCACGAGATCGACTTCAAGTGGTGGGGGCCTCGTTTGTATTGTCAGGCGCACTGTGATGAGATGCTGGGAGATGGGAAGAGTAAGACCGTGAAGAGAGTGAGAGAGCTATGAGTGGACGACAGCAGACGGCGCACGAGGCGGTACGTCAGGGCCGGTGGAGGACGCTGCGCGAGGACAGTGGGTGGGAGACTTACGCAGAGGCCGACTCGGCGATGAACCTCAATCCCGGAGCCTGGGAGATCCTGGAGAACCAGACCGGTTGGAAGGTGCCACTCAACCAGCTGCAGGCTGCACGAGACATCGAGAAGGCTCTGAACCTAGTGCCCGACTGGTTGCAGGGGTACAGCCAGTTCAGCAAGGTGGTGAAGCCTGGATCTACCCGACGCGGCCGCGCGTCAGGACGAACGTATGTCGATGCCTGGCCTGCGCAAGTCCACCTCGACCTAGCTGTCCATGAGTACGGATACGCCATGAGTGAAGACGACCACGGCTGCGGGTACATCGGCGAGTTCCTGAACATCGGATCAGATGAGTGCCTAAGCCGGTTGATCAACGCGAAAAAGGGTGAGGTGCTAATCGATTCCGAGTTCTCGAAGGGACTCCTCGAGATACCACTGAACCCTAAGTGGCGAGCACCGAGTGCCATTGGGGCACAACGACGTCTGCGTGGCCTGCTCGCGTGGGGGTACTCACCCTCGGTGCTGCGGAATAGGCTATCTATGCAAAAGGTGGTGTTCGACCGAACCGTATTCGGAAGTGGAACAGTGCCACTGAATATCAAGATGGGCTCCAGGGTGTCGAGGCTGTTCATTGAACTCGAGCTCGAGCCGGGCACCTCCCGGGTCGGCAGGGGGCTTGCGGACAAGTACGGCTGGGAGCTCCCCTTCCAGTGGGACGAGGAAGCCATCGACCGTCGGGCAGCCAAGCCGGGGTACGCGCGTACCGAGGAAGATGAGCCGAGGGAGTATACACCAGCCGAGCGACAGGCCATCATTGGGTACGAGCTGTCACGTCACTGGGGGTACTGATCGGGACGTGTAACACGGGTACACACTGGAGGTGTCACGAATGTTGGTGTAGGGTGATAGTCATGAGTGAACACAATCAGGATTGGCTGCCCCGCTTCCATTCGGGGTACAGGATCGAGCCCTCCGGGTGTCACGTGTGGCAGAAAGCCACCAACAACCGAGGGTATGGTGTGATGTACCTGAACGGAAAGCTCCAGCTAGCCCACCGGGTGGCCTTCTTTTCCAGACATGGCCGGTGGCCCCAGCGGGGCCTGGTGATAGATCACCTGTGCGAGAACAAGCCTTGCGTCAATCCGGACCATCTTCGTGAGATCGAGAACTGGAGGAACGTCCGGAGGCCGCGAGAGGTCGGATCGACAGACCAGGAGCGTCGGCGGGAGCAGTGGAGAATACGTCAGGCTAGATGTCGCGGCAGCTACTCTAGCACATACGAAGCGAAGAGGTGATTCAGATTACTTGGTTCAAGATCGACGATGGGTTCTGGTCCAACGAGAAGGTCCTAGGCTTGTCTGCCGAGGCCGGATGGCTCTGGGTTCGGTGCGGCTCGTACTCGTGTCAGCACCTCACGGATGGATACATATCCAGCCTTGCGTTGAACCTGATTTGCACATGTTCAGATCCTGTTCAACTTGCGGATGAACTTGTGCAAGCCGGGCTGTGGATACGTGTTCAAAATGGGTACGAGTTCCATGACTGGAGTGAGTATCAGGAGAGTCGTGCTGAGGTGCTCGAGCGCCGTGAGCAAGGAAGACTCCGTCAGAAGAAGCGTCGAGAACGCCAGGCAGAGGGCTCCAAACCGTCACGCGTTACCGACGCCGTGAGTTCGACCCCCCCGACCCGACCCGACCCGACCCGACCCGACCCGACCAAGTTAGACTCTAAAGAGTCTAACGGTAAACACTCTCGGTCAGCTGCGCTGACCACCCGACAGCCCAAGGCCTACGATCCGAGATTTGAGTCGTGGTGGCAGGTGTACCCTCGGCGAGTTGGCAAGGCTGCGGCCGAGAAGTCATGGCTCAAAGCGGTCAAGGACGGCGTCGACCCGGCGCTGCTGGAGAAACGGGCTGCTGCCTACGCCGACCACGTCAAGCGCCAGCGCACGGAGGTCAAGTTCATCGCTCACCCCAGGACCTGGCTCAGCCAGGGCAGGTGGGACGACGAGTACGACACGACTCAGCCGGAGGGGTCCAACATGGGCCAGGCCGTCAGCCGCCTAGCCGCCTACGCCCAGAACCACGCCAAGCAGATCGGAGGCCGACCGTGAGCGAGAACACCAACGACTGCGCGATCATCGCGGCACAGGTCCTGGCTGCGGCTGCCACGTTCGACGAGAAGCTCGCCGGGATCATGGCTGGCGAGACCGACCAGCAGTTCGCCTTCCGCATCCAGATGTGGTCCGAGGTCATCGCCATGGGGCCCTACCCCCGGCTCAACGAGTGCCTGGCAGCCGTTCGCAAGCACTACGCCACGTCGGACTACCCGATCAAGCCGGTCGCGATCGTCGAGTATCTGAAGACCGTGGGTGTGGACTCCTCGAACGAGCGGTTCCGGGACTGGCTCTACGACCACGCCACCAAGTACCCACGGTCCCGCCAGATCGCAGTCAAGTCCGGACTCGAGCAGCCGTACTTCGATCACCTGTCTCGCGAGGAAGCCACCCGGGAGTTCGTGAAGTGGATTCAGGACCACGAGGATGAGCTCCTCGGCCGGTGCGTCGGCAAGCTCCAGGCCCGCCAAGATGAGATCCGCCGAGAGCTCGAATCGGTGTACGATCCGTACGGAGAATCACACAAACCAGATCTGGAGGGTCTCGAGTGACTCAGGAACCGCCCGTAGAGGGTCAGCAGTCGAGTGTAGGACGGCCGAAACGGGGCTCTCGGTCACTGAGTACCGGAGAGGGGGGTAAAGAGGCTCAGATTTCTGCAAACCTGAGGGATCCTCATGTTTCGAAGAAGCGGGCGCGACCTAAGACCGAGAGTCTGATCCTCCGGTGTGGGGGTTGTGACTCCGAGTGGTCGGGCCTGAACACCTGCCACTGCGCCGGGTGTCATCAGACCTTTTCGGGTCTGACGGCCTTCGTCAAACATCGGCCGACCACCGCCCGAAGTACAGGTACGGCGAAGTGCCATGCCCCCGATGGGGTCGGACTGGAGCTGAACGGCCGCTGGTACCCGTGCTGGGGTGAGCCGATGGATGAGGACAACGACTTCTGGGCGAGCGACGATGAGTGAGCCATACTCAGACTTCCCCGAGGGTGTCTACGTCCTGTCTCAGGTGTGCTGGTCCTACGACAACTTCTTCCGCGAGAGTCTGGCACCGGGGAACGTCACCAAGTTCGAGGACTACGTAAAGACCCTGCTCGTGGAGGGCCCCATACTCGACTATGTGCTGCTGAGGTGGGAGGAGGATCATGGCTAAGTCATACACCGAGGACCAGATTGTCGATGCCGTTCACTGGCTGATCTACAAGGGAATGCAGCGCCAAGCCGACAGTCTCCTCGAGGCATACGTCGGCAGTGGCTGCCAGGAGTACATCAGCCTTGACCAAACGATGGCTAGGTTCGTAGACCACTCCATCCGAGACAAGAGGATCGAGGAGGAGCAGCGCAGGTCTTCGATGTCGTTTGTTGAGGCAGAGCAATGGGTGTGTGATGCGGCCCAAGGTGGTCCTCGCCTGGAAGAAATCATCGACCACGCGCGCAAACAGGACTGCTACAGGGACTGGCAGCTCGTTATCGCTCGGTATGCGCTCCTCGATCGCCCCGACAACCACCACCCCATTCGCGAAGGGGACTGGGAAATCGAGTGGCTGGATGAGGTCATGACCTGGGGTGGAGAGGTGCACCACCGAGCCAATCCGATCGCGAAGAGCATGATCTCCGGTAAGTCTGTCCATGGCAACCGATTTGAGCGCGAGAGGAAGAAGTGGCGGCACCTCTCGGCCTACCATCGAGACTTCGCTGCATGGTATTCCTCCCCTTACAAGTGGGACCGGAAGTACTTCGAATCCATTGCGCCCGAGAAGGATCGGAAGGAATGGAACGAGCGAGCCACCCTTGAGTCTAAGCAGGCCATCTCCGCCGCGAAGGTCATCCAGTCTCAGAAGGATGCCCTAAGCAAGCCGAACTCGCCCACCACGGCTGAACAGCTGAACCATCTCAAGTACGAACTACTCCGCAAGCCGAACCCGATCCCCATCTTTCCGGACACCTCCGCCTTCAAGAAGGCGATCCTGAGTGACCCGGGTGCCATCTGGTCGATTGACAAGCCCTACGGAACATGCAAGTGCTGCGAGAAGAAGGGCGAACTCCTCAACGCCGATCAGCTATGTGAGAACTGCCAGGTGATGGTGGAGTCGCACATTACCGAGGAAGGGAGGGTTGCTCAGTCGTTCCAGAACCCCCCTGGACCCATGCCTAGGTTCGCGGCCATGTCCCCGGAAACCATCAAATTGTACGATGCTTTCAAGGAGAATGCCCGACCGACCCCCTACGCGCAGAACCTCTACGAGAAGGACTTTCGAGACGCAGCCATACACTTCGCCGACGAGAGTCACGACGGGTCCAACGTAAAGGACTGCCACTTTTGTGAGCTGCAGACCACGTGGATGGGGTGGGATCACTACGGTCCGAACGGTGCTATGGTTCGGGCATTTGATGAGTGGTGCACCGACATCGGTATCGACTGTACTCCGGAGGTTAAGGCCGAGCACAAGCGCATGGCCAAGGAGCTCGACCAGAAGAACGAGTTGGCCCACATCGAGGCGTTCGAGGAGGTCTTGGATAATGCTGTTGTCAGAATCGACCCCGTCGAGCTAGACTCCTCTGGTAAGCCGCTGCCGAACGCGTTCCGGAAGCAGCCAGAGAAGGAGGTTGAAACCGAGGTGGATACATACGTCAGCACAGCAGAACTTGACCGGGCACGGTTCGACGAGGGCTTCTTCTCTCAGCAGTCTAAGGTGAAGTTCCGCTCCTCCGTGATGGGTTTCATCACGACCGGAATTCTCTACTTCGGTTCCGCAGTAACAGAACTGTGGGCTACCCCGGTTACCATGGGTGCCGGTGGTGCAGGACTTGCGGCGTCTGCTGCCTTGTTCTTGCAGGCCGAGAAGAAAGCACGGGAGTCAGTCGAAGCACGCCGCCGAGTCATCGACGCCGAGGACAGGTACAACCGCGACCTGCACAGATCGATGGAGCAGTATGAACTACAGAAGACCAAGCAACTCAAGGAGATAGAGAAGTGAGCAAGAAACCACTCGAGGTCAAGGAAGCCGAGCCCTGGATCGCCAGGGCCGAGATCGGCATGTCACTCGAGGAGATGGTCGAGAAGAAGGTGGCCGTGGTCGAGACCGAGGAGATGAGGATCGAGCGCCTGCTGCAGGAGAAGAAGTCTCGCGAGCTGCAGGACGAGCTCGCCCTGCTGATCCACGACACTCGTTGGGGTCGGATGTGGTTCTGGGTGCTGCTCTTGTTGACGATCGCATCAGTAGGGTGCCTCGGTGTCGGTGGATACCACTCCTACGTGTTCGAGGGGATCAATCCGGCCGCTGGATACCCGGCGTGGATCTCTATACTCAACACCGTGGGGGGTGTCGGAACGGTTGTTGCCGGGTGCGGTTTCCTCTTCGCTGTTGCCTGTTACTCAGACTCCAAGGTTCGAACCCTCAAGAAGCGCCACGAGATCCGGGAACACTACATCACGGCCGGGAGGATCATCGAATGAGCACCGACGAGACCAGGATCGACATCGCGTTCGACCCACGTGAGCAGCGAATGCACGGCTGGACCGCTCACCATGGCATCGAGTTCGACGTCCCCTACATGACGGAGATCGTACCCGGTTTGTGGCAGGGCGGGTGTCGAGATGGACTGGTGTTGCCGACCAACATCGACCACCTCGTCTCGCTGTACCCATGGGAGTCCTACACCGTGGGCCATGAGCTCAAGTCGAAGCTCGAGGTCCGCATGAAGGACAGCTTGTCGCAGACCTTCGAACAGGTGGAGGTCTTGGCCGACTGGGTCAACTCCTGTCGGAAGACGGGGCAGGTGTTGGTGCACTGTCAGGCGGGACTGAACCGCTCGAGTCTGGTTGTGGCGGCGGCGCTGCTGGCGGAAGAGGGCCATGGGTACAGTCCCGAGCAGGTAGTTACGATGATCCGTACCATGCGATCTCCTGCCTGCCTATGTAACTCGGCGTTCGAGGAGTGGCTGATGAGTCGGGGGTGCGCGTGAACACCCACATCAAGCTGTCGAATGGATCGATCTGGCCGCGCCCCGCACTGGAGTCCGATGAGGAGTACGGTGTGGGGAATCGGTTGCGCTACCTACCGCAAGACAAACTCACTCGCGAAGACCTACTCCTGGCCGCAGCAATCTGCGATGCCTACGGGTACATGATCGTGAGCATGACGCAGCGGGCCAGGAATGCAGCGTGCAGTGAGATTCGAGCGAAGTTGAGGGCAGGCGAATGAATCAGATCCAAGCGTTCCGTGACACTATCCTGCTGGCCGAGCAGAATGGCATGCCTGAGGGCATCGGCAGTCCATTCGGGTTGGCACACGTCCGGGACATGTACCAGCAGGCCTGTGATGGGAACTTCTCCGAGGCCAAGCTGGGTCGGTGGCTCGGGTGGGCTCAGTGTGCCGTTGCGGCTGCGGGGGTATGCGACTTGTACACCATGAAGATCATCAATAAGATGTGGTCATGAGCGAACCAGTAGACACCAAGCAGCAAGTGCGCGCCTTCCTCAACTGCATTACTCCCGGGCCGTGGAGTTCGAACATGTGGGGTGAGGTTACCCGATACACCAAGGACGGCGAGAAGGCCATTGTTGCCACGGGGTGCGGCATCGTCGATGGGTCGTACATTGCCAAGTCCCGGGAGTGGTTCGGGATACTGCTCGCCGAGATCGATCGCCTCGAGGCTGAGGTGGAGAGGCTCACCGATCGAGGCCCATCGGTCCCGGCTGTGACTTTCATGGAGTTGTACCGTCGCGGCGAGGTCGAGGAAGAAGAGATCCTAGACTTCACAGACTTCTGGCACACGGAGTATGATGGGAACCTCGGCCTGTATGAGTACCTGGGCTTCACCAGGGACCAGGGCAAGCGCTGGGTCGAGACCGGGAGACTTCCAGAGAGGGACGAATGCTGAAGCTGCTGATCACGGGGTCGCGGGACTACGACAATGCTGTGTTCATGCACAGCACACTCGGCTGGGCGTTGGAGTGGCTGGCTGAACACTACCCGGCCGCCGACCCACTGTGGAACAAGAACTCGGTACTCCTCATCGAGGGTGAGTGTCCACATGGCGGGGCTGATACGCTGGCCCGGGATGCGTGGTGGAAGGAGCGGCGACCCGTCCTTGGTGTCCCTGCCAACTGGAAGGCGCTCGGAAAGCGTGCCGGTCCGGAGCGCAACACCTTCATGGTGGACATGCGGCCGGACCTGACACTCGGCTTCCCGCTCGAGGGCAGCCGGGGTACTTGGGACTGCCTCCGCAAGAGTTCTGATGCAGGCATCCCCACCTTCTACGTGTGGGATGAGACCGGCGAAGTTGTGCCGTACAGGGCTAGCTGATGGGCTGGGCTGTAGGGTTCGATTCAAACTGGGGCCGGGACATCGGGTATGGTGTCCCATCCATCTGCGATCAACCCGGGTGTGATGAGCACATCGATCGCGGACTGGGGTACGTCTGCGGCAGTGACGTATACGGCGGGGAGTATGGCTGTGGACTGTTCTTCTGTAGCCTGCACAGGTCGTGGGTGGTGGTGGAGGAGGAGCGCGAGGACGAGGAGACCCTGATGGGCATGCCCGCGCTCTGTGATAGATGCGTATGGGGGAAGAAACCACACACTCCCAGCCCCGACACTCGCGAGTGGATGGAGTGGAAGCTCACAGACGAGAGTTGGGAGCCGTGGCGAGACGATCACCCCGACGAAGTGGCTAGGTATCGAAGGGTTCTGAACGGAGAAGAGTGAGCGAGACCGCGTACGACAGGGTCATCGAAGCATTCCGGAGAGAGGGATGCAATGTCTACGAGAAGGGCCCTGGTCAGGCAGCGGTCCAGGCACCAGGTCACACTGATGCCGACAAATCGGTGTCGGTCACCGCAATTGAGGGGCAGGTTCTTGTCCACTCTCACTCCGACCCCACTGATGAAGTCCTCGAGCGTATCGGGATCGCCCCGGCCGACCTCTTCGACAGTCCGAAGGGTGTGGACTACAAGTATGAAGACGGCCGGGTTGTTCACCGCAGCACCGACAAGAAGTTCCACCAGCAGGGCAACACACAGGGCTCCAAGCTGTATCGTGCATCCAAACTGGCTGCGGCGGAAGAGGTGTGGTTCTGTGAGGGCGAGAAGGATGTCCACGCACTCGAGAGCGTAGGACTGGTCGCCACCACGAACGCTGGTGGTGCAGGCAACATCAAGAAGTTCGACCTCTCCCCACTGCACGGCAAGAAGATCATGATCATCAGAGATGATGATGATGCTGGGGTCAAGCATGCGAACGAGCTTTGGACTGCACTGGCCGACCAAGCGCAGAGCATCACAGTGTTCACGGCCGCTGAGGGTAAGGATGCGGCCGACCATATCGCATCCGGGCACACGCCTGCGGATTTCGTGGAGGACCCAGACTTCCGCAAGCGACAGGTACAGCGCGAGCTCTACCGTGTCATGGTCAACGAGAAGGACCTCGACCTCGAGTCCTGGATCTCCACTGTCGAGGGGACGATCAAGAGCCTCCGACCACCTCAGCCTCCATCCAGGCTGCTCCATGAGTGGGACGACGTCGTCAAGGAGTGGTGGAAGTGGTATGACACCCCACAGGACAAGCAGCGGGTCATCCCCACACCATGGGAGAGCGTGGACACCCTACTCAACGGCGGGTACCATGCTGGGAGCTTCACCCTGTTCGGTGCACGGCCAGGTGTGGGCAAGTCCATAGCCTTGAGCGAGTCGTCTCTAGTCTCCGCCCTTTCGTACCATCCAACGCTTCTGCTCTCCCTGGAGATGGGTAGAGTGGAAGTTGCTAGTCGCATCCTGGCAGCTGGTGGTCTCGTCAACCTGGGACAGATCACCCGGCGTGAGCTCGACGCATACAACGTTGAGGCCATGGCGATGTTCATGGAGGAGGCCAACCATATGCCCCTCGTGATCGGAGACACCCCGAACCTCGACATCAAACAGATGCGGATCTACATCGAGCAGCTCAAGTCGAGAGACATCGGGCTCGACATGGTGTGCCTGGACTACGCGCAGCTAATGAAGGGGCTGAAGGGTCAGCGTGGGCTCGAGGTCCACCAAACCATCTCCCGGGAGTGCAAGAGCATGTCTCGCGAGTTCGACGTTGCAATTATCGCTGCAGTCCAGATCAACCGCGACTCGGTCAAGGAGGGTGGGCACGCAGGCATCCACTCGATCCGGGACTCGGGCACCTACGAGCAGGATGCTGATGTAGTATGTATCATGTCGCTCGAGATCGATGAGATGGATCACCTCCCCACCGGAACGATCTTCATGGACTTCGCGAAGAACCGCAAGGGCTCGATGAAGAAGATGTCTATGGATTGGAACCCACACCATGCCCGGATCGACCAGGGGACAAGATTCAGTGACCGAGATTCAGAAGGTCGCTGAGCTCAACGCCCTCCCGATCGGCTCGATCATCCACGAACAGTTGGGTACGACGCGGATCATGCAGAAGTTACACGCGCCCATTGAGGACTCACTCAAGATGAAGTGCGCGTACGCCTGGTACAAGCCAGGTTCATCAACACCCATCCCGGATCTGGAAGTGCAGCTTCCTGTTTGGGTGATTTCACTACCCTAGAAAGGCTTCCATGCCAGACCAAGATAAGCTCGTCATCCTCTACACGCAACCGGAATGCCAGGGCTGCCGGATGACTAAGAAGTACTTCACTGAGCATGGGGTCGCACATGAGGTGTATGATGTGTCTGAACCCGAGAACCAGAAGGGGTACAACAAGGTGAAGAAGCTCGGCTACTCCTCCGCCCCGGTGGTCATCATCAAGAAGAACGGCCGACGAGTCGACCACTGGACCGGGTACAGCATCACCAAGATCCAGGCACACTTCCCGAAGAGCGAATACCCCCGACTGCCCAAGGAGCAGAGAGCATGAGTCAAGTCGAGTACAAGAGCAGCGGCGCAGGTGGGGGTGTGGGGTTCTTCAGCATCCTCTTCTTCATCTTCCTCGTCCTGAAGCTGACCGAGGTCATCAATTGGTCTTGGTGGTGGGTAACTGCCCCGCTATGGCTCCCTCTCGTGGTCTCGCTGGCCGTCGGAGTGGTCGCCGGTCTGATCTTCCTGGTGGCCTGGTTGATCCCGGACAAAGGGGTTTCGCCCGCAAAAAAGAACCGAAGTTGAGAGAAAATAGTTAGCATGGCTAACAGGACGGTAACCCCGCCTGAGGTTAGGTTCTGGGCCAAGGTGGACAAGAACGGCCCCTTGCCGGAGCACAATGAGGACCTAGGCCCTTGCTGGCAGTGGACTGCAGGGCTGACCAAGCAGAGGTATGGAGGGTTTCACCCCAAAAAGGGTACGACCGTGCTTGCCCACAGGTATGCTTATGAGATTCTAGTTGGACCTCCACCTGAGGGCAAATCAGGTCAAACACTGGACCATCTTTGCCGAAACCGCCAATGCGTAAATCCGAAACACCTAGAGCTGGTCTCGAATATGGAAAACCTGTCCAGGGGGGCCGGTTATGCCATACGCAACGGCATGAGAAGTGGATGCAAGCACGGACACGAGTACACGCCTGAGAATACTTATATACCTCCTGATGGAGGATCGATTCGATGCAGAAAATGCGCCCGCAACAGAGACCGGGGCAGGGTACGACCAAGCAAACGAGCTAGGAGTAAATAAATGGCAAACGATGTGCATGTCACAGTGACCGGTAATCTGGCCGGTCCAGTTGAGTTGAGGTTCACTCCGAGTGGGGTTGCGGTAGCCAATTTCACTGTGGTGTCAAATCCCCGGAGATTCGACAAGCAAACGAATTCCTGGATTGACGAGGAGCCATGGTTCGTACGTTGCAACATCTGGCGTGACGCGGCCGAGAATGCCGCAGAGTCGCTTGACAAGGGCACTCGAGTGATCGTCCAGGGGCGTCTCAAGTCCCGGTCATATACCACCAACGAAGGCGAGGATCGAACGGTCCTTGAGCTCGAGGTCGATGAGATCGGACCCTCGCTGCAGTGGGCCACTGCTAAGGTTCAGCGCACCGAACGAGGCGGCGGAAACCGAGGCGGAGGCGGTTGGGCCAACAACGCCCAGCAGTCGTCGGTCCAGGAGACCTCGCAGGCCGCACAGAACTTCGCCGGGGCGGGGATGACCTCCGGTGCGGATGATCCCTGGGGCGGCGGCACATCCGGCCCTCCGTTCTGACCATGTTCTCCCTCAATCTGCCCGCCATCGCGGTGAACCATAACGTCATCGCGGCGGTGAGGGCATCCCTGGAGGAAGATGGACTCGAGTGGGGCGATCTGGCCGACATGGTGTGCGACATCCACGCAGCCCTGTACAAGGCCACCTTCGCCGCCACCGAGGGCGTCGAGAACAATCGGCTCGATCCTACGATTGGAGTGATGGTGCAGTCGCTCGTAGTTCAGATCGTCAATGAGGCCATGCGCCTCGGGGCAGAGAGGCACGTGTTCAACAACGTGCTCAGTGTCCCAGTGCAAGAAGAGTAGTCGGCCCAGGGTGGCCACTCACGATAGGGATTGGTGCATCAACGCCTGGTGTCGAGGTAAGGATCCCTCTCGTTGGGATTCTGACAACCGTGGCGGACGGCAGGCAGATGATGCCAAGAAGGCCTGTGCACCATGCCCACTCACAGTTCGTCAACAATGTGCCCACTACCACACCAAGGACCTCAAGAATCGACCGCCTGTAGGTGTGGTCGTCTGCGGGATCCCGGTGGTGGGTAACAGTACCAGTCAGGAATGGAGAATCCAGGTCGGCATGCTGATGCAGATAGCCAAAGGGAGCGAACTGTGAGCTACACGAGGGCACTGAGATACAAGGGCGATCTGGTACACACGTTCCATGAAAACCCAGGGAAGGTGTATGGACCATCCGAGGAGTCGGGGGAGTACTTCGAATTCGCCTCAGGTGCATACGATTCCGACAAGGACATCACCACTGTCCTGTTCCGGAGCATCCCCCGCCGTCAAGGGCTGCAGCGGCTACTCCAGGAAGACGGCGAGAACCTCAAGAAGATGATGAAGTTGCAACAGGCAGGACTGATCGAATGAAACCCCAGAAGTGGCAGAAGCGGCCGGTGGTCATCGAGGCCATGAGGATGCCGGAGAAGTACCCGACCGGAGTGGATGCATCCTCGGATGGGTACCAGCGCAATATCGAGGCAGCTGCAGTCTTGGACTGGCTGCGGAGTCATCTCGGCGAAGGATTTGACCCTATCTACGAACCAACTCCAGGTTCGGGCTGGACGATTGATCCCGCCACCGGATACCTCCAGATAGCCACACTCGAGGGCTTGATGACGGTCAAGCCGGGGGACTGGGTGGTTCGGGGGATCGCTGGAGAGTTTTACCCGGTAAAGGACTCTATCTTCCGAGATACCTACGATCCTCAATTCACTGGAGTGAAGTACCCATGAAGTCTGAGGACAACTTCTACCGGCTGAAGCCTCGACGAATTCAGGCCCTGCAGTGGACTCATGGCATGGCACCTGCTGTCATGATCCAATTTACTGACGATCTAGTCAAGATCAACGACGTCGACGACGAATTCCGGGTGTACAACCGTCAATACAACACCTGGGTGCCGTTCTACTATGGAGACTGGATCGTAAAGAACCTCACCGGACTTGACGTCATTCCAGACGGGTTGTTCTCTCAGCACTGGGAGCCGGACGAGAGGCCCCACGCCGGATCAATCAAAACGGTCGAATTTGGTTCGATCTCGGTTAACAAATGGCCCACCCAGTAGTCTATATCGTCCGACCTCCCAACCACCCGGGCGAGGACAACATCGAGCTGCGATACAGCCTCCGGTCCCTCGAGAAGAACTTCCCACACACGGACGTCTTCATTGTCGGCGATATGCCGGAGTGGGTCCGTGGTGTGGAGTTCATCAAGGGGAACTGCGGCCACACCTCGCAGGCGAACGTGTACAATAACATTCGGCGATTCTGTCAACTCGACTGGACCCCCGACACGTTTGGGCTCTTCAACGACGACTTCATGGTGACCGCTGAGGTGCCAGGGTGTCCACCGTGGAAACGAGGCCAGCTATCCGACCACCTGCAGGAGAAGCGTGTGGTGCGCAATGCTGGATGGTGGCTGGAATCGCTCAAGACGACCAAGATTTGCCTTGAGGCACACGGCTATTCGAGCGCAATGAGCTTTGAGCTGCATGTGCCCTTCCACGTCGACAAACAGGTGATGCGGAAGGTCCTCGGCCAATTCCAGTACGTCACACCGGATAACCCCCCACAGTGGCGAACGCTGTACGGCAACTTCCACGTGCCATGCTACGACTACATGGTCCACGAGGATAGGAAGGCGTACACTGGAGACTGGAGTGCCGGGCTGATGCTCCCATTCCACTCCACCACAGATCAAACCTTCAGGTACTCCCGAAAGGCCCTGGAGACAATGTTTCCCAGCAAATCCAAGTACGAGGAGTAACCGTGGATAACCCGTTCGAAGCGCACTTTGAAGAGTACTACCAGGGCTTCATGGAGAATACCGGTGAAGTACTCGAGGAGTTCCGCCGGATGCGCACCGAGGACCCGGATGCGGTCATCGCAGCACTGATGGGCGTCACCTTCGTCCAGCTCCTCCTGAGTGAATCAGGGTTCCTCCCCGAGGACCTTGCCGACACCGTGGAGAAGTATGCCTTCAAGTTTGAGAATGCCCTCCTCAAGCTTGCCGAGGAACCCAAGACCGAATGATCGCCGCCCTGGTCAACTACGCTCACGTCGGCCGGAAGCTGAAGATCTCCAGCCTGGATGGACTCATCCTAGGAGTGAAGCACCGAAGACGCGGGCGGTCGGTTGACATCGTATTCGAACTCGAGACCACCTTAGGCGCAAAGACTGTCGTGGTCTCACCCCGGACCGAGGTAACCCTACTCGAGCCGGTTCTACCCAGGGAGTGGAGAGACTAAGTTGGTTTCCCGCAGGTGTCGTGATTGTGAAGCAGAGGGTATTACCTCCCGACGAAAGGCTCCGTATCCGGGCCCGAGATGCACAACGCACAACAGACAGCGACGGTCCGAGCGTCGGTCCACCGATCACGCCAGACGCCTGCAAGCGGTGTACAACCTCAAACTCAGCGAGTACGAAGAGATCCTAGCTCACCAGGGTGGCAAGTGTGCCATCTGCCAGCGAGCAACCGGCAAGAGCCGACGCCTGTCCGTGGATCACAAGCACGAGAAGGATGGCGGTGGATACATCCGAGGACTTCTGTGTGGCCCTTGTAACCGAGATGTGTTGGGCCACCTACGAGACAACGTAGAAGCTCTGCAGCGTGCGATTGACTACCTCACGAATCCGCCTGCAGTAGAAGTGATCGGAGTGAGGTATGTACCGTTTGATGAGGAGTTGTAATGCCGGAGTACATCGTTGAGTATGAGGTGACGGTGGTTGACCACCGGTCGGTGCATATTCACTACGCCGAGGACGAGAAGGATGCTGTTGAGAAGGCTTACGAGTACGCAGAATCCTTCGCCGAGCTGAATGGTGTCCACTACGACGAGCTCGGGGTCACCGCAGTCACGGAGCTGACGGTATGATAGTTGGAGTCCTTAGTACCATCTACGTGGTCCTGTCCATCCTAGTGGGGGTTAATCTAGTGCGTGTCAGTCGATTTCATGGTGAAGGGGCCCTCGGTCAGATCGCCTCATTCGTGGTCGGGTTCGCCCATCCAGCCTTCGTGGCTTACTACGCCGTGAAGACCCTGGCCGTCCTGATCTGGACTCCACGCCCGTATCTCGAGATGACGCAGCGCTACCCGGGGCAGCTCGCTCAGACCGTGGTGTTCAACAGCAACTACTCCGAGATCGAGAACTATGTGGCTCGACAGAAGAAGGATGAGCGCCGAAGGATGATGAGGTACACGCAGCGATGAAGAAGTCGAAGACCATTGACACCTGGGAGTGCGACCGGTGTGAATCGAGGGAAGAGTTCGATCCCGAGCAGCACACTGGCCCGAAGGATTGGGCGGAGTTCAAGTGGCCGTTCCCGTATGAGACCAGGCTGCTATGCGGCAGGTGCTGTAATGACCTAAAGGCATGGGTAGCTATGGGCCCCTTTGCTCCTCCTGTCATGCTTCCCGACGATGGTTGGGTGGACATCGGCCGGATCGCCCCCGACCAGTTCAAGGTCCACGACCACGATCTCGACCCCAGCTGCAAGGAGATCGTCCTGAAGGACGGCCGACGCATTGGGGAGTGCCTGCTGCCACCAGGTTCGTATATCGCCTTCAGGCCCTTCACGGCAACCTTCTCGAACAGGCCATACCCCGATGGACAGTGACGACAAGCCTAAGAAGAAGCGTCCCGAACGCAAGGTCGTAGAGACCGTCCACTTCAATGCTTCGGGGCGCAAAGAGGATTCGGCCAAGAATAACGAGCAGCTCGAGAAGGAGTACGTCCGTGAGGCGTTGGCGAAACCGCCGACCGAGGGGCGTGACTACTTCTACGAGATGCTGCTCAACATGCGCGTACCGGCTGATAAGGAGAACAACCTCCCGTCGGTAGAGTTCTTCAATCCGGTGGGAATCCGTCTGGCCGACGCACTTTGGGATTTCGGGTACAGACGCATCCCCGAGCTCGAGGTCATGCGGTGGCGACCGTCCGCTGGCATGGCTGGCCAGATTCACGAGATGGACGAGGGGATCTACTACTACAAGGATCCCGAGACCGGCGAGTGGCCGGATGTCGACCCCATCGACTACATCAACCCGGATGATATCCGCACCGAACCGGATCCAGAAAACAAGGGACAGTTCGTCGCGACGCACATTCAGTCCGGACACCAGGCTCGAGGTCGCAACCGCATCAAGGCCCACAAGGCGCTCCTTGACAAGCTCGACGACATTGAGGAGAATGGCCTCCCAGATGAACCACCCGAGGGCATGAAGTCCCGGGTACCGAAACCTGATCGTGATGATGACTAAGCCGTGCCTGGAATGTGGACTACCCCTAACTCCAGAAAGTCGAAGTAGCCGGAAGTATTGCGATGAATGCAGAGTCGCGCGGCGGCGGGAGAGGGGGCGAAGGTACGCGCGTCGACGTTACCAGGCCGACCGCGAGGCGGTGTTGGAGTATAACCGGAAAGACTACGCAAACAATCGTGATAAGCGTCTAGATTACAAACGCAGGCATTACCTGGAGCACCAGGAAGAGTACCGGGAGTACGCACGTAGGTACCGAGAGGAGAATCTTGACTCGCGCAAGGAGTATATGCGCCGTTACCTCGTTGAAAACCCAGAAGTAGCACGCCTGGGGCAACATCGCCGCCGCGCTCGTAAGCGCTCCAACGGCACCCAGGCCTACACGTTTCAACAGATTTGGGATCGCCACCAGGGTATTTGCTACCTATGCCACCAAGCCTGTGATCGTGATAAGGGCCCGGGATACAACGAATGGTTGGGCACTGTGGACCATGCGCACCCCATCTGGCTTGGGGGAGCGGACGCCCCGTGGAACGCCGCCTTGTGTTGCCTTGGGTGTAACCTGAAGAAAGGTCGCCAAGTCTTGGCTGAGCTGGATTTTGCCTGGTTTACACAGCGAACACGGCCTGATACCCTCGAGCCATGACTCAAATTCTCACTGCCGTGGTCGGATCGCGTCTTCACGGTAACGCCCGCGAGGACAGTGATACCGACCTCCACGGCATCCATGTCGATCGCACCATGGACCTCGTCGGTGTGGGCCCTGTGCCTCACCCGGTCAAGGTGGATCAGAGCAAGCCTGACGTCGACTTCACATCGTGGGAGATCGGTCACTGGGCCAACATGGCGCTGCAGGGCGAGCTGAACTGCCTCGAGGTGCTCTGGGCAGAGGAGTACCCCACACTCACCACGAAGGGCTCGGAGCTCATCGCCATCCGGGACTCGTTCTTGTCGCAGCGCATCCGGCCGAAGTGGATCGGGTGGTGCAATGGGATGGCCAAGCGTGTCGGCAAGGGCCAGGGTCGCGCCCGTACGGAGCTGGGGCGCACCAAGGAGGCCTTCCACTGCCTGCGCATCCTAGATATGCTTCGTTTGGCCTGGAAGGATGGCATTGTACAGCCTCATCCACCCCATGCACAGGCCCTCTGGCGCGCCGCAGAGACTCTCATCCACAACGACGGCTTGGATAATGACGGCTGGGCGGGTCGACAACTACAGGGCGACATTGAGCTGACCATTCAGTTCACTAAGGACCACGAATCCGCCCTCCCCGAGGAGCCTCCTCTGTACGTCATCCAGGACTACATGACTGAGGTTAGGTTAATCCACTTCAGGGGCTCGACAAACATCCCCTTCTGAGGGTACGATGAGTGCGTTCACTACAGAAGGAGGATGATGGGTATGTCAGAGACTGGCAGCCGGTGGATCACCGGGGTAAGCCTAGGGGTCGTGGCGGTATGTTTCGGGGTGCTACTGGGTGGCATCGTCGAGGAGAGGCAGCAGGAGAAGTGCGAGGATGCACAGTCCTACACCTACTCGATCCATGAGGACCCGCTGGCTACCGACCTGCGCGCGGCCCTGGAGTACACGGGGGTGCTGGGATGAAAGTCGAAGTGACAGAACGGGACATCGACGCGGCGTTCGAGGCGCTACAGAAGGAGCTCGCACCACGCGCTGAATGTTGTGCGGTGTCCCAAGCGGTGCATCGAAAGCGCGGAGTGAACTTCGTGTCGACGGGTCACTACTCACTAGGTGTCAGTCGGTGGTCGGAGCGACAGGAACAAGGCCAGATCACCTGGTACTACTTCCCTGACCGGGTCGGGCAGTTCATCCGAGAGTTCGACCGATGGTCGCGCTGGCCCGAAGGCGAAGATCGCCCCAAGCCGATCTCGTTTGAGGCCAAGCCGACCAAGGACAACCTATGAGCTACGTCGATATCAACGAACTCGATATCGACCACGTCATCGAGAACAGCTACAAGAACTTCCATTCCAAAGGTCTGGACTACATCTGCCTGCACCGGTCTCCAACGTCGACGGTGAAGCTGTACTTCTTCGCTGACGCCCATGTGGAGACCCCCGACGTGGTGAACCCCCACTGGCACCGGTATGATTTCTGGACCACTGCGGTCACCGGGGCGGTCGAGAACATCTGGTACAAGCGGACCATGCCTGAGCGCAAGGTGAGCCCGAATGGTCGAGCTGTGCGCTTGTACAACGCATTCGACTACCGGACTCCACTGCTCGGTGGTGACGGGTTCTCGTATGTGGGCGACGTTGGGCTGTGGGAGGACTACAGGCTCAGGATCAAGCAAGGCACCTCTCAGCAGTCGTACTACATGAAGTACGACGAGATCCACACCATCAACATCGTGGAACCCGAGACGTGCATCCTTCTTGAGCAGCTCGAGGACGTGGTGCCCGTGGATCAGCCGACCGAGACGTTCGCGCTAACATCCCGGCCGACACCGTCGATCGCCGACGACGGACTGTATGACAAGTTCACGGCCGACGAGATCGTGAAGAAGCTGAAGTGGCTGAACGAGAAGGTGGGACCATGAGCAGAGGGCAGTTGAGCGAAGAGGAATTCCTAGAGGTGATCGCCGCCAAGGGTGGCGCACTCGAAGCGCTGGACTACGGCCTGCATTACAGCGACTGCGAGAACGGCGACCTACAGGTGGCTTGGATGAGCCTGGAGCAGGACTGGATCACCTTCCGTCGGGCACTGGCTAGGTTCGAGGACGAGTTCGACATCGAGCCGTTGTGAGCAAGATCAAGAAGTCGGATTTGCAGGACGAGATCGATACCATGCAGATCGAGATTGATGACCTAAGATCGCGGGTCGTATCGCTCGAGAGGGATATTCAACACCTCTGCGCCGGACTGGGCACGCGAAGGTGGTCACATCAGGACCCGTGGGACGCCTGGGACGACTAGTGGTGTATTGTTGGGTGTGTCAATCAGATGTGCTGATCGACAATGGATATCAGGGATGCGGGTTGGCATGCCTTGAGGATGGGAGGTCAGTTGCAGACGAAGGAAGACATCCGGCGGGCGATCGAGGAGAACCTCAGGGACCTGATGGAGCTCGAGGGAAATGATGGCATCGTCACGGATTGGTTTCTTGGGTTTACCTACACCAGGATGGATGGGGAGAAGATACGTCGTCCTTCTGCCTCAATATGTTCCAGCAACTCCTCTCCATACACCCTCATGGGACTGCTCACCTACATGGGTTCGGATGTCGCCGATGGTATTGACGACGACAACTGGAACGTCATCGAGGGGGAGGACCTGAGTGACGATGACTAGCTGGGAGCCGTGGGACGGTGACATTGATGTCCCTGTGACGGTGTGCATTATCCACAAGCGGTTCATCCCGTGTCGTCGTACAGAGCCCATGTGTGAGCTGAGCTCCACGCCAGAAGATGTCGAGATGGTACGCAAGTACCAGCAAGGGTAGAGATGAGTGTCCACGACCAGGTGATCCGAGACATCCTCGAGCGTAAGAGGATTGGTCTCGCCGAGTATGGACAGCACCTACTGCCACACAACGGCCGGGACGCCCTGCAGGACGCGTACGAGGAGGCGCTTGACATGGCGTGCTACCTTAAACAGAAGATGCTCGAAGATGGAACCGAAAGGAAGGGGAGAGCCATGTGGTTGGAACTAGGGATCGCGATCGTCAGTCTCTACGGAGGGTGGAAGGCCCGGAAGGCAATCGTAGAGCCCCAGCGTCAGGGTAAGGCACGCTTCACTCAAGGCGGGTACTGATGCCCACACCCTTTGACCCGCTGTCCCTCACCAAGGATGACATCGGGAAGTACCTCCGGATCGAGACCAAGGTGAAGTCGAAGCCGATCATCGGCCGGATCACCAACGTGGTGGATCGGAGCACGCAGGGGATGGTTCGCGTCGAACTTGAGATGGCGTTCGGGATCAAGCCATACTTCCTGACCAAGAACAACGAGACAAGCTGGGAGGACTGATGGGGTACGCATACTTTGCTGAGCAGCTGGAACTAATCAACAAGGTGACCAAGTTCCTCAACTCAACGGACTTGGACAACTCGTTCAGTGTCGGACTTCAGGTCAGGCTGGTGGACTGGGGATCCGGAGACGCCGAGCTAATCGGCGAGTGGTCTGACGAAATCGGATCAGACTGCTGGTCGTACGAGGAGAAGTGGAATCCGAAGCCATGAGCGACCTGGAGGTCGATGAGTTTCTGATCATCCTGTGCCAGATAGCTCTCGTCATTGCCAAGCTGCTCAACCCCGATCTCGCATCGTGGTGGATGATACTTCTGCCGCTCGAGGTCGGGGTTGGTTTGTATCTACTGAGCATCGCTGTAATCTGGATTGTTACCCGAGATATGCGCGAAGATGAGGTACAATAAGAGCATGGCTAAGGAACAGAAACAACAGGTCTGCGCAGGCTTCACGTGGACATTCTCCGACGGTGAGGTCAAGGAGTGGCCCTGTGGATCGGTGCTCGATACTGACGCGGGTACCAAGTACTGGAACCACCACTACGAGCAGATCTGTCGGCGCTGCTTCGACAAGCACAGCGGGGTGATCACCAAATGAGTGACGAGTTCACACAGAACCACGTCGAGGTCGCTGAGGCGATCATGCGGGTGGCTTTCGAGTCAGCCATGGACCAACTTTTCGATGAGTTCCAACTCATCATGGACGAGGAAGGGATACCTGAGGAACATCAGGCCACCCTCGTCCGCAAGAGTTTCGGGGCAACTCTTGGACACGAATACCAAGACTGGCTGAAGGGTTAGTCGCTAGGCCGAAGGAGGCCCCCCAATGAAGAAGTTCAACATTCTGTTCGCCGTGTTGGTGATGATGTCCACGCTTGTCACCGGCCTAGGCCTGAGCTTCTTCACGGCCGGTGAGGCTCGAGCAGCCTGCCCGGGAGCCGCCTACTTCGCCGTGGGTGGCAATGGGGACAACCGATCGGCCAACGTCCCGGGGATCCCGGCTGGAGCCTGGGTACACCGGGTTGGATATCCGGCCGACGTACTTCAGGGAGACAACGCCCGTCGTGTGGCCATGAGCAACCTCAACCGCGCCGCTCGAGACCTCCGTCGTGCCTGCCCGGGTGCCCGCATCAAGGTGCGCGCGTACAGCCTTGGGGCCAGCGCTGCATCCCGAGCCGTGGATTTCTGGCAGACCGAGCCGTACATGGCGCGCAACACCGACGCGACGTACTATGGCAACCCTCGCCGACAGAATCATCGTGGATACGGTGGCATCGAGCTCGGCCTGCCCAACCTTGGCTTCTATACCATGTGGGGTGCGCGGCACAATGGCCCCATTCCCATCCTGGATGTGTGTCGATTGGGACAGGACGCCATCTGCGATTCATCGATCCCTCACCTTCGGGATCCAGGTCACGCCCTTAGGGCATGGCAGGGGTACTTTGGTCGTGGTCATTGGTACTGAGTGCTCGGTCGAGGCTTGCGATAGGCAAGCTAAGACTCGAGGAATGTGCAGGGCTCATTACCTAAGAGTTTTGCGCGCCGAGAAGGGGATGAGGTCCCAGGGGGATTTGTCTCGCCCCGTCGGCCAGCGACAACCTTGCCAAATCGACGGGTGCACCAGGCCGCACTCCGGCCACGGGTATTGTCAGTACCACTGCCGTAGGATGGTACACGGGTTTGAACCCAAGATACGCCCCGAACCAAAGACGCCTACTGAGGAATGCTCAGTACCTGGGTGTGGGACGGTCGGTACTCAGGGCGGTGGATTGTGTTCTAAGCATTACATGTGGTTGTACCGGTATGGGCTTCACCCCCTGGAGCATGCCTGGATTCTGGAGCAGCAGGATGGACGGTGTGCGATATGCCGATCCGAGTTCTCAGAAGAGAACCGAATGGTGATTGATCACGACCATTCATGCTGTTCGGGAGGAAAGTCTTGCGGGGGGTGCGTGCGCGGCATCCTCTGTTTCAGGTGCAACTGGGGACTGGGCAGCTTCATGGACAACCCCCAATCGCTGAGGATGGCTGCAGACTATCTGGATGGGGGGTGACAAGAATGACCAAGTACACCCGGGGGTACGTCCCCGAGCACAACGGGTATCCCACGGACGCATACGTTCGCGGGTCCTGGGACGACGTCGAGTTCGCATTCGTGATAGGCGCGATCACCTTCGAGCGCTACTGTGAGCTGATGGCAGATAGAGAGTGGGAAGAGTGAATCACAGACCCCTAAACTGGTATCCGATCAGCAACTGCCCGAAAGGCCCACACCGTGGACCACAGGGCCCCAATGAAGACGTCTCTGTGTGCGACGTGTGTTGGATGATGTCCTACTCGATGCGACCTGAGGGTGAGACGTTCGGTTGGCACATCGCTGACTGCTCGCTCCCGGTAGACCATGAGTCCTACTGTGTTGGCGGCGGAGATGGACACCCACCCGCCCGGAAGATCAGGGGGTAGGAAATGGGACTCCGGGAAAGAATCGACTCAATGGATAACAAGAGCAGGAACGACCTCATCTCCCAGGTGGCGAAGAGGATCAACGCGGCCTGCGATCGTCTTGGTCGAGATCCCGATCCCAGGGTTCGTGGCATAGCCGAAGGGGTTTTGTGTCACTGCGGATCACCAGAGGAGATCGGCGGTATGTGTGCTCCATGCAAGTATGCCGCCAACGAAGACTGTTGGTGCTCGCTCGAGTAACAATTGAATAACCGGGGATCGAAGCTCTCAAGGAGGAGAGTTATGTCTGTGCGTATGAGCATAGGGGCCAAGCACGCTTGGTACACCGTGTGGTCCATTGTCCTCGGCTATGATCTGTATTGCCTGCTGTTTCGACCTCCCGGACAGACCATGTCTGAGGAGGTCGACACATGGGTTGAGCGTCGGCCGATCGCGACTCGTATCTTCTTCGTACTGCTGGCCGCTCACATAGCAAACCTCACCCCGCCCAAGTATGACGTGATCCACCATGGTGCAGTGTTCATTGGTGGCCCCGTTCGCCAAAAGCTAGCCAGAGATTAGCAGTGCGAATACAATCAGGGTAGGTGGGTAGGCGATCATGTCCGCATACGTCGTCCGGACACGCCCAACCCGAGGACTCGCCTCGAAACACAACAGCCCCGCGCATCCTCCTTCGCCGGGGCTGTTGTTGTATCCACGACCCCACGAAAGGGGCCAGCTATGACTACTGTATCCGCCACCCTGACTACCGACGAGGCTCGCGAATCCATCGCTGCCAACCTCGCCGAGCTCCGCCAGAAGGCCCACCGCGCTTTCGAGGTGGGCGACATGAACCAGTACGCCATTCTGCACGGCCTCATAAACGACGATCTCGACGCCATCGACATGCTCAATGCAGGCGATGACGTCGAGTCGGTTCTTGCGATGTGGAGCAGCTAGTCGACGGCCCCGGTCCAGATGTCCAGCACTAGTTCGTAGCTCTCGAAGGTTTCGATCACGTCTCCACCCTTGAGCGCAACCAGCGCCTTGCCGGACAGCCGCTTGCGAACCCACTGGATCTCCTCGGACACCACGGTGATGGGGTAGCGTCGCTCGGGCTTCTTGTGGTCCATCGTGAGGTGGATTGCGTGCCGGTAGCCCTGATGCTCGATCTTCACCTGCTTGTCTCCGTTCACCAGCTGCTCGAGTAGATCTGTCGTCGCGCTCATCAGCTGGCCCACGCCCAGATGAACGGCAATGCTGCGATGGTGCCTCCGATGACACCCGCGATGATGATGAGAGTCATTCTTCCTCCTCGTCTTTCTTGAGTCGTGCTCGTTCCTTGACTGCCCCGATGCCGGGCCCGAGCCGTGCATCCAGCAGTAGCAACTGCTCCCAGGGCTTCAGCTGATCCCGTTTGTGCTGTCGCGCTGCTGCCAGCACCCGGGCGATACCTCGGGACTCGTGCTTGGCTACTCTCTTCGGCATATCTCCTCCTTCTGTTGGGCCCCTTCACGATACGTGAGGGGGTTTTCTTGTGTCAACTACAGCTTGCCGTAGTCCAAGGGTGGGTTCATGCTGGCGTAGGAAACCAGGCAGGTCTCGCACAGCCAGTTCGGATCTGATGTGTAATGGGCAAAATAAGCCTTAGCCAACTCTAGGTGTGCAGCACAGAGGAAAGCTATATCCCCGCAAGGCTTGTGCCCCTTGGCCCAGTGCGTTGCGACATGTGGGCACGGAGTCTCCCCGTCTGGGAGGTACCCCTCGCAGGACACCTCGGGGACGACCAGCTCCTCGGTGGAGTTATCGGCTAGGGCATCGGTGGACACGTGATCACCTCTTCATGCTTGTCGCATACGTACCGGGATTTGCAGTGCAGGAAGGCATCTAGCACACACCAGACACTCCGGCAGCCGCATGTTGTCAACCTCACCGCAGCGTCACCCCCGGACCGTACCTCTCGACCATGCCCCGAAGCCATTCGACGCCCGGGGGATTGCTCGAGTGCACGTGCACCCGGCCTGGCCAGTGATCGTGCTCAGCCATCCACAGCACCACCGGCCGAGTGGTGTCGTCCCCACCGAGGTCGTGGTCAAGCGAGATCGCCTCGAAGTCACGTCCGGAGTACGCGGCGACGTCGATGAGCCACAGCGCTTCGTCAGATGTCTTCGCCCACGCCCAGCCTTCCGGTGGTGTTCGGATGTCGTCAACCCAGAGTTTCATCGTCTTCCTCCTTCCCAAACATCATGACACTGTCGTACGGATTGGACATCTGGATCACACGCTCCACGATGTACATGGGCACCGCGAACGAGATCCGGAGCAGCGCGGTGATCATTCGAAACCGGGGAGGTAGACGATCTTGTTGTCCACGATGCAGTCGATGCGCGTCGACCACCCGCTGCCGGTCTCGGCCAGGAATCCTCCACGGTCGGCGCAGGCCTGGCGGAATCGATCCTCCTGGGAGTTCTCCTCCGCGATGCCTGCCATCACTGCGGCGAACACGCCGATCGCCAGCAGAGGGAAGAGCAGGAAGAACAGGATGTCGTCGTCCATCACGGCCTCGTCTCGATGCCACGGAGGGCAAGCTCATGCTGGACCGTAAGGACCTGGTCCACGAAGAACTCGAGGTGTCCGACGGCGTCAGACAGGGCCTTGAGGGTCTGCAGCATATCGCTCTCCACCTTGGTCACGCGGTCCTCGAGTCGGGCGTCGTTGGTCAGCCGGTCCCGGTAGTTGTACAGGCGGTTTTTGATGACGCCACCGGGGAGTGTGCTGAGCACCTCGTCAAGCATCTCGAGCTCGGCCTTGTCCTTGTCGTTCATCGTGTCCTCCGTTTCGCTATGGGCTGCTCGATCAGCAGTCCCTCGTCGTACAGCACCTCGGCGACCATCTGGCACTCCTTGAACAACAAGAGGCGACCAACATAGGGGTGCGCGTCATAGATGGCCTGTGCTGCGTTGTCTATCGTGTTCTGTCGATTCACAGGTACTCCTTCAGTTTCGAGTCACGCTCGACCGACATTTCGAACAGCTGCTCGCTGTGCCGTAGTGCGCCCTTGGTCTGGCAGGTGACGTGGTAGGCCTCGAGCAGTTCCTCGTACAACTCACCCTCGATCGGCGCACCGGCCATCTTCCACGCCTCGGCCAGTCGTGCGTGCTTCAGGACAGCTGCGTCATCGGCTCGCTGTGCGGTCTCTCGACGGACCCGATCCTTTTGCACCGACCGACGAGACATGAGCTTCGCTTGCTTCTGATCCTGCTCCGCCAGCAGCTCCGAGCGCGGCCTTCCGAACAGTTCGTACATACTCGCCATAGTCTCCCCTTCCTCTGTGCTTGGGATCCGGCCCCAGTCCTGCCTCCCACAACCTCTGTCGTACCGTGTTCAAGCTGCAACCCAGCATCATGGATGTCTGCCGCTGGGATATGCCGAGAGTGATATGGGATACCACATCCTCGACCGTGACATCCGACCGCCTGTGTGCGCCCACCTGAGGTGGAATCACATCTCGAGTGTACGACCAAATCGTCTGGTGCGATAGACCCACATCCCGGGCGATGTCTGCGACCCGTTCACCGGCCTGCACCCGCGCTCGCCACGCCTGCACCCGCTCAGGCGTGGCGATCCGCTCACGAGCCACTGAGTTCCACGTGGCGCAGGTCGGGGTTGCGCCCACCGAGGTCGGGATCACCGAGCTCGTGAAGCTGAGACAGGTCCTCGAACCACTCACCCGTGAACTCGTTCTGCCATGCCCACCGCACACTGTGGTAGTCCAGCCACTTGGTGTACTCGCGGACGATCCACGCATGGAGGTCGCCGCAGTTGCCGTAGCCTAGCTCCCGACCCGGTTCGTGGGGCCAGTCGACGCCTTCGTAGTCCCGGCCGTATCCGTACGCGGTGTCGATGTCGACATTGACGTACCCGGCCGGGGTGTAGCTGACCTCCCGGATGTCGGCGGGCACCAACAGCCGAGGGTCGTCCTTGTCTGTGGTGTAGTACTCATCCTCGAGGTCGATCAGTTGACCCTTGTTGTGCCGGACGATGAGCCACGCACAGAGGCCTTGACCTGGCTCTGCGGCGATCGAGTAGTCGGTGTCCCAGTCGAACCTCGAGTCCTCGGGGGTGCGGATCTTCCATCGGAACCCCTCGTCCGCCCCGATCAGCTTGGCCACGTGCATGAAAGCCAAGTTGGGGTCGATGGGGTCGAGTGCTCGGATGTTGGTCGAGAGTGTCATTTGTGTTCTCCGTTCAGTCGTAGTGGTGGTCGTCGGCGAGCAGGATGAGCTCGTACACGCCTTGGTCGTTCGGCTCGAGCCCGAGAATGCAGGGCCCGGTGTCACCGTAGTCGGCGTAGTAGATCAATTCCTCGCCTTGGACCTTGTACTCGCCGCCCTTCCACCCATGGATCGGGTCACCGATGCTCGCTCGGTATCGCGCGGCCAGGTCACCAGCCTTGCGGAATCCGCCCCGGAGGTCCTTGGTGGCGTTGCGTTCGTAGTACCCGCGATACGAGTGCACGCACCCGTCCAGTCCGCGAACTGGGGCGTCGTACGGGAGCATCTCCAGCCCAGCGATCAGGTCATTGAGGGTCCGCCTCTGGTACGTCTTCACCATGCCACCTCTTCCGATTTGATCGACCATGAATCGTGCAGGATGCGAAGTAGCTTGTACTCCACCGACTTCGAGTCTTGCGACAGTGCGTAATCCTCGATTGCCTGCTTGAGCCAGTTGAGTTGAGCTTCCCTCTCGGCGTGGTAGTTGTCGAGGGACCTCTGTGTTGCCTGTGCGTCCGAGATCTGCTGCCGGATGATGGCTCCGTACAGTTCCGACTGGAAGATCTTCTCCCCGTGCCCTTCTTCAGTGTCCATCACTTCTCCTTCTGTTGGTCTTCGATGGCGCGGCGACGAACCCCTGCTCGACCACCCCGGCGCTTGTGCTTACCCTGGGGGATGGGTTGTGCCGCATTCGATCTGCGCAGTTCCTGATACTTCCGGACGATCGGGTTGGTCTCCTTCTTCGCCATGTGCGGCACCTCCCTTCTTGATCGATAGGAACTCGTTCATCATTTGGATGTGTTCAGCGTAGGTGAACATCGTACTAGATGAACACCATCCACTGCCGGTGGCGGCGGACCTGCTTGGCGTCGAACTTGATCGGCCCGGGCCCCTGGCCGTAGTCGAACTGGTCCACGAAGTCACTGACGCGACGCGGGAAGATGTAGTAGGCGCGCGAACTGACCCGGTCGACGATGATCTCCTCATTGTTCACCATCACGTCCCTCACGCCAGGTTTGCGCAGGATGGCCAGGGCGATGGGGCACCGGTCAGTCTCGCACGCCACGCCCTTCTCGATGTCCTCGGCGGTGACCTCGACGATCATTCTTCCTCCGTCCAGACCCGGAGACCGGGGTAGTCGCCGACGATGTCGCGGATGAATTCCTCGATGTACACGGCTGCGTTTTCCGCCCGCCCAGAGTCTCCGATATCGGCACAGAGGACGACATCCCCGTGGTCCTGGCTGGTTGCCCAGATGGTGTAGCTCATGCCTTGTCTCCCTTCGATTCTGCTGCGATGGCCAGCTGTTCGGCGGTGTACTCGACCCAGTCCCAGTAGCCCTGTCGGGTGTCGCCGTTGGCCACCTGCTCCTGCCAATCACTGACGGGGAAGTTGGGGTTCTCGTCCCAGTGTCCGAACATCACCAATCCTCCTCGTCCTCGTTCTCCTGCAGCCACGGGTTGGTGCACTCACCGAGGTAGTGATACAACCCGCACGGTCCGCAGTAGTGGGTGTCGTCGGGGTCCAACCAGTTGGTGGTCACTGGGACACCAGCTCGATGAGGCCAGCCTTGGTGAGCTTCCCGTAGCCCTTCAGTCCGAGGGACTTGGCCAAGGCTCGCAGCTCGTCTCGGGTGAGCTTGGCGATGGTCTCGGTTGCGAGCTTGTCGTCAACGTCGACCGGCTTGGCCAAGTGCTCCCACGCCGTCCAGATGCCCGTGCCGATCTGCCGACGGCGGACCTTGTTGCCGCGCTCTTTGGCGATGACCCAGGTGCCGAAGTTGGGGTCGGTTGCGGTGATGCTCATAGTTGTTGTCTCCGTTTCTTTACGTGCTCGAAGCAGGTGATGGTCAGGGTGCCACCGGTGATGGTGACGTTGGGTTCCCCTGTGTTGTAGTCGTATTCAGTGTAGGTGGTGAGGTCGACGACACAACCACAGTCGAGTTCGACGGTCACGACTCAGACGCCGACCGAGTGGTACCGCGCGCCGAGCTTGTAGAGCGCACTCTCGATGCTGTCGGTGACCTCGGCCCCCTTCGGTGCCGCGATGAGGAAATCTTTATCGGCGGTGTACCAGACGTGCGCCGTGCGGACATCCACGTTGGCCCTGTTGAACAGATCGTTGTTGATCCATGCAACCATCGTCTCTTTGTTGAGCTTGCGCTGCAGGGGATTGAGGTTGGACGGGGTCAGTTCTTCGATGTTTGCCATGGTTTCATCCTCTCAGGTTCTTCATGCCGCACTGGTCGCAGGACCCGGCGGTCACTTCGTGCAGCCCGCCGGATCGCAGGTCGGCACACGGGGTTTCGATGCCGGGAAGGTAGTACTTCTCCCACATGTGGATCATGGTGCCGACGTTGTCGCCTTCGTAGTTCTCGTACGCTTCGACGAATTCGCTGAGCGTGGCCACTACCGATCCACCTCGTTCGAAACCTTACAGAAGATCGGCAACTCGAACCAGTCGAGTTCGGTGTACCCGAACACCTCATCGATCGCTTCCAGGCTCCGCTGATAGCTGATGTCCATGGTCACTGCCCCCCGACGATGTAGCCGAGCAGGTTGGACGTGGCTTCACCCCGCCCGGCCTCGGTGACCAGATAGGCGTCGACCACCGCGACCACGTGCTGATCCCCGCTGTCGTTCGCGGTGAGTTCCAGCGCCTCGGTTGGGGACTTCGCTGCGATCTCCGCCCATGCGCCGCCGAGGTAGAAGATGCGGTACAGGGTGGACACGTACGGCTCCCCTGCCTGGATGGCGGGCTGCTCGTGGTCGAGCTTCCAGTGCTCATCCTGGTCGTAGCTGTCGAGTGCGCGGTAGGTGCACTCGGGGCAGTCGAGGTAGTTGGTCATCTCATTCTCCATCTGTTGTGGTGTGATGTTGAGTCTAGTTGTTGTGATGCTGGGAGTCAATACCCTAGTAGCAGGCGTCTCCGTGGGGCGCTACCGCCGTGTGTCGGGTGCCATCCTTCAGGATGACTTCCACGCTGTTGTCCATGTAGTGCTGGATGTCGACCACGGTGGAAGTGTGGCGCTCCCACTGGTCATAGCACAGCGTGCACGACCGATCATTGTTGGGCGAGCACTCCCGGCCCTTCAGGAAACCGAGGTCCCGATGTCCGACCGGTCCGGGGAACTGACGGGCCCAGTAGTCGGCTTTCGAGGTGAGTCGCGAGTAGGTGTAGGTGTCGCCGATCTTGATTGCCATGGTGTGTCCTCCGGTTGGTTGAGTTGAGGGGTTGAGTGCCTGCCCACGGGGTTGAACCGTGGGCCGCTGCCGGGTCAGCTCAGGCGTCGTGCTGTGCGCGTTCGGGCGTCTTCGATGGGGGAGAAGTAGTACGCCTGCTTCAGTTCGGGGTCCAGGTCGTCCCAGTCATCCGGATCGCCGCCCATGCTCAGGAACCGCCAGGATGCCGCGACATCCTCTGATGTCATCTCGCCGCTCACCCGTACACCACCTTGCCGAATAGGCCCAGCTGCACGATGGCATCGGCGTCGGCAGCGTCGTAGTCACCCTCGTCGCCGTCGGTGTCCGACAGTTGCGCGAACCGTTGCTGAGTTGAGCCGTGATAGTCCGGCCGATACCCGTTGTTGATGTAGCTGCACGACGGGTGCCGCATCATGGCTAGACCACGCTCGATGGTGGCCAGGGTGACGAGACGCTCACGGTTGTCATCGTACGGCGTCACCCTATACCCCACCGTGATGTAGTCGAGAATGTAGTCATCCGGGGCATCCTCGACCACGGGCAGATCCACCGTTGCCCAATAGTTGAGTTCCGCCGTGATGAGGATGTCAGACAGGAACGCCTTGCGCTTGTCGGTGTAACCCTTGTCGGTTTCCGACAGATGTACCGTCATGTTTACTTGTCTCCTGTGATCTGGACACCGGTGATGTCCTGGTAGGCGTAGTCATAGCAGAGTTGGGCGGACCGGAGTGCCTCGTCGGCGATGTCGAAACGCCCGGCACGTTGGGCGCGCTCGGCTTTCTCCTCCCACTTGAGTGCCCGCTGGTAGTAGTCGACGGGTTGCGGCGTGGCCATGTAGGGTTGTCCCTCGTCTCCGATGTTGAGCATGTCAGCGCGCGAGCTTCATGTAGGAATGCAGCGCAACCGGGTTGTTGGACTGGACGACCGCGCGGAAGGCCAGCAGAACCTGCAGGGCGTACGGGTTGTTGTTGCGAAACATCGAGCCCGTGGTGGGATCGATGGCCCACCGACTCACGTTCGCTTTGGTGAGGTTGACCTTCGGTGCCTTAGTGAGGTTGACCATTGTTTTCTCCGATTCTGTGAGTTGGGCAGTTCCCCTGCCCGTGTGTTCAGTCTAGTTGATGCTGATACTGGGAGTCAATACCCTAGAACCACTGGATATTTAGATCGTCCTTGCGTGTGGTCTGGCAGTTGAGACACACCAACCTCACACCGTCGCCGTCGTCAGTCATCCAATCCTCGCCAGCGTGGATGGTCCCATCGTCGTCGATTGACACAGACCAGTATCGGCTGTATCCCGATTCCACTAGCTGCCAATCGTGGTCGCATGTTGTGTTGCTCACAGCGCACCTGCCAAGTCGTCGATTGACACATGCTCAGGCATGCTGTCAATGCTGCCGCTGACATAGGCGTCTCGGCATGCCCACCAAGCATCGTCTAGCGCTCGGTTCCATCGCGACCAATCATCTGGCCATGCCCCGGTGAACGGTTCTGCCGCTGACTCCCATTGTTGTATCGCCTTCCGCGTGGCAGACACAACAGCGCTGAAGCGTTTGACCGGATCACTGACACGCGTTGCACGCGTGAGGTTGGCCTTTTGCTGGGAGTATAGAGTACGTGCCATTTGCCTTACCCGATTCTGTGAGTTGAGTTGTGAGTGAGTTGGGGACTACTGGCCAAGAATGACGCGCTTTTTGGCCAACGGTTGCGCGTTTCGTTTTTCGGCGCGGCGGCGCTTACGTTCGATTGTGATCGCGCGCTGTTGTGCCTTGTTGAGATTGGACATCGTTCTACTCACTTTCATGGTGGACGTGGAAGTGTTCTGTTACTGCCACGTGTTGGGTTGTGTCGCCGAATAGAGACACATGGAAATACGTGTGAGTCACTAGGTAAGCGTACTCATCGCGCGCGTCGGATAGTTCAGTGAAATACTCCACATAGGTATCGGTGGCCACACAATACACGTTCATAGCGGGTCATCGCCTAGAATCGATCGGGGTAACGTGATCCGACGTGCCGCGTAATTGAGTTGCGACCATCGTAGTATGCCAACTGGCCACGTTCGATAGCGGCGGTGTGTGCCTTGTGTTGGTCGGCGAACGTTTCGACGACATCCAAGTACACGTAACCGTTGTGTATCCAAGTCCCCAGGAACAAACCCGCCAACCATTGTTTGCGGTGAGTGTCCAGGTACTTGTCGACATCCGCGCGAACTGCCCAACGATCGTACGTTGTGATGCCAGACAGTTCGGTGCGCGTTTCGAGAGACTTGGATACTGCCACGACGAATAGAGCTGAGATGTCCACGTGTCCGCCCGTTGCGGGGGAGAACGTGCCGCCCCCGTCCATCAGCGTATCCCGCGCGATACGTGCCGCCATATCGACGGTTGTTGAATTCCGCATGTCCAATCCCCTTAGAATGGTGCGACTGTATCGGACAGTCGTGCGTTACGTTGTTGTGTGTGAGCCGCAACCCAAGTAATCGCTTGAATCTCACTCGGTTCTACCCCGACGATAGCGGCCGCGCGACGGTAAGCATCGCTGAGACCAGCATATACCCCGACACGCTTGATACGTTCGGGATTGGACATACCCGCGATACGCATAGCCCACGAATCAATGGTCACGTAATGAGTGTCACCTAGGATATTGTGGGCAAACGCGTGAGTCTTTATACCGGGAGTCATGTCCGCTAGGGGAGTCTCGGACCAGTACAGAGCACGGTACGCGCGTTTCCATGATGCATACATACAACCACTACGGGCACCGGCCGCGCGATTGTTGGGAGTCTCGTCATAGCGTGAGTCAGGTTCTGCCAAGGCAAGCGCATATGCTACGTTGTCCTCCCACGACATTTGTGGTGATAGGTGAGCTATCGCTACTGCGGCCGATTCGATGCTCCGACCGCTGATATCTGCCACGACTTCCGCAACCATACGCGCGTCTTTATACCAGACCATACCAGCCATAATATCGTCGGTTGTTGCGCGTGAGTACATGTCGAGGATGTTCGCGACCATCGCGCGCGAACCGATACCCGCTTGCTTGTGTAGTGGCTTGTGAGTCATGGCAGAAAACCCTTCGCTGTGTTGGGGACTACATTACGCGTGTCAGTAGTGAGTTGCAATAGCCTTCGCCGGATCGATTAGGTAGGCGTGGCAAAAAGCTACTTGGTCATCAGGAAAGCGATGGTTGGCAGTTGTGTACTCGACTTGTCCAATCGTATCGGCCACGTACAACCGTATGGCAGACTCACTCACTCCCAATCCGCGTAGAGTTGGGATATGGTGGCGTGTCTGGACATGAGTTTCACCTACCGGGGTAAAGTCCAGCCCGTGCAACAAATGTCCATCCAAGTCATGCCAGAACCGAAACGCGTAGTTTGTTTCGTGATCGGGATAGATGGTTGCATCACTTCCGCCGGACCATACGGTAAGCGTGTCCGATTGGGCCCGGTAGTGCTCGCACAACGTTTCGTACGTGTTGGGGGCATCGTCGGCGATGGACAACGTTCGGCCGGTACGTGCGCTCGCACGCCTAGCGAGAACTGTCACAGCGCGCGCTAGTTCAGTCGACGCACGTTCGAATTCGATGTCAATCATTTTTCGATCCTCTCACAATTTGGGGAGTACTGGCAACCGTGGCGCGCGTACCGGGTGGCCGATACGCGACCATGGTTGTCAGTGACCCGTGTGCATAGGGACCATTATGCCCCTGACATGCGGATATCTGGTAGTGGGAGTCATGCCCTAGGGGAATTGTTACGCAACTGTGACCATTGCAGAGAACAGGGTATCCCTATGTCCTACCCCTAGGGTGAAACGTCACTGTGACTAATACATGTATACGTATACTAGCTACCCATGGGTAGGGTAGGGTAGGGTACCCTACCCATGGCCGTGCCTATGGTACGGACGTACCAACAATCATCTACCTATTTAGAATTAAACATCTAACTATTTAAGATTGAACATCTAACTAATTGAATGGCACTATCGTACCAGTAAGGGCACCCTAACTAGTACGCCTGTACCATACTGCAGGCGTACCCCATGGGGGTATCGGCTCGGAATGGTACGCGCGTACCAAACCCGCTCGAGGGTACCCCCTAGGGGTATCGGCTCGGAATGGTACGGCCGTACAACTTAGGCAACCCTAACTAGTACGATCGTGCCAAACCTCGGGCACGGGTACCCCTGGGGGGTATGCGCCATACCCTAGGGGGGTACCGGTATCGGCGAGAATTGGTACGCGCGTACAACTTAGGTCACCCTAACTAGTACGATCGTGCCAGAATCTGGCGGGGGTACCCCATGGGGGTATGCCCGTTTGGCACGGCCGTACCAAAACCCGAAAGTCGGTGCCGCCCAACGTCTTTCGCGGCCGACCGCCAAAACCGTTGCGGCGCTTGCCAACCCCCCTCCCCGGGGGTCGCCGCCGCGCGAAGCTC